ATACCTTTAAGCGCACGTTTAAAGCCGTAAACCTCTGTATTTTCAAATTTCATTTTATGTATTCTCCTTATTTATATATCTTTAAAAATGCTATGTATAATAGCCAAAATGCCTATTATCCAAATTGGACTAAGTACCCATAACCATGACCACTGTATTAACCCAAGTATTTTCAGGACAATAAACATTATTGCCAATACATCTAAAATTCCCATTCTTCCGCCTCCATCTTTTTATCTGCTCTTTTCTTCGTTTGTATTTTCTACATCTTCTATCATTACTTCCGTTTCTAATTTCAATAGCCACTCATTAATTGTTTCTCTTAGAATCTTGTAAATATTTTGATTACCTATGCTACCAGAATGTTGTGCGTTAAAATCTTTGACAATTTGCTTTATATTATTAGACAAGCCACATCCTATCTTTGTGCCTGGATATTCTGTTGAGATACTTATTATTTGATTGGGGAAACCTACCCCCTCTAAAGACTGTGTAATTATTCCATTAAAGCCTATTTCTACTGAATATTTCATATAATATATTCTCCTTTCTTTGAAACGAAAGTTTCGTTTTGCATTATTTAATCTTCAATTTTCACATTAAACTTTTCAGCCATGATCTTCTCCAATTTGGACACAATTAAATCAGAGCTTCTAATCATTTGCCCAAACCCATCTAACGGAATTCCTTTTAGTTCTATCTTACTAGTATTTATAACATCTTGTAATATTTGCGCATATTTTATTTTTTCTATTTCTTCATTATAATTATCAGGAAGTATTTTGTTTATTTGAAATTTAAAGCAAGAGTCTCCCCATTTATGAAAAACACATACAAATTCCTCGCCTTTATAACCGGCATCTTCTTTTGTCAGATGCTCAAATGTACAATTAGGAAGTGATTGTGCATTGATTTCGCCTTCTATAATCACTCTCTCAAGCGGTGTATAAGTTTTATCATCACTGTAACTATATTCTTTAATGCTACAATTAATATGACGAAAACAATATTCTTCAGCTTTCTTCTTCTCCTTGAATACGGCTTTTATTTCATTCATTGCATGGCTCGGATGAAGTCCCATAACCACATAAACTTTTTTCATATTTAGATGTTCTCCTTCTGTCATAATATTTCTACCACAATTCCAAAGATATTGTTTTTATTAATTGTTCCATTCACATGTCCATGGTTGTTAGATATTTGATAACTAACACCATTTTTGATAGCAGAGATTTTATGTAAATAATAATTGCCCTTGACCTTACATAATACAATATCATTTTTCTTTAGTGGTGTATCTTTTGTTACTGGTCTACAAATTACAGGCTGACCAGATTTAAGAATGGGAGTCATAGATTGTCCATATCCAACAACTTTACAAATTTCACCGTTCTTTAAGTGCTCTGCCGTAATTGCATTTTCTTTTCCCTCAAAATCGTAATTCATTATTTGTTGAATTCCTCCTCTTTTATAGCTTTGAAACCGAACTTTCATTTGTTTTACAACCAACTGATACTACAGATTTTAGGAACTAACGATATCAAGTCGATTTTATAACCAAGTTCTTTTAATTTTTTGTATGTTTTACCATCTAAATCGTCTTTATATTCAATAGCAAAATCCCCATCAGTAATTGCATTTGTAATCTTTTGTGAAATATCCGATAGTTGTTGACTATTGAAATTTTTAATACTTTCTTTCGTCATCCGCTTTGCTTCTTGTGCTGACCACAAAATATCTGATGATATTAAATTATCCATATTAATATTCTCCTTCTATTTTTATTTTACAAATTCATAATATCCCTTATCAAAATACATAAAATCAATAATGACATCTTGTATATTAGCTGTGTCACATTCCATATATTCTCCGTATAGATATTCCAATGTGTTGTCTTTTTGAAGTAGGTCATTATAATAATCATTCCATTCTTCATCATTACAGCCAACGAAAAAATCAATGATCTCGTCCTTAATGCAATATTCATATGCATAAGCTGATAATAATTCACGTTTTGGCAAGTCGGAGTTAGCGACCAAATCACTAACCCAACTCTCCATTTCTTTATATAATTTCTCCCTTAATTTATCCATTTCAATTCACTCTTTCCTTTATATCCTTTCTCAAACTCAAACCACGCATAAGCCACCGCACTACCACCGCCAGCTTTCATCTCATCAAACATTGCGTTCTTTGCACAAAGAATTCGGCTGCTTGATACATAGACACATTTAGGCGGATATTTTTCAAATAATTTTCTACGAGCCTTACCTTCAAGAAACTGTACTTTTAAAAACATAAATACTCTACGACCTTTAGGAATTATCTCCATTGCATGTTCAATAAACTCTTTTGCATATTTATATGGTGGATTAGTTAGTATATCTCCCTCCCAAGTTCCGCTATATGTAAGAAAATTAATTCCGCCTTTGCCATAACCTCTATAAACTAAATCGGTAGAATACACGTCATAACCATAATCTTTTAATCTATCAGATAAATCCCCTCGTCCACAAGCACATTCCCAAATGGGTTTATCAAATGTTACCTTACCATCTCTGATAAGAACATCTATTGCTATAGGGTCAGTTGCATAATAATCTTCATTTTGTCTTTCTTTATCAGTGTGGTTACTTGCACCTAATGTTTTGAAGACACTGTTCTTGTTTCCTGTCCAATCTTTTTCTATTGTATTTTTCAAATCTGATACCTCTTGTCTTTTTATCTTTAATAGTTTGTAATTAATACTTCGCAATCTTTACTTCTGTCAATCTTATGATAGTTACAATTACTGTAATCGCCATTCAAATAATGTACATTATATTTATCTTTCCATTCATCTAAATACGGGTTATCATATTTAAGATTATTGCTGAGAGCAAAGTATATTCCCTTTTGGTTTAGCTCATCTAAATTCATTAATAATGCTTTTTCACGTTCTTCGTTCCAGCCACCTTGTTCGTTGTATGATGCAACACTATTAAAATATGGCGGATCAGCATATACAAAATCGCCTTTCTTCAGTTCATCAAAATTAAACTTTTCAAACGAAATGTTAGAGAAGAAAACATTTTTTTCATGTAAAGTTTCTGAAAATGCAATAAATTTTTGTCGTAAAGACGGATTAAAACTACTTCTATCCTTACCAAATGGCATATTGTATTTTCCATTTTGGTTAAATCGAATTTGATAATTAAACGCATAACAAATCATTGTATAAAACACAATGGGGTTATTATTCTCTTCATTATAATATTCCCTCAATTGATTAAACCCTTCGGCATTTTCCTTTGATAGATTAAACCTATCTATTAATTTGTCAATCTCGGATAACAAGTCGTTAGTATCCTTGTCTTTAAAATATTTTAAAAGTTCTACTACGTGATTTTCTAAATCGTTATAAATAATACGATTGGCATTTACATTAATGCCCACATTAAATCCACCACCAAATAAATCAACAAATGCATCAATCTTCTTTGGAAATAACGGAATAATTTGTGGAAGTAATTTATATTTTCCACCCACATAATTAAGTGGACTTTTTATGTATGTATTTTTCAATTTTGTTCACCTTTAATTAGTACCTGCGCAGGTTTACTCACTGTGAACATTCTTATCCTTTCTTAATGAATTTTTAATTCTTCCATAATAATTTGTTTCGGCAAAAAATTCCAACAGTAATAACTACTACTAAATGTTATTTTATTTTGGATTTCGCCATTATTTTTAAACTTCATTCGTTTATCAAACATTAACAACTGTAAATCTTTATTCTTAAATAATTGTTTTGGGGCAGAATCATTAAGCCATGTATTGCTCATAATTAATGCAAATGGTTTATTGAAACTCAATGCCCTTTCAAATATATGCCTTTTGTTTGTAAATGGCGGATTACTAATAATACAATCCCAATGTTCAGTGGGCTCATATGTATAAAAATCTTGTCCATTGTCAATATGTGTTGCAATTACTTTATTGCCCATTTCTCGTATTTGTTTTACAAATTCACTATCTTCTTTATCAAATGGACACCATATAATTGCATCTTGAGGAATATATTTTAATATTGGTACAACCCCATAGTCTGGAGTCATACACTCATCATTGCTCCCCTTGCTATATAATACTTCTTGACTATTCATTATTTTCTTTAGAATGGTACAATATTGTTATCTTGCAAGAAACCTATATCCTTTCTAAATATTGTTTTGTAGCTACGATAATATATTCTCTATTTGTTCCGGAAATTTTGAGCAGAATTGCTCTATTGAGTTAAAAGTTAAATTTTTGTATTTACTCTATATAATCATCATAAATTGTTATATCATATTTGATATTATGTTTTTTTATCAACCAGCCATAGGAAATATCCTTCTTTCTTGCTCGGTCTATTATAAGTGGAAATTTCAAATTATCAATTAACTGTTGTAAATTTTCAACTTCAATCATAATAAGACGCCAGCTTTCGCTTACGACAATAGGATTAAAGTTTTTTAGCTTATAATATATCCTTAACATTTCTTCTGGGCTATGTCCATAAGCGTTGCCGATGTTATCAAACATTTCATAATTGATTTCTCCATTTCTATGTATTGATGTAATCCATTAAAAAATATAATTCGTTAGTTATTCTCATTTCTATATTTTTCAAATTCCTCAATAACTCTATTTGCTTTACATGTTTCAGGATATTCATTTAAGTAACATGCATCGCAACTTGCTGGCGCGTCTCTTATGCAATCACACAATATCTCAATCACATCAATAGCATCATATATCAAATCAGTATCCATTTACATCAATTCCTGCATATCTTCATCTGAAATCTCTTTGTAGTCTACTTCATGTCCAAGATATCTTAGTAGTTCTACCCATTCTTCTTTAGAAATTTGATGATTGCATGTTTTAAAATCTCCACATTGAAGAATTGACCAATCATCAGACTCGTTTGTTGTAAATTTTATTTTGTTATCTTTCATAATGTTATTCTCCTTTATTTTATCTAAGTTCAATTTCGCCATATCCTAAAGTATTATCAATAAACAATTTATGTCCTGTATAGGTATTTGTATTATCTTTATCTAACTTAAGTTTATATCCCATTGTTACACGTTGATAACTCATTAAATATTCGTCCGCTCTTAAACTTGGAACAATTCTACAGCCACCTTTTCCGCCGATTTTAATATCAAATGGAATAAGCTTGGTTTTATTATTTTTGTCGATTGTGCTAATTCTAATGGAGTCTAAAATAATATTTTTATATGTACTATAATCTACATCACAAAAGTCTCCCGTAAATCTTGTAAGACTTGGAACTATAACAAGTTCTTGTTTTTCATCTATTATTTCACTTTTGGGGTTATCAAATCCTAAAATACCTTTATCAAGTAACATATTCAAATATTTAATTGTGTTGACTTGCACATATAAATCGCGTTCCTGTTCAATATCCTTAATTTTATAAAATTCGTTGAATATATAATCTTTACAGCCAAAATATGTTGTAAACCCACAAATAATTTTATTACTTTTCTCATTAAAAGCTATCCGGAATTGAGAATAATCATCATATTTATCATTATCAAAATTACAACCTTCAAAATGTTCCCACCATACACCATCCTTCAAAACTATCTTATGACGTAAATACTTTTTCAGTTCTTCCCAATTCAATATCTTTAATTTTTCGATGTTCGATGGGGTTAAATTGTATTTGTTTGGATATTTCTTTATTAAATTAAAATCTATGTAGCCATTCATATCTATCTCTCCTCTTAAATGTGTGATTTTAATACTAATCATCACAAAAGATCTTTAAACTTTTTGCTTCCTCTAAATCTATCCCTATAATATGACTAACCTTGTTGATTGCAAGAGCAAATCCACGATTGTAACCAGCATTAAACCAGTCATTGGGAGACTTTTCAGACTGTTCTTTATTTTTATTGATGAAATATTGAGCACAAAAATAATTTTGTTTTAACCATTTCTTCAATTTTACTTCAGTTTCTTTATCCATTGGTCTATTCTCCTCTCATACAAGAGTTCCTTCCCATTTTCCATTTCTGATTAACATATCTATAAATTCATTCGGGTCATTACCTGCCGCTTTTACTTGCTTTATTGCTTTTTGCAATGATATTCTCTCAGTAATTATTAATCCATTTGTTGTTTCTTCTATGTTGTACCTATCTTGAAATACAATTTTTATAGGCTTCTCTACGTTCGGAATTACAAATATTCTGTTATTTTTGTCTTTAATTACTTTCATCTTTTACTCCTTCAAAACGATTCCACCACATTTGAAACTCACATTTCAATCATTCTTCTCTAATATAAATAATTTTTCAATCGCCTTATCACCAACTGTTCTATCTGACTTCTGTAAAACCTTGCGTTCTTTTTGCCAAATACATTTAAAATCATCCGGCATAGAATATTCACTAATTATTACTATATTATTCTCTGAAAGCTTACGAAGGAAATCATAAAAAGAATTGTAGTCAATAAACTGCTTAGAATATTGTTTTGTCCCCTTATATGGTGGATCGAAATAAAATAGACAATTTTTATACTCTTCAAAATCCTTATAATCGCAACATTTAATATTAATAGCTTTTAACTGTGCGGAATCTTCTTTTAAATTTTTCAATCTTTCAGCATATATATTTCTCTTGCCTGTTTTATCTCTCCCATAGCCGCCATCAAAATATCGTCCCCCATAACTTGCACAATAGCCGATTAATGCTATATATTCCTTGGAATATTTATTTGTTCCTTTTTTTCTATTTTCTCTTACGTCCGCATAATGTTCAAACGAACAATTTGCAGGTGCAATAGACAAATCATTATCACTTTTTATGTATTGAAGCAATGAAATCAATTCATCATTTATATCTGATGCTATACGATTATCACATCTGATTTGTTTTATTATCGAACAACTGCCACACATAGGCTCTATATAAGTTGTAATATTATTCTCATCAATGTATTTTTGAATAATTGGCACTAAAAATTTTGCTAATCTACTTTTACTTCCTTGATATACCATTTAACTACTCGGAGTAAGGAATTCCTTTTTGTGTACACGAACCTCCGCTCCTTTCATTATTTAATATTCTAATTTTATCTTCGATTTCTTAATTAAATCCAAAATCTTGTAATATCTTAATCAATAATTTTGTAGTTTCTCTTTTACACTCTTCACATAATTGCATAGATAATCTATGAACATTTCCTTCAATACAAATTTTTTGTTCATATTCTCCAGGATTATCATAATATCCGTCATCGTATTCTTCCGAATCACAAATATGTTTACCACATTTATCACAAGTGATTTTGTGGATATTATATTGATATTGCGCTGTTTTAGTTTCAATTATTTCTGCCGTAATATATTCTCCTTTCTAAACAATGGTTTCATTTGTAATCTCATTCGTCATCTTGCTCCATTGGATAAATATTGCCGTCTTCCGTAACATAATACATTTTAAAGTAAACGCCGCAATCTTTATCAACAGAGACAAGAATTATCTTTACTGGTTTCTCACCTTCAAAGTCATCTGAAATTTTAATTCCCACGTGGTTAATATCTAAAACTGTAACCGATACATTATTTGAATTCTCGCATGCTGCCGGTAGAGTCATCTTGTTTTTATTTTTCTTCATATTTAATATTCTCCTAACACTAACTCAATATTATTAATAAAATTTTCATTGCCGGTTTCTTTCGTCCAACAAACATTTGTACCTCGATATTTCACTCTTCCGTCAGACGGAAGAATACCTATATTAATAAGAAGCTTTTTAATTATTTTTGCTTGGTCATCAATGTTTTTGATACAACCTTGTCCATGAATATATGAATTTTTAGGAAGAGAAATGTAAATAGTATTTTCACCCACATTCACTCTCTCAACACATATTCCACATTTCAAAAATGCTCCCAATAATGCTCTAAAAGTTATTTCGTATGGGTTCATACCTTCACCTACTTTTCACTTACAAGTTTGATTTTGTAACCGAGTTTTTCTTCTATTTCAGATAAAGTCATATCCTTTCTTTTGTCACCTACAATCTCAAAATCAATTTTCCCATCTTTAGATACTAAATCTCCAAAACCCAAGTTCATTGTCTCAATATAATATTGTTTCGATATACGTGAAGGATTATTTCGACTACCCAATGTAAGTGACAATCTATTGATGTCCACTGGTAGTTTCAATGTAGTCGTACCTTTGACAAAAGAAGTATCTGTTTCTCCTAAAAATTCTACCTCTAAATAATACATACCGTTTTTGTTTATTAGCTTCAAGTTGCCGATGTCTGTAATTGTTGTAGGTTCTTTTATTTTATCTGTAATTTTATATCCCATTCTTACCTCCATTATGTTCACTCATTTTTAACTACTATATATTGTGTTTATATTTAAATCATTACCTATATATAGTGTAAAAATTCCTTTGAAATCTCAGATTCAACCGTTAGTCATTTTTCGACTTCTAAATTCTTTAAATTTGTCTCATTACCAGTCCATAAACTCATCTTTTGACATTCTTATCATTTGAAATATTATGATAACACCCGATATGTTTAAAATAGGAACAAACATTAGTAGAATAAGAGAAATAAATGATCGAATACACCTAAGATAATATCGAATGTTTTTCTTACCTTCAATCTCGTCTACATATCCATTCCGTTTTAAAACATCTTGCGAAAACATCATAACTCCAAAAAATGTAATCAAACACAATATTGAAAATGCAAAATGCAACTTTAATAACCACATGTATTTATTCTCCTTATAACAATTCTTCTATACTTTTGTTTATTACTTCTTTGACGGCTTTTGTTCTAGATAATTTTTCAGACAATTTATCGGCTGCAATCTTGATGATTTCATCTTTATTCTCGGCTAGAAAATTTTGAATATTATCATCAACCATTTCTTTTAATTTTTGAGTATAATCACAATTTGTAATACTTTTCTTACCAACAAGTGCCTTCATGCAATCGCCTTTTATCTTATTGGTCACTTGCTTTTCTACGCTATTTTCAATGTTTCTTTTTATTTTGTCATCATCTATACTGATTGCAAATTGAACAATATGTTCCATATAATCACCCTTTCTACCAATCGCAATGTAATTTTCTATTGACCTATTCCAAATTTCTTCATTCCAAGTCCTCCATATTATAATTTTTTCTTATATATTCACACAAATCTTCCATTGTTCTTTTAATATACCAATCATTCTTGAATAACTTATTAACTCGGCAAGTACAAGAATATTTTGATCCATATTTTTTGAAGAATTTTAGATTAACACTAATACTCAACAACGGCACTTTAGTAAATCCATCTGTTAGCCACTTCTTAAACCATTCCATAATTACCACCTATATTTTTGTCAAGAGAGTTCTAAGTGGTTCTCTTGTTATATTCTCTTTCGCCCACGAGATATAACTTGGGTCAGTATGTACAACGTCTGTCAACTTTTCACCGTTATGTTTTCCAAAGGTCAACATGTATGTATCAATATCAGACAATTCTTCTTTTGGAATATCTACTCCACCTAAAGTAGAAATAACCTCATCAGAATATATCATATCAAGATTTGACCTGCTTGCTAAATAATCACACATATGTACAAAAAATTGCTCATCATTTTCTGGTTTTGGCAAAACAGTTTTACTTCTTTTGGTAGAAGTCCATTCACCACTATGGCTTTCACATAATCTTGCGATATAGGCTTTCGTTTCAGTATCTATATCGTGCTCAACATTTGTATTCCTCACCCATTCGCCGGCAAGTAGTGGATGTTCATGGACTGTATATCGAGAGCCGTTCAATCCGCACTTGATTGCATCATGAAAAATTGGAGTGCAACGTAAGCAGTCTCTTTGTCTTTCATGTGTTTTTTCTTTTACATACTCCAACCCAAGTATATAATTCATAACTTCTGCAAACATAAGAATATGAAAAATCTGTCCATGAGGTTGACACTGTGTTTTATTGTGATACTTAAATGATGTACTACTTGGAATTGTAAAGATATAATCTGGAATTTCCTTAATCATATCTGTACAGTAGCTTTTTATTTCCTCTGTTTCAAATTTATTTAATAGATTTTCAAAAACTTTTATCTTGTCCATTTATCCCTCCAAAATTTTCTTTAAATTATCATAACCTCATTCGCCCATATAATTATTCTCTGTTTGAGATTTAAGCCAAGTATTTCTATGATTATGACTTGTACGGATGCATTGTAAAAATGCACTTGGTTCTGCTAACAGCAAACATCTCTTTTTTGCTCGTGTAAGTAATGTATATAACATACAATTATCCAAAAGTTGATGGTGTGTATTATCAATAATGCCAATGACCGTTTTTCGACCAGCTCCTTGTAACTTATGTACAGTCATTGCATATGCTAAAGATAGCGAAGTTAATTCTTTTTTAGTGTATTCAATGAGTTTGTCATGTCCGCATATATCCGAATATGTTACAACACAATATTCTTCTTTTTTCTTCTTGGATTCATATCTTTCACCAATTTGAGTTATATAGCCGATTTCACCGTTGAAAACATTTTTATCATAGTCATTAACTGTTTGCATAACTTTTGCCCCAAGCTTAAAATTAGTTTCAAATCCTTCAATACTTTGTTGTACGTCTCCTAATAATTCATTTTGAATGACCTTATTTATTTCGTTTGTACTATTTAAGCAATCCTTTCTACGAGGAACTGCAATAACAACATTGTCAATCCCATCTGTTTCTACCGACTTGAGAAATGTTTTAATTGCAATATTAAAAAGTGACTGCCTATTTGAACGAAACATATAATACATATCTTGTAATTCACCATGGATAATGCGAGGTTGTAATTTCTCTGATATGGGATTAATATTCTCACGAATTTTGTTAGCATCTACAAGAATACCTGATTTTTCAGCTTGTCTCATAGGTTTTATAAGCTTACTTACAATAGAATCATCAAACATTTCAACTAAATCGGAGAACACGTTTCCAAACCCTATGGGCGGTAATTGTTTGTGGTCTCCTGAAATAATAATCCTTGTATTGTCACCTATCGCCTCAAGCCAATGTAAAAACAAACTGGCATTTACCATACTTCCTTCATCAAGAAATGCGACATCAGTAATTAAATGATTATCCATGTCATAAGTAAATTTGTTTAAGCCTTGACAACCAAGCGTTCTATGAATTGTCATCGCAGGGAACTCTGTTGCTTCTGTAATTCTTTGAGCTGCCATTGCCGATAAGGCTGAAGCAGTTATCATATAATTATTCTCCGTATATGCTTTTACAATTGCTCGCATAATTGATGTTTTTCCTGTGCCTGCCTTACCAGTTATTAAACTGACTGTTCTATGTAGACTCTTATGAATTGTGTCCAATTGTTCGACTACATAATTAAAACCTTGCTCTTCCTCTGCGTGTTTTATTGCCAATTCGATAGCTGTATCAGAAATATTAATCGTAGTATCAACCTTTGACTTGTCAAGAATTAATTGATAGATTTGTTGTTCAATATCATAATAGTATTTTAGACCGATACGTCCATTGACAATATGAAGAAAGTTATTATTTTCAAAAAGCCAATCAACTTTATCACTACATTCGTAAACATTGTTGCTAATCGCAGTTCTCAGGATTTTTTCAGAACACCATGTATGTCCCTTACTTTCGCCTAAATCCTTAAAGTAATATTGAATAAATGATACCAATCTTTGCGTTGAATCAATTAATTCTGGTTTTAATTTCAATGCCAAATCATCGACACGTTTGAATCCTAAATTGTCCACACGAGTTAAAACCCATGGGTTTTTTTCAATTTCTCTCTTTAATAATACTGGATTTGGTTCGTCAGACAGGAGTTTCTTAATCATCGTATATGTAACTCCTAATGGTTTAAGAAGCATAAGAATATCAGAAATCAGATAATTATTGATTATTTTTTCTTTAACTTTGTTCCAAGTAATTTCTCTAACTCCTTTAATTTTCGAATAATCTATTTCTTTTAGTGTTCCATTTGCAACATCATTTACTAAGTTGGGGTACTCGTTGATAAGGTTTTCTGCCATCCACTCTGGGATTATTGTTTTAAGAAATAATAATTGCATTTCTTTTGTTTGTGGAACTAAAGCATATATTGATAATGGTTTATATTGATGACCATATTGCTTATTATATTCATATTTTGCTTTAATTTGATATTCTCCACCAATAGATAACTGTTGCATCTTACCAACAATGTTACAAAATTTCTTTTTTTCTTCCGAATTATCGAACTTATTTGCTTCACCGTTGGTAAAAAACGGTATATCATCTTCTGTATATGCAATATAAGTTCCCCAAGTTGTATCATCATTATAATATTTTTCATATGTTACAACAATTTTAAATTCGTAAATATTATCATCAGACAATCAACTTACCTCTCTTTCTTTTTCTATGTCCTCGACATATAGGAAAATGTATCCTTGACATGTTTTATTCACTCTTGTACAGCACTTTGATATTGCACTTTTTGAACAGCCAATTATTTTTGCCGTTTCTGTTACTGATTTATATCTTGCGACCTCTTTATATTGTAAATCATATTGAACAACTTCTTTATAATGAGCCTCTTGCACTGCTCGTATTGTAGATTCTGAGTTTTTCTTCCCATACCTACCATGTTTTTCTTTTGGTATTTTTTTATGAGCTTCTGACATTTTCTTCTTAGATTCATTTGTATGATATTTACCGTAAAAAGGATTATCCTCGTCCAAATATCTTTCTTTTGCCAAATTACTTAATACTTCTTTTGTTTCTTCTGTATGGTGTTTCCCATAAAACGGATTCAACTCTCCAAGCGTCCTATAATGTGCATCTTCAATTTCTTGTTCAGTTTTAGATCTTCCGGTATTTGCAATCGCTATTTTTTGTTTTGTCTCATCTGTATGATGTTTGCCTTTAAACGGATGACCGTATATTTTCCAATGATCTTTTATTTTCTGTTTCGTCTCTTCTGAAGCTTTTCTACCTAATGCTTTTTGTCTTATTTTTTCTTTTGATTCCTCGCTCAATGTAGAGTTTTCACCACCTGGACGAATATTATATCCATATTTGCTATTTGTACTTTTATACTTTTTAATTAATTCTTCCTCTATAATATTCGCCATTTCTAAAGTCAACCTATCTATTAACACTATATGTTGAAAGTTATTCCAACCATATTTATTAATAGCATTATTAAACGCGACACATTGTTTATATCCCCAACCACTATCCCAACGATCTTTGACATTTTCTTGACCTGTTTGACCTATGTAAATCTTTCCATTAATTTTGTTTATATGAACATATATTTTATAATTCTCCATACAAAAAACCACCATCCAATATTCTAAAAGAGTATATTAAAAACCGTAATAAGCTGATCCAATTTAAACTGATACTCCTTTCTTTCTCACACTCTCAAGCCACTTACTATATGACTTTAATTTTTCTACAATTACTTTTTCTTCACTATCTTTCTTACAAAGAATAGCGACTTGCTGTCCTTTTTTCACTAAATCTTCATATTCTTTTAATTGACTATGCCATACAATTCCTTCTACAAGTCCAAAACTTGAATAGATATTTATATATGCGAATTGCTTGCCATTTTTATCTTTCTTCTTTTGAACTTTTGCAATAATACCAACTAAAGTACATTTCTCGCCATCAGAAATTTCTTCAAATGGTGTTAAAAATGTATAAGCTGCATCAAATGGATTATCATTGATAAAAACTTGTAATGTTTGAAATTCCCAAAACTGTTCATCTGCAAGATATTTTTGATTTTCATTTATATACTTTTGAAATCTTACTTTTTGATTTTCATTGAATTGTATCTTTTTTAATCTGTTATATTCGGAAAGTAATGCTTCTTTATCATATACAACTCGGCTTCCAGATGAAGGGATAACATATTTTCTCAAATCGATTCCCCAATCTTCTTCAAGTTTTTTATATGTAGGTAATGATTTAACCTCTGAAAACTTTAATGGTTGGTACTCCGATTTTAGATATGATATAAGTTTTTCACGTTTATTTTTACAAGGAATTGCACCAGATTTAATGAGTGCTATGACAGATGCCTTATCCAAAGAAAGCCTTTGGGTCAAATCGTTAAAAGATTTGTATATACCATTATTCTCTCTTTCCTCAATAATTTGTTTAGAAAGCGATTCGCCAATACCACTAATTGCTGATAGCCCAAAAAGAACTTTTTCATTATCAACCGTGAAATTCATACCAGAGTGGTTGATGTTCGGTGGCATAATGTTCACATTAAAATACCTTGCATCAAGTATGTACTTATTAATAGCTCCCGCCTTGTCTTTGTTTTGATTAAATAAAGCTTTAAAAAAATAGGTTGGATAATGTGCTTTAAACCATGCGGTTTCAAAACAAAGAACTGCATAACTGTAAGAATGTGACTTATTAAACAAATATCCGCCCTTTTTCGATAATTCATTTGCTATCTTATCCGCAATATCCTTAGAATAACCATTAGCTACAATTTCACTACGAAGGATTTCCGATTCTTTTTGTACTAATTCAACAATCTTTTTTCCGATTGCCTTACGGAACAAGTCTGCCCCTCCATATGTTCTGCCACCAAATTTTTTTACAATGTCAAGAAGCTGTTCTTGATAAATCATGCAATAATTTGTATCTTTCAAAATTTCATCCATATCAGGATGAATAGATGATGGTCTGCTTCCGCCAGTTGCCATTTCAACATATTCGTCAAGTGCCCCCATACTATCAGGTCTATACAAAGCCAAAACAACAGATATAACTTCAAAATCTAACTGTTCAAGTTTTGGTTTCAATCGAATCAACAAATCTTTCATTCCGGCTGATTCGACTTGAAACACACCATTTGTTTTGCCACTTGCTAATAGTTCATATGTAGGTCTATCATTCTCAAACTCAGGATTATTAATATCATAATCCCAAGGATTCAAATGTAAATCATCTTTAATTTCTTTTACAAGATTAAGTGTTGCGACACCCAGTAGGTCAAACTTAACAATTCCAATATCTTCTATATAGTGTTTGTCAACTTGAATTACATGTTCACCCTTGCTTCCTATCTTCATTGGCATATAATCATTGATTGTTGTGTCAACAATGCCAATACCACCGGCATGAATAGAAACTGTTTTTACTCGTCCACTTAAATGTTGAGCAATATCAAATAATTCAACATACTGTGGATTGTCTATAAGTAATTTAGGATTCGCCTTCATACAGTCATCCCAATTATCAAATGTAAATTTTTGCGAAAGTTTTTGCATTTGTTGATATGGAAACCCAAGTATTTTTCCCACATCTGTAATTGCTACTGTTGGTGTAATGTATGAATAGTTTATAATTTGACATACTCTATCCTCACCATATTTATCGACAAGATAATCAATAATTGCATCTCTATTTCCAACATCTGTATCAATATCAGGAAGTCCCACACGTTCGGGATTTAAGAAACGCTCAAAAATAAGTCCGTATTTTATCGGGTCAATATCTGTAATATGACAACAATAACAAACTAATGACCCTGCTGCACTTCCTCTTCCCTTACCTACTTCAATACCCAGTTTCTCTGCCGCTTTGATAAAGTCCCAAACAAATAAGAAATATCCATCAAATCCCATTGAATGAATAATCTCCATTTCATAATTAAGTCGTTCTTTTCTGATTTTTTGTTCAGTTTCACCAAGTTTATCGTATCCTCTATCCTTCCATCCTTGGTTGACTAAATGCCATAAAAAATCATTATTATCTTTATAGCCTTTTGGTAACGGAAATGTTGGCAACTGAGGTTTTTGAAATGGCATACTAACTTCGTCAATCAAATCTGCTACTTTATTAGTATTTTCCAGACCAATACATACATTGTCATATCCAATTTGTACGTCCATACACTCATGTATTTCTTGCTCTGACTGCATATAGCAACCTTCATACACTTCGCTATTTTCAATTGCATTTTTATCGTTGTTGGTGCTTTTTCTACCAATTTGAATAAGCTTGTCCTGATAATACAAATCTTCCTTTTTTGGTGCATGACTATCAGTTGTAATAATAAATGGAGTATTTGTTCGTTTTGACAGTTCTAATATTTTCTGATTATATAAACATTGGTCTTGATGTGAATGCGACTGCATTTCAAGAAAGAAATATGGAAATGCTTCTTTATATTCATTGATATATTCAACGCATTTTTCAAAATCTGATTCTCTTGCTAATTTACTCGCTAGGCAAGCAGATGAAATGACAAAATTTTCGGCATACGGTTTTATATCCTCTATGGTACATCGTGGTTTAAAATAAAACCCTTCAAAATTACTTTTTGTAATGACTTTATTCAAGTCCTTTCTACCCTGTTCATTTCTTATTAAACAGATTAAATGAAAGTATTTGTTGTCCTTATCCTTGATTGCTATATCTTCGCATTCATATAACTCGCATCCGTAAATCATTTTAATATCTGGATAGTCTTTTTTTATAAGGTCATAGTATATATGGGCATATGCGTTTCCGTGATTTGTTGTAGCATACGCTTTTAATCCTATCTCCTTGGCTCTGTCCAACATTTCCTTTGGACTTCCATAACCATCCAACAATGAATAAAAATCATGATTATGTAATGAACTATACATAATTTACCTCCTACCAATCGTCATCTTCATCATTACCACTTGTATTAATAACCTCCACGTCCTCAATTATAATCTGAGGTGTTCTAACGCCGTTATATTCGTTGATTGAAGGCTTTCCAACAATATTAAATGTAATGCTATCATTATCGTCCCAAGCGTTTTGCAAAAAATCATATAACTGATTACCATTCTTACATTTAAACTGAATATATTTAATATCATTTACCATAAAACTGATAGTATCTTCGTTTTTACCGAATACCTCAAAACAATCTCTTGTTAATGATATATTCTCTATTGCAAGCATTGGTTCATTAATTCCTTGACATATAATATCTTCAAATTGTGACAACTTAATAATTAATGAGATTGTAATATGCTCAATATCCAAGATAAAATCTACACAATATGTAGAATCATATTCAGTATCCTTAAGAATATTATTCATCATACTTATTGCTTTTTCTTTATCATTGATTGGCAAATTTACAATACCAAAAGCATTAGCGTGACCTTTACCATTGACAATACCTGTAGAATTAACAATATCCTTAAAGCTGTCAATTGGACTATTATCAATATTTCTTGCACTGCCACCAAATACTGTCATTCTTGTCTTTTTATCAAAATGTTTTTTTAGTAAAATACAAGGTTTATTATATTGTTCTGCAATTTTAATTGCCACAACACCTGTTAGTCCGCCATCAAGTAAGTCCGATACATCAACCATAATAACCTTGTCGTCGGAAGGAAGCTCATCTACCACTTCTGAAATAGCCTTTACACCCTTATCTTTCATTTTGTCTTGTCGAGCCTTTGCATTTTTACAAAGTCTAGCAGCTCTATCATAAATACTTTCTTGAATTGTTTCTACCGGTTTATTTTTAGTAGCTCTTTTTTTATATTCAAAGAATTCATCCGTTTCAATAAAAGCTCTAAATAATAACTCTTTTTCGTCAGCCGACCCAATCCTCAAAAGTGCGTTTACTACGGGTGTTAAATGCCATTGTACATTATGAATGTTTATTTTCCCGTGTATGCTATAATCTTGTGCTTTTATTAATGCTTTGAGAAATTTATTATTAATATTCAATAAACCACAATCAACAAAATATCTTGTCTCAAATTCCCTTAAATCCATAACATCTGAAATGTTTGAAAATGCAACTAAATCTAAATAGTCATCTGCAAATTCATTCCAATAATAATCATCTAATGCTTGTAGCCAACGATAAACAACTCCACCTCCGCAAAGTTGATTATTAGAATATTTTTCACTGCATTGATTATTTACTATTAAAGCATATGGATTATCCTCTTCTTGTTCATGATGGTCTAATATAAGTACATCAATTCCTCTATCATTTAACTCTTTACATTCTTGAGAGTCATTTGTTCCTGCATCCGCAATAATAAGTAACTTAACATCTTCTGGAATCTCAACATCTGATAGCCCATGTACTTTCGGACGTGTATGATAAATTATTTTAATTGGGTAATTTTCATCCATTCTTTTAATATATAAATACAATTCAGCCGATGAGCATTGCCCATCTACATCACTATCTGGAATAATACCAATACAACTTCTTTTCTTGTAATGCTTGTCAAATAAACTAACAGACTCTTTGATATTTTCAAGTAAGTTATAATCATTTACTACGTTTTCATTAAGATTTAAATATGTATCTACATTCTCAATTCCTCTGTTATATAATACTTGCTCTAATACGTTATCACTTTTCTTATTTGAATCATATAATTTATATCGCAACTTTATCTCCTTTATTTATAAACACATAACCTTTATATTGTTTTATTCTCCCATTACAACAATCATAAATGGAATTTACTCTTAAATTCTTTCCCACTATCTCCTTAGAATGATCTGCTATATATTTTGCCGATTTATAAGTTCCTATATATGTACCACTTGTAGTATAAATACTTGTTTTTTTTATGTTGTTTTCATTACCTATAGAAGATTTGGCATTCTCTTTTTTTCCATCGTAGTTACATAACCCTATTTGATTTCCTGTATGTAACATTCTACGAATTGAATTGTTACTTAACTTATATTTTTCTGATAAATTGGTTACGCTAAATCCCATTTCAAATAATTCACATATCTCTTTACATAGATTTTTCTTAGCAAAATCATTACATTCGCCCCAATTTATTTTATTTAAGTTAATTATATCTACTAATCCACTATTAAATAATGAATTTTTAATATATTCGCAATTAGAATATCTACAATCTAATGCAATATATTTGACCCCATTCGCTTGTGCTAAATTTCTTTTATTTTCATCATTTTGAATCACGGCATTCTTTTTATAATGTTGCAATCCATTTACCTCGATAATAGTATTTTGTCTTATTAAATAAAAATCATATCTGTATTTGCCTACCCATTTATAATCATTCTTGGTTAATTGGAATTTAAAATCTTCCTCAGATTGGCATAGTAAATTGTAAATAAATTTTTCTGGATACGATACAGAATCTTTGCAAACACAAGCGATTGTATTTTGTCTGTAAATATTGTAAATGTATGTTTTAATATTTGATATTCTTCCGCAGTAAGGACACTTCGGATAAATCTTTTTCCCACTTCCATGTGTATAATTTTTTGCCTCGTCATATCCGCCTTGGAAGTATGGTATCATCCAAGGATCTGTTGTTGGAATATCATTTATACCAACTACAACTTGTTTATTTGTGCAGCATGGGCATTGCGTTCCATGCTCTATTTGACTTTGTGTCAGTGATACATCTGCATTACATATATTACAATGCAGATTATACTTTTTTATTTTTTCAACACAACCATTCTTTCGTATAGAATCTTGTTTAAATCTATTAATAATAACAAAATCTCTTTTATTATCTTTAATATTCTTACCTATGTCGTAGTTGAAATCTGCTATATGTATTTGTAGCACCTTCTTATCTTAATCTGTATATATTATTTTTAACCATATGCTCCCAACTTACAGGTTTATCAGTCGGTGATTCTTTTTCATTTAGAACATTATCTTCGTCAAACATATAGTAGAGCGGAACACCTTCTGGGAATCTTTCTGCCAATTCTTCTAATTCTCCTTTGGTTACATCTTTATCAAAGCAAAAAATTATATCTACTCCCAACCTAACAAGCAAATCAATCTGATATTGCGATAACTCCTTTCCGCCCGTGCCACCAGTATTTCGATAACCATAACTCCACGCTTGTTCTACAAATTTTTCCGCTTCACCTACATAGATATGTCCTGCTCTTTTTATGTAAGGAAGAGTTTTATACAATCCATATATAATTTTCGACTTTGCACATGGTTCTAAATAAATATATTTGCTCATTCCATCAGGCACTTTTCTATCAAAATATCTTGCTTTTACACCAACTAAATCTCCCAATTCAGAACGAATAGGAATTGTATATCGGTTGGTTTCTTCATCAAATCCTATTTCAAATTCTCTTTGTGTTTCATAATCAATATAGTCTTCATAAAACAAATCGTTCACATACGGTTTATAATATGAAAGTATATTTTCTGAAATAGGCTGCAATGGCTTTTCTTTTTCTTCCGATATATTTGAATCCATATCTTCTAACATTTTCAGTATTTTAAAACTATCAGGAATATCTTCTTCAAAGTCATGATAATAGGATATTCCTATTTCCGAGCATATTGCCTTCAACCCCTCTGGGAATGTAAGGTCTTTAACATAGCATACAAGATCAATAATGTCTGTTTGCCTATTACCTTTTATCATCTGTCGAGTTTTATTTAAGCAGATAAGAGATTCATTATTGTATAAAATGATTGCTCCTTTATTATCCCCATCAGGATTGCCGGCTGTCCAATATGCTCCGACTGAATGATACTTAATGTGATGGCAACCAATGGACTCTAATATTTGTTCCGAATAATTATTTTCGTATATGTAATTCTTTAATTCTCTTGTATCCAAGTTGCCACCTCCAATTAATTAGTATCTTTAGTTTTCTTTATGATATAGCCTATATTTTTCCACACGTTTAGATTCAAATCTATCTCAAATAACATAATTTTATCCTTACTACCAGCTCTATTCTTATCTGGTTTTATGCAAAAATATTGTTTGTTTAAATCCAAATTTTCTGCATTAACTTCTCCCCAAGAATCACACTCTAATACCATCTGGTACTTGTGATATTCTTCTTTGTTCAACTTTTTGCCAATGTTCAAAATATCAGCCACATGCTTAATTTGTTTTGCATTTGCAATATTATTACTACTAAGACTAAAAATATCTGTAAACACAGTTTCGTCACTTAACTGAAATACGGCATATCCGCTCATACGTAATTCTTTTGTAAGTTCTTTCAGTTTAGTGGCAAATTGTTTTATTTGTGACCAATCATCTGTGTTGTATCCTTTCAATGTATCATAGCCATAATATTTTATATTTTGAACCATTTTTGCTTTACGCAATTCAAATTCAATTCTTTCTGAACTATAGTCGTCACCGACATCTTTAAACATGACCTTACCCTTTCGGTCACTACTATCAATCCAGTCCGTAACTTTTTTTACATTCCAATATTCATCTGATGTATCTTTTATTCGCCTTATGTACTCGTCATTACTTTCAAGATATATACCGTCATCGTCAATTTTTCGTCTGATAATATTTCCGTCATTATCATGATAAACACCTAACACTATCTCTTTTTCTGGCTTATTTATATATACTCCATGTAAATCTTGAAACTCTTTATTATTGATAACTGTAGTAATTAGACAACTACGAAGATCTTCCTCATCCATTTCATTGCTCATAAGAAAAAAGTTTTCATCTTGTACAAGGGCTACATAAGCGGCTAGCAAAACAAGCTTTCTTGTCTTACCTTCATTTGAAAGAAATCCTTCAAATAAAACTTTTGTTTCTCTAAGACCAAGATAATACTCATTATACATATACCAAGGGAACGGCAATCCAAAGTTTGGTTTTTCCAAATATTTATCTATTTGAGCTGAATTTTTATTGGTAAGCTCAACTGCTTCTTCGCCAGCATTAATCACTGTATTGATTTTATCTGCCTTTGTGCGAATAATTCTATAAATATCATTAGGTGACATTTTATCAAAATTTCTATGAGACAATATTTTTTCAACAGGGAATCCATTTCGACCATATTCTCTAATTAATGAATATTTTTTTACTGTATTAAAATAATTTTTTATATCGTTTTCATCAGCAAGAGTCATATATCTTTGAAGTGTTTTCCAACCTTTATATTGCTTATAAAGATTAAGACGTTCTTCGTTTTGACTCATAAACACATTCATTTTTGTCTCATCTAATGTTTGTGAAAATGTAAGATAATAAGTTTCAAGATTATCATAAAAGAATTTTGTTACAGAATCAGAAAAGTCATATTTACTTCTCATAAATGTACTATAATTAACAATCAAATCCAAATCTCTGGCTAAAGCTCCTACGAAACATATTTCACTCTGTATATTGCAATCTTTTAGTTCGCTTTCATTATTCAAAATCTCTCTCCTATCCGAAAATATCATCTACTAAATCTGATATATCATCTGTGTTATCAACGCTACTATCTTTCGACACATTAGAATACCCAATTGATTGACCGACAAGATTTTGAGATGTTTGTTGTTCTTTTTCAGCTTCAAGTATTTTTTTCTTTTCTTTCCATCGTAAATAACTATCATACTTATTGATTAAAATAGATAAACCATATAAGATTAATGCAGTTGGACTAATTTCTCTGTCTGATTTCGATATTAGTTTTTGATTTGCTCTTCTTATATAATCTATTTTTCTCTGCCACATATCCAACAACTCTATTGCAGGAATTGGAGTATCTAATCTATCATCAGTACCATTAATGACCTTCTTAATTTTTGTCCAAGGTAATGTACCAGTATCATATTCTTCTCTTAAAAATGCACATAAGTCAGATTCATCAAACCATTGTAAAATATACTTTTCTGCATTCTTTGAAAATTGCTCAATATTGCTTTTGCTTATATGTTTTTTTTCAAGAAGACTTAATGTATTTTGTTTTCCTTCATCTAGATATTTTTCCAAATTCGCCAAAGCCATTATACGTTTTCGAGAAGGAGTTTTTGTTGCATGACACCATTGAATAAAGCAATTTTTGTGATAGTAATGTTTATCATAATAAACTATTTCACATTCATTTTCATCTACGTCAATATCTTGGGAACAAAAATAACATTTTTTCTTAATTTTATTCATATCTATAAAACAGTCTTTATGATATAAATGCTTGTCAAAATAGAGAAGATTGTTATCACCTTGATTCCTACAAACATCTAACGGCGACTTGCAACAAAAACAACTAGGTCTTGGAGTCATAATATTCTTTTTATTTTGTACCAATCGTGTCATTTCCTCCTCCAATCTACCTAAACCACCAAAACTGATGGTTTAGGTACGAAAATATTATATTAATTAAACATTGCCAATACCTTATTAAGAATTTCGGCGTCGGTTACATTCTTATATGCCGTAGGAAGTCCTGCCGCCTCAAGTTTTTCCTTCATTGCTTTCTTTTCCATTGGTGGTAATGCGTTTCTTTTGGCGATGATTTCTTTCTTAATTGCTTCAATATTAATACTCTCATCGTTTCCAGTAGTATCATCATCTGCTGGTTCACCAACCTGACCAAGAATTTCTTTTTTATAAATATCTTGCTCAATATCAACAGCCTTTGTTAAGTCATTTTTTAATACAAACTTTGATTTTCCTGCTGTTTTATCGATAACCGCCTGCCAATCAACTAATGTTGGGTCTTCAATAATAATACAATCATCATGTACATGCGTTCTATCTTTTTCAACCCATGCACAAACTGTTCCGTCCTCATTCCTGAACATACGAATTTCAGTTTTAACATTATGATCCATTCCTTTGAAACCATCAGGAATCTTTCTTCCTGTAACTACACTTTGAGTTGTTCCATCAGCCAATTTAATTGTTTCTTTTTCATCAGCTTCTCTTGCCGTTACAATATAATGAACGCCAGATGACATCAAATCAAGGATTAAATCTTGTCCCTTAAAATTGACTGTTTGATAATCCTTCAACTCCATACCTGCGCCTTCTATTTTTACAAGTCTGGCATCGCCTACAAGACCATCCTTATCTGCTTTAACTTTATTTCTTTTCTTTGAAAACTCAACTAAGCCTTGCTTTGTTGTCAAATTAAGAATTGTAGTGCCATCAACAACAATGGCATCAGCTCTAAACGGCTCACCGTCTGCATCTACTACAACTTCATCTGTTTCATTACCATCATCATCCAACTCATAAAAATCTTCGTTATTCTTGACCTTTGCAATATACTGTCTTACTTCACCAAGCGACTGTGTATAAACAATATAAATATTCTCAAGATTAACACCATTTGCGCTTAAATCGCCCAGATAATCATCAATTGAACCAGACTCGGGGTCAAGATACAATAGTCTAAAAGGCTTCCCATCTGGGCGTTTAAAATATGCTAACTGCATCGCCATAGTCGATTTTCCTGTAAACGGTTTTCCGTATAATATCATTCCCAACTTACTTTCTGTTACTGACGCTTTTCTTGCTTTTGCCATTAAATAATTCCTCCATAATTCCTAAATATTGATTGATTGGAACGCCATTGCTGGCGTTCCATTTGATTATTTTTTTAATGCGAGAATTAATCCCATGCCTCATCATCACCATCGTCAAAATTTGTTCCGTCTCCCCAATCATCATTTGAGTCATCGCCGAAATTTTCTTCTGCCTTATTTGCATTTTTAATCTTTGAGATAGCTTCTGTTACATTCTGTTCTGTGTAAATGGTTTTATCAATTGACGAACCCTTTGCTCCCGTAATAATGAACTCTGTTTTTGCAGGAGCAGCCACTTTTTCCAATCTATCTTCTTCTCCCCAAACATCATCGTCTGCTACAATCGTTTCTGTCTGAGTTGAAGATACCATATGACCATTTACCTTAATCGCATTATACGGATTTAAAGACTTCTTAAACTTATTCGCAAGTGCCTTATCCACAATAATAAACTGAACATCTTCAATATTGCTATATGTAACAATCTTTGCAAGAACAACAAATCTGCCAGTCGGTTTCTCATTGTCATCCTTTTCTTGTTCAATCCCCATAAAGATAATTACTTGATTAAAATCGTTCTGCTTTTCAAACTTCTCACTATCAAAGTCAATATCCGAACAAAGTGAAATTTGATTTGGAACAAGTTTTGTTGATGTTCGCTTGTTGCCCTTATCATCTGTAAAGCTGCTATAATCAAGACTTCCACGAATAAATACGCTTGCACCGTCCTTTAGATTTTCCTTGACTTCCTTGCAAGCATCAAAGTCTGTTAGAATTTTCTTATCGTTAACTGTTTTGCCCCCAGAATCAACCTTCTTCTTGACACCAATATTCTTACCTATCATACGGTATCCCTCACGATTATACGAATATCTTTCAACCCAAGGTACTTTTACGGTGTCCGCTTTTTCACCCTTTTTCTCAGCCCTCTTAGAGAAATAAACATTCTCTTGTTCCATACCTTGAATGTTTACATATAATGTTTCTCCATCAAAATAGCTTGCACCAAACTTAAGCATTCTCATAGGCTTGCCGCTCTTAGTTTTAATTTCCTTAAATGCTGTATCCTTTTCCATTCCAGACACAATTCCCTTTAGTTGGAACGCACCCTTTGTCTCTGGTAAATCAAATAATCTTCCTTTTTTCTTTGTTTCTGCCATTAAAATAAAATCCTCCTTGAAATAAAAATTAACGTCATAAAATCTATCTGAACGCCTAAACAGACGGAATATAGAATTGAATTTATGTGAACTATATGAACAGTGGTTTATGGACACAGATTGTCCAAGGGTATGCTAATTCCCACCCAAACAAAATGATAAAAATAACACTTGATATTTCTGCAAAAATATGTTAAAATATAAAAATACAGAGTAATGGTATATCCCATTATGAAGTATCCTTTTATATAGACAATCAACTCCTCGACCAAAATTTGTTGATTGTCTATTTTTTATTCATAACTAATACATTCGATATTTTTTAATTCGAAAAAGTCTTCATACATTTCTTCTGGCTTTCTTTCCTTAAATGAATTATTCATTACTCGTGCTGCTTCCGTCTCCACTTCGTCATTTAGTTTTGGCATTGAAAACTTTTTACCAGTTCTATTTACAATACACTTATAGTAATTTTTCATTTTAGGAGTATGTAAAATCAAATATTCATCCCAGAAATTGAAGAATCCGATATTATTAAAGAAAAACTCTTTATCTTCTTCTGTTCTTCTTAATTTATAATATGGATACATTAACCTCATCCTTTCTTGTATTTTCTTCTGCTCTTTTAATGGAATAACGATATATCCGTTTTCATCTATATATGGAGTATCATCTCGCGAAGACGAGAACAGTAACTCACGTTTTAAGCGTTCATATATTTCCTTATTCTTATTCATATATTCTCCCTTCTATCTTTAAATTACTTAATAATTCATCTCAGACCCTACATCTGCATTTTTGATTACAAATATATTACATTTTTATACTTTTTATTGCAAAATAATTGTAAATATGATACAATTTAATTAAAATAATATAACGAAAGGAGGGATTACATATATGACTTTTGTAACAGATCTAGAAACAGTATCACCATGTTATTTTTCTGAGCCATGCTACATTGATAAAGTCACACACAAACCTCAAGCTGCTGGTTCATCAAAATGTTTTAAGGGTGTTTACTGTAAACATGATGATGCTCTCTGCACGGCATCGTTTGGTTATCAAAATTGTGCAATATATCAAGATCACAATCACGAATAAGAAAGGAGCAAATTATGTTTAATCTACCTGTCGAGTGCCCTCATTGTGGCAATTCCATTACTCACAACTGGAGAAATCATATCGTTAGTTCTGATGTTATTGATGACGACAGAGGAATGGGTTCTGAAAGAGAACATACTATCGAATGTGAAGAATTCGAATGTCCTAATTGCGGTAAAACTTTTAGTGTCACTGGAAGTATTTATGAGTATCCAGAAGGTGCTCTTAACTACTATGAACTTGAGACGAATTAAAATTCTTATTATGTTTCTTCATGGAGAGGTTGTTGCCTCTCCTATTTTAATTGAAATTTAATTTTCATTAGAACATTACGTCTGTGATATGTTGACCACTCTTTAATCGTCTCACACTCTCACCATGAGGTTCATCATCTATACCATTAACAAAGTCATTCCAATGTTTAATCTGAAAATCTATAAATGCTTTGTCATTTCCTCTTCTATACATTCTTTTTACCCATTCGTCAAGCAGTTCTGTCTCTGGATATACGGTAAAATATTTTATTCCTGCGTCCTCTAAAGCTTGTCTTACAGCCAAATGACTACTTACAAAAATATAATCTACTTTACCTATATTCTCTTTTATATGCTCAATGTAGTTATTTGGGAAATCAGGATTACGTTCCTTTATCTTTTCACATCTAATTCGCTCGAGCTCTTTGTCTGCGTTTGTAGGACTAAGCATAGATTCAAAATCTTCTTTTATCTTTTGAAGTTCATCATCCGTTCGTTCTCTATATATCCAACTGAAATCGCTGCTATCACTATCTAAAATTGAATATATATCTTGATAGTTTTCAAAAGCATAGGTCTTTCCACAACAAGGGTAAGCACTAATTATTTTAGTTTCTTTCATTTATTCTGTTCCCTTCTTATAATTTCTTCTAGTGTTCTCGGTGTATAATCCATATACTTCATCATCGCGCCGACGTTGTACATATGACAAGGTTTATCATATAATGCTCCCATTTCATATCTAAAATGTTGTATCATATTTTCTTCAAAACTATTATGTACATGCCCATAAAGATGTACCCAATCATAATAATGATTTTTAAAACATGGCATTGGATAATGACATAGAACAACTGAAACTTCATTGTCAATTTTTAGTTCCTTGTAATCTACAACCTCGACAAACAAGTTGTATAATTCTTTGTTTTTTAATATTCTATTGTCATGATTTCCTTGAACTAAATGTATGTGCCCTTTTAACTGTTTAAAAATTTCAATAGTTTTGGTGGCATTGTGCCAACTAATATCACCCAAGACATATACATCATCTTTATCATTAACTTTGCTATTCCAATTATCAACAATTGTTTTATCATGTTCTTCTATATTAATAAATGGACGATTATCAAAAGCCAAACAGTTCTTATGTCCAAAATGTAAATCTGAAATAAAATAATTCATACTTAATTATTCTCCTTTAACAAACCACTCTTGACTAAATGCTGATGGATAATTTCTATAATCTGATTTTCTAAGAATGCATCAACATTAGCATTGCATTTGACATAATCTAATTCATCTTTGATAAAATCTTGTATTATGGAAGTAAAGTCCATATCCTCAATTGTTTTTACAATTTTCTTATGAATAAGTTCTTTATGCTCTTTTGTAAGAAATTCTTTAATATCATTCATATCGATATATTCTCCTTCTTGATAAACTCTTTTGAACAGTTCCGTCAATTTTCTCAAATCGTCCTTGTCTAAGAGAAGGTATTTCCCAGGTGGATGTTCTTTCCTTATAGCCTGATACAAAATATCCATATACTCATCCCGAAACTTTTGTTCTCTATTAGATAACTCTTTACTCATATATTTCCTTTATCACCTCTGTATATCGCATTCATGAAAATCCATAAGTATCTTATACTTATATTCTCCGAATCTTTTTCGCCAGCGTTGTTTCGTTTTTTCACTTTCCCAACTAAACGGCAACATATGATAATTGATAAGGAAACATACGTCTAATACTTCTAAATTTTGAGGTATTCGACTCAATACAAAATACGAACCGTATGCGTGATGGTCAAAGTAATGAGCTATGCCAAGATCATCAAATGTTTGAGTTGACAATTTACCTAAGTCATGCATCATCGCACCACTCAGCCAAGGATTTCCATAACCTTTTTCTTTCATTAATTTCTTAGTATGTAAACAATGCTTGTACAAATCCATTGTGTGATGAGGATTCTTTTGGTCGAAATCTCCCATATGAGCTATTTCATTAACCAAATTTCTCACATGATTTTTAAACTCATTATGAATAATAATCTTGTCCCACCCTTCCTCAATGAAAGGGATTTCAAATCTTTTAATTTGCTTTTCCAACACTTCGTCGGGGATAGGAGGTGGTCTATTTTTATTATCTTGTTGACACCACTCAAATGGTTTCGGCATTATGTAACAAATCTTTTCTATGTCTAGTCCATTGACTTTATTAAGAATTGCTCGACGAGACTTCATTGTGATATTTGTTGCATCGGCTATCACATTATATTTATTCTCCAAACGCTTTCGGATTAATGTATGAAAAAGTTCAAACACTTCATCATTTTGAGACTGGTCTCCGACTTCGCCGGTTAATTGTTCTCGTATCATATCAGTTGATATAACAACTGTATCAGGATTATCATTTACAATCTGTTTGGCAATGGTAGATTTACCACTTCCGGACAAACCACACATAACATATAGTTTTGGTTTACTCATTCCTACACACCTCATTTTTTATACTGAATGTAATTAAGTTTGTCATCACCTTTTCCATAACATCTTTTGCTTCAGTATTAATCTCCAATGGATTATTCTCCATATACTCTTGTTTATATTGTTTAATCCACTCACACGTTTCTTTTGCTAAATTTTTTGAATATTCTAGTTCATAATGATAATTAGATTTAATATCGAGCAACATATCCTTATTTTTAGGGATTAGAATAGTACGGTAACTTTCGCCATTACAATATCTTTCGATAAAATCTTTCAAACGTAAAATATGATGTAATTGTTTGGGGTCACAACCATATTTCTCAATCTTATCTACGATACTTGGATACGGATATGTAAGAGCTTTGTACTTTTCAAATGCCATTCCGCACATACAATTAACACTTGCGTAATTGTTGTACCTTGCAATTTTTTCGGCATTATCAAGCATAGGTGCGAATAGTTCTTCATAAATTGGATTTAAAATATAATATTGAGTAAACAAAAGTTCAACAAAGTTAATATTTTGTTTCTTAAAACACTCAAACATTTTACGAATATCTTTTACATCACATAAGCAACCATCCCCCATATCAAGTGTCGTACTTACCGGTTGACGATTAAACACAATATCGTTTAATGTAGGAAGAATTATTGCTTTTGAATCGACATCTGAACCAGAGTAATCCAACTCATAATTTTGTGAACCGTATAAAAATACACCAACAACATTGTAGCCTAACGATATAAGTTTGTCGTAATGTTGTTGAATTTGATTTTGCACTTCTTGTTTAAACATCCTTCAATTCCTCCTTGAAGAGCATAGAATAATCGTCTACTCCCATTTCCTTTAATTTTTTATATCGAGGTGACTTTTTGTTGCCACTTTTTAAAACATTAATATCATGACCATAATATAATTCTCTACAATATACTTGATATTCTTTAGGAACATTTTCTGAGACATATATCATAAAATCTTTCTTATTTGCTTTAGGAGCGTTGTCATAGCATTGTTTTATATTTTTTGTGGTTTCATTAATATACTTCATAACAATGGTTGCTATCTTCTTAACATTTTCATGATAAGCCTTTGGTAATTTCGATAGTAAATCATCATAGCAATCATCAGCAATAGAAGAAATCACTAAATTGATAGACGATAACTTAGATAACACTTTATGAATATGGACATAATCATTGTATTTTAATTTAACCTTATAACCGTCAATATTGATTACAAAACCTTCCGCCTCATCAGATGACTTGTCGTCTAATTCGTTCATAACGTCGTCCAAGGTCTTGTTGAAGATTTTCGTTGTGGGAATGTTGTATAATTTTGCGAATTTGAGAATTGATTCATATGAATATTCTTCGCCAGTCAAATTACTTCTCATGCCGATAAGATATAATCCTTCTTGCTCTTTTGTGTATTTAACGACATGTGTATCTTTCAATGAAATGTACTCAAAAACAAAAGTGATATTGGGATATTCTCGTAACATTCGTTCATAACCAGGTAACTGGTATATCATCTTACAACCATCTTGTAATCTCCAAGACATATTTGGGTCAATAGATTGACTCCCTGCCATTACAATTTGACCGTTATACCAAGTAGCTGATTGCATAGAACCGTCCAACTTATTTGAAAATTCAACTGTTTTTGCATTGTCAATTCTACTTTGTATATTCTCCAAACTTGTTTCTTCAAGTTCATTAATATTAAAGAATTTAGCAAATGGACACAAAACTATTTTGTCATTTACTATATCAATTACTATGCTTCTACATTCACGATAGAATCCATCATATTTATTCCATAATTCTTCACCGGAATTATCAATTTCTCCATTGTAGATGTCACTATATTGACCATATCTCAAAAGAAGAAAGTGTCCATTTTGATTTAATTCTAATCGTGAAAGTAAGTCTGTATATTCAGGATATTGATTTATGGGTTCAATATTATTTAAACATTCGACCCATAGTTCCAAACAGGTTTTCTTCCCATCCATGTTATATGTAATATATCCCATTCTTTGATGAAACTCATTTTTTATTTCAATGAATTTATTCATTACTGGATTCCAACTCATTAAACAGCCTCCTTAATAATCCTCTTGGTCTTGGGTTACTCCACCAACCCGACACAAAATCATAATTATCTTTATCATGAGTATAATGACCTCTGTATGTTTTCAATTCAGGAGCAAGCTTATCTATTACTTTGTCATATTCAATATGGTCAAATGGAGCTTTTATATCATAATCGTCTTTTGTGCTTATATCAAAACGAATATCGTCTAAGTCGGATTCTTGAGCGTTATACTTCATATACTTGACTGCCTGATGCTCTCCCCAATTTATTAACTCATCTTCTAATTCATTTAAAGTAATAAATCGTTCAGATTCATCATATATAGAAATTTTATCGGAATGTATGGATAAAAATTCTTTCATTTCTTCAACGGAAGTATATGCGTCGTTGTGTTGATTAAACAAAGGCTTCCATCCACCACTTCTACGTCCAATACAAATTTCATAGCCAAAACAAGGTTCGTCCACAAGTCTATACTCATTAAAGAAATACTTCTCAACAAATTCCTTGTTTTGTGTATGTATATAATATTTTGTACTCATTATATTTTCTACCCTTCTACCTATACATTCTCCGTTTCATCCGATGAAAAGTTTATTTACTTATACAAATTTAACACCTAATTTTGCACTTGCCTTTGCCACATTCCTAAAAAGTTCATCTACTACATCATATTTCATTTGACGAATTTCAGAATTAACCATGTCTTGAAGAATTTTTATAAACAATCTATTGCTTGCTAGGAATAAACCTATCTCCTCATTATATGTATCATCTTTATGGCAACAAGCCTCTGCTTTATATTTCCCACTTCGTACTTGAATCTTTTTGCCATCGGTTCTGTATTCATAAACAAATGCATAAAATCTTCCATCACTGTTGAAGTAATTCCCACCATTTTTCTTTCTCCATTCGCTCCACTTGTGAACTTCATCAAAATATTCTGCACACACATCTTCTGAGATACAGCCTTCATATTTATTTTTGTATCTAAAAGAAATTATGCCGTCTTCTGACACATCAGTCACTTCGCATATTGCACCAATATGTCTAAGTGTACCTATTCCCTTTTTCAATTTTATCTTATCGCCCTTCATCATGTCACAACACTCTCCCTTTGAAACATTGTTTTCATCTATTTATATTCTCCGAATCAAAACCGTAATCACCCAGCTTTTTATCGACTGCTCTATCAAAATCTGTAGAAAGAAATTGAAGAAATTCTTGTTTTGCTTGTATAATATTTCTCGCATCTACTCGGTAGGTTACATTTATTTTCAAAATATATCCTCCATCGCCTGTATATATAATATCCATAACATTACTCCTTTTCGGTTGTAAGAATTGCACCATCGCCATAACTCCACGACAAATTGAATGAAGTCATATTATCCGTATTAATCTTTTCGCCACGATGTATAATCGTTGGCATTTGACCCATATCACTCATTTTTTTTAGATGGTACAAGAACAATCGAATCGTATGCTTTCCCATCTTCAAACTTATTTTTGATAAGGCAATCAACTTGTTCTTCAAGCAACTTTACTCTATCTGAATCTTCTGGCTTATCCATTATAGTTTCATTAATTGTTTTTAATTGATCTCTGATGACAGTCATATCCCACCGAATATCACAAATCACTTTTCGTATACATTTAATGTTTTTAAAAAATTCCATAATATTTAGCCTCCTTATATCAACTTGTAATGAAGATAATCATTATAACTCTGAGAAAACTTGATATATGCACAATGGAGATTTTTATAAATATCTTTCTTTGCTTTATCTACACACTCATAATCATCATATATTTCAACATTATTTCCAGATACAATAAATGAGTTTTGCTTATTATCAAATATTGCATTATTAGCCGAGAATTCGATATTTATACTATTACCTTCTAAATCCTCCACCCAAATATCATTAGTATCTCCATTTAGTAAGTCCAATTCCTTGTTTTCACTTGTAAAGATAATGCCTTCTTCTGTGAATAATTGAACATCATATTGTCTTTTCCTGTCATGTGTATTTATAATATTCAAATCTTTAATAGTTTCTTCAAACTTTTCTCCCTCATTTAATTCAAGAGCAATTGCCGAAAGACAATCATAATTCAATTTAATCTTTCTTGAAAAAGAAACAACCTTGTTAATTTCAGAAAAATATTTTTTATCTATTTTATCTGTCAAATAATTTCTTACTTCATCTGCCGTCGGATATTCAAATCTAAAGTGAAAGTGAAATCTTCCTGGTCTGTTAATCATATATTCGTTCAAATTGCGATATTCATTGCAAGTTACTACAAATAATTTCTTCCCAGAACTTGTACCATCAAAGAATGACAGCATTTGTGCTTGTGGATCTACATCATCTCGACTCTTAAATGTTTTGTCAAACTCATCAAACAAAATAAGCACTTCATTTTTAATGTCATTTAGGAAATCATCAATGCCGGGAATAAAATCATCGACCAATATAACTGGAATACCATTTTCAATTGCTTTTTGTGAAAGTAGTCTTGCGAACAAAGACTTTCCAATACCTTTATCTCCACTAAGAATTACACCCAAATTCTTACGAGATTTTTCAAATCTATTCAATACTTTATTCGCCTTTTCTTCATGAACTCCGTATATCTTATCTTCCTTGATTTCCAAATCATGTTGTTTCTCTAAAAAGAAACCGGTAAATTTACTGAATCCAATTTTATATGTTTGTGCCGGCAGTTTGTCCAACACAATTAAATCCTCGCCATAAATTTGATATGTACTTCCTGTTTTTATAATTTTCATAATTTTACTCCTCTTTATTTAATATTCTCTATTTGAACTGTTTATTGTTATTTTGTCTTTAACTCTGTTTAGATATTATTTGCTCAAACATTTCATCAACAGAATCTAACAAATCATATCTTTTGTCAAACGCAGCCGTTGAACTCTTTGCAAATTTTCGTTCTACCATGTCGATATAATAGGTCATTGTACCATCGTCACCCATATAGAACTCATTCCATTCTTCGTCCGTCATTAATCTTCGCGCATTTAATTGTTCAATGGCTAAATTATCAAAACTAACAACATTAAACTTTTCAATAATATTTGAAAGATTTTCATACAACCAACTTTGTCTAATTTCAATATTATCATGGTCTATATCATAAAAATCATCACCACGTCTTAAATGTTTGTATCCCAAAATCAAAATCTTCAAATTATTATTCTCCAACGCCTGTATGTCTGATGGCTTTAACACACCATTAATTACATGAATGACTGCATTAGGATATTGTTTGATAAGTTTAATAAAGTTTTCTGTTGGAGTTACAAGTGAAACTCCCAAACCATATATGAGCTTTTCGCCTACAAGTTTCTTTATTAGCTCTTGTTTCTTCTCAAAATGAATCTGATTTACCGTCATATTTACAATGACTTTTCTATCCTTTAGTTTTTGTAAAAATGGAATTAAATCAGGATGACTTGTAGCGTCTCCACCACCAAGTGCAACTTCTTGATATGGATGTAGAGTATCAATGAATTTTTCATTCATAATATCACCGAACTTGCCATCTGTTGTACTTCCTTCATGACAGAACGGGCAGCCCATATCACAATAATTTGTTATTTTTATATCCATATTTTCTGCAAATGCAGCCTGAAACTCATCATCATTTGTTTCTCTTATTTTTGTTCCATCTTCAAATATAGCAGTTCTGAAATTTCCATTCTTGTAACTCCCTAAAATTTTCATTTTTACCTCCCAAATATCCTTCATACTTTTCATTCACTATAATGTTTTGACTCTTAATCAACCGTCATATCCGTATTTACCGAACGCAACAACTCTGTCTCCACTTTTGGTTGTATATTTATCTACGAAAGTTTCAAGTTCATAGTCGTTATTCCATTCATCATAAGTTTTTGCATCTTCATTTATAAGATCATTCTCTTTTGCATATTTTGTATAATATCTTTCTTTCGCAGTCTCTGATAATTCTGACCAATCTTTTGAATACTCATCTTTATTATCCTCATACTCTTGAGCAGCATATTCCTTATCTTTATTTGATAGTTCACTTGCTTTTACGAAGGTTTCGCCATCCTCATCGAATAGGACTTTACCATTCTTCCATTGTTCAAATTCTTCCTCACTACACATTGTTAATGAATGGGTACTTGATGAATTGGTTTCAAATACTCCACGTCTAATCTGTCTTTTCATATATTTTTATTCTCCTTATATTATTCTTTTGGATACTCATAATCAATAATATCCATATTTACCAATCCAGTTTTCTTCATATCATTCCAATAGCAAGTTTCATCACCGTCTTGAATAACTACATATTTTTTATTAGTTAAATATTCTTCTAAAGATATATTCTCTCTTTCAAGAAAACCGCTCAATATATTTTCATCAACGTAACCCGTATATGGTTCTTCAAAATAGAATCGTCCTTTATTCTCATAATAATCAATTGAATCGACTCCCCATTTTTCACCTTTTTGATTAAAATATTCATTTAATTCATCTTCTGTTTTCCCATATTCTTGCACAAATTCATCGTTGCTATAATCTGGATAATCTTTGTTATAAACAAAATCCGACCTCATAGGAATTTCGATTTTCTTTAAACCTGGAACATATTTTAATGCAATTTGCTCAAGTTTCTTATATGTATCATCATTATATTCGTCCACTAAAGACGCACAAGCATATAACCATTTATCATGAAAATTTCCTAATGCTCTAAATGGGCTTCTACCAAATTCTAAATCATCGTCCCAAGGACTCCATATCCCATCATCTCCCAAATAAAAGCCATCTAAAAATTCTTCTGGCGAATAATGTTCATCTCTTTTCATTACAGTAAGAGAGTGCATACTCGATGAATTTGTTTCAAAAACATTTCTTCTAATTTGTCTTTTCATTTTCTCTACCTCCTAGTTATCTATTCTCTGTCTGTGTAAATTGAGTTACCTCTTTTAAATCAGCCCTTGTTTTAATCATGAACATCAAGAACTGTAATAAAGCCGTCCATATTTGCACCTAATGCTTCTTTATGTTTTCTATCGAAATCCTTATCTTCAACAAAGCTTGTACCATTCCAAGACGCTCGTGCAATTGCTGTTCCGTCAGGCAAAATACATACATAACAATCCATTTCAGGTAGATTAACTATATCTTTTTGTCTTGCTCCGTCTACAAGTATATATTTATCATAAAAGCCCATATTAGCAAACCAATCTTCTTCACTATATCGGCTTCCCATACACTCTTTTAACGTAGACAACAAGCTTGACCAAAATAATCTTCCGTTTCTTTCATCACGGCTATAATAACCCCAATTATAATATTCGTTATTTCCTTTGTTCTCTGCATCAACTTTTAATTTTATTTCTGCTTTATATCTTCCACCTATTTGATAGCCATCCCATGTGAATGTAGGATAATTGACAACATGGTCTTCATTTTCTTCATCTAAATTACTATAGACATTACCTACATAATACGGATTCATAATATCTGCAATTTGGTTTTCGCTTGGTAATTCTTTGGTTAATAAATGTACACAATAATGCATTTTAGTCCTCCTAGTTCTATATTCTCCGTTTGAAATGTTTCTTTCAATCAATACTCTTTACACTTTTGATAACCTATTTTCTGCCCACTCACATTGATTCTTAGAAATTTCACTTCCTATGTAATTTATACTCAACTCTTTACAAGCAACAGCCGTTGTTCCCGTTCCCATAAATGGATCATATACAATTCCATCCTTGCAACCATATATGTTTAAAAGTTGTTTACATAAATCACTTGAATAAGTTGCTTTATTGTATGGACATGAACCATCATTATTTTTGGCTTCAATGAAATTAAAAATATTACCATATGAAGCTTGTCCCGTTTTTCTATAGCTCACAATAGGCTTGTTGCAATAGAACGTATCAATTTGGTCTTTTTTACAAAACACAAATACAAATTCAGTAATTCTGGTAAGTTTATTAGGACTACAATTGTTTGGCATTGCAGAACTTTTCTTCCATGTAATTACATCAGCAATTGTGAATGGAGTTTGTGTGATAATTGTATTTATAGCTTTAAACATTCCATCTCTATTGTTATTTCCATAAGAAAGATTATATAAAACAGTTCCATGTGGATTTAAAATTCTATCAAATTCCAAAAATAATTTATGAGTAAAATTACAATATTCTTCATCAGTCATATTGTCTACATGTGTATCATATCTCAAATAAGGAAATTTACTTGAAGCATTATTTGACTTCATAAGAGTATTTGATTTACATTGCTTTTTATTTGTGTTATAAAATGGAGAGGTTAATATGTTTGTACATAATTCACTGGACATTCTCTCCATGGTTTTAAAGCAATCTTCATTATATATCCGATTTAGTTTCATACTGTTTTAGGAGTAAACTATAGTTTTTTGTGTGCACACAAACCTCACTCCTCCTCATCAACTTAATTTTCTATATTTTCATTTCTATAAAATAAACACGTCTGCTTATTTTATTTGAATTAATGTTGTATGTATTTTAAATTATTTTGATGTACAAACAATTTTTCTGTGACTTTAAACTGATTGTTTTTGTTTACATCTAAAGTTCTTGTAAATGGTTTACTCCAAATTGCCACAAAATCATCTGGTGCATTTTGTTCGGAGATAAACACAATATGATCTTTGCTTATTTCTCTCATATAATTCCAAAATTCGTTTGAATCAAATTTTTCTTTTCCATACCCTGTTGTCCCATTATACGGAGGATCAGCATATACTACACAGTTTTGCAGGAGTTCTACCTCACGATAATCTTTACATATAAATTCAGCATCCATAAGAGTATCCATATCCTTTAACAACGATCTTTTGCTCTGGGCTGCATAATTTGTTCCTGTTTTATTCCTTGCATATCCGCCAAACCATTTACCTCCAAACGAACATCCAAATCCTACAAAGCCAGCTAAAACTTTATCCTCGTCCTTATGTTCTTTTATATACTTATAATCATCTACAGATATATTCTCTGGCAAATCATATCCATGTTTAACCCCATTTAAGAGTTCAATCAAATATTCATGTTTATCATTTAATATTTTTCTTGCAAATCCATCAACTTTACTTTCTATTGAACAACTTCCACAAAAAAGACTTACGAATGTTAGATCATCCCCCCCAGTTCCTGTTATTATCATTGCAATTTGTTTCGCTATTCTTGATTTTCCACCTTGGTATCTCATTTATTACCTCCGAAATTTGTTTACTAATTCGACTTTTACCGCCTAAATATTGCATATTATATTCGGAGCGTGTACACTTTAAAACGTTACTCAATACCTTTCTTAATATTGTTATAGATGTTTGCAACCATCTAAATAAAATTTATAATCTAAAATTGAATTATCGGGCGAACAGCCCAAAGACGTAGTAAATACTACAGTGAATTATCCTCTGTTTAAAAATCAAAATGAAAGCAAAATTTCAAGCTTAAATATATACTCTTTTGCCTTTTACTTTAATGTATCTGCCTTTTGTGTTAAAATAACAATCCTTTAGAACTGTTTGTTCTATATAACCACCACTTTTATATTTTAAATAAACAGAATCACCAAAGTCTTTAACCACCGTACCATCAGGAATATCAAACGGTGTCTCTTTTATATATTTTTCAATACATTTTGAACAATACTTCACTGTTTCCAAATCAATAATTAAAACATCTTTTTTCCCTAAAGAGTGTCCACAATTTTCACAAAACAATTCTGCTTCTCGATCCGGAAATTTTGATTGCGGACATTCTTTATATTTTCTTTTACTTTTGTCCAATTTGTTTTTCGCTCTATCACATAACAAACTCATAATAATTCCTCCTACCTATCAATCTTATGTCATCATCATTCCACAACTTTTGGGTGTTTCAATACTTTCTGAGTCATCATACTCATGAATATAAAACATTGTACCTTTTGGAATCCAAGCAATTTTTAAATTATTATAACCGCCCATCCAAACACCGTGGTATCCAATTCTTTCAAGATACATTTCCATCTTTTGAATATCAGGGTGTTCAGTTAACCAATACTCTACGATTCTTTTATCGTATGCTAATTCTTTATCGCCCATAGAACTCCACCCAACTCCATAACCAGGGCTGTACAATACACCCAACTCGTTATTCTCATTATAATATCGCATGACGATGCCTTCTTGTTCGTCAGACGGATTTTTATAGTTTTCATAATTGGCTAATTGTTCCGCAAGTTCTTTGCATTCATTTCCCACATATTCTGTCGTGCGGATCTCTCCTCCTAAAGAACATATATCTGATAGTATTTTTTGTTGATATATTTTATCACTTTGGTCTGGAAAAGCTTTTAATACAGAATTCCAATCTGGTTCATCTTCACAATGAGAACAGTCAAATCCAAACCACCACAAATCACTACTAATAGGATATGAAGAATTCTCTCCACCACCCGAATATGTAAGACCTCCATGACAATAAAAATGCGACATGCAATCCATATAAGCTACATTATACAAAGGATGTCCTTTCGGAACTCCCACATAACCACATCTATATCCTCTTACCAAAAGCAACACAACACATTTTAAACCTTTATGTTCAAATTCTTTTTCAACAATATAACCTTTCATAAATTCCTCCTATAATTAAACCCAATCGTCTTCATTGAATATAATTGTATTCATATATACATTCTCTTTTTATTTAAACTTAAATAAAACTTGAGCAAATTGAATTGGCTGTATAATTTCTGCTCCACATTGAGAGCAATATAATTTTTTAGGAATATCTGTAATCACTTGATAGCTTCCTTCTGTTAAATTATCACAATATGGACAACAAATTTTTATATATGGTTTTCCTCCAAGATCGAAACATGTTTTTATTAATTCATATTTTTCGTCTCTATCTTTTGTATCTTTAACCATTACAATATTCTCCTTGAAATCAGGTTTTCAAGACCACATACGGTTTTCACCGTATGCAGTCTCATTATTTTATTTCTTCTTTGTCTTTCGTCCTACAATCATTCCACTAAAAAATGCTACGGCAATACAAACTAAGAATACACCTATATTAAGTACAATCATTACTTGTTACCTCTCTGTTTCTTCATATCCTCAAGAATTTGTCGTGCATTACGTTCTCTTTCGGAATTTGCTAATCTTCTGTCATTTGCTTGAGCACTTGAATCATATGCAATCCTACTTCCTTCTGCACGCTCTCTTGTTTTACGCGCTCCTTCCCTTACTCGTTCAAGCATTCTGTCACTTTCGCTATTTGTATTCAAATTATCCATACTTTGATGAAGTTCGATAATTTGATTATCTGCTTCCATCTGGAAAAGAGTCTGTTCCTTTTCTTCTTTGAGTTTTTGCAATTCCTCAGCTGCTTGATCTCGAATATCTTTTTGATGTGCCTCTGCTTCTTTCATTTCAGAAATAGTTTCTTTTAGAACTTTAATTTTATTCTCCAAAGTGGCTTTTTTCATAGCGTATTGCATTGCTTCATTTTCTTTATTTTCATCAAGACAAGCATTGATATTTTGATTGACTTGCATTATATCTTTGTTTGCTTGATACAAATCTTTTTCGGCGGTATTTCTTTTCCCTGAAATTTCAGTATATGTAGCCGATGCTTTGTTATAAAATTCTTCTTTTTCTCTGATTGCAGTATTGTAATAATCCCTCGCACCTTCCGGTGTTTGAGCGTCTTGTCTCATTATTTCATCGCCTTTACCTCTAAGTTTTACTCGAATTTGTTTTCCAAATGGAGTAAAGAAAAGAATTAAAGTAATTAAAATAATTGCTACAATAACAATAAACATAAAGTTGGTCATAACATCATATCCTTCCATTAAATCTAGTGTTGAGTCATACCCAAAAGAATCTTTGAGTATGACTATGTATAAAATTTGTTTAAGAATTGTTATTCAGCATCAATGCCGTATTCTTTACATAATGCTTTTAAACCGCCGTCATAACCACTTCCGATAGCTGCAAATTTCCACTGTCCATCACGCTTATATATCTCAGCAACAACTAAAGCTGTTTCTGTTGAGAAATCTTCCGTCAAATCAAAACGAACAAGTTCCTCACCCGTATCTTCGTCTATAAGACGTACATAAGCATTTTCAACCATTCCAAAATTCTGCAATCTTTTTTCAGCTTCATAAATTGTAACAGTAAATGAAATTGTGTCGTAATCCGATGGAATTTTATCAAGTTGAACTTTAATTACCTCATCATCTCCATCGCCTTCGCCAGTACGATTATCACCCATATGCTGGACACTTCCTGATACATGGTTAAGATTTCCATAGAAAATGAAATCGTTTTCGTTGCCTACTTTACCATTTGCTTTTGTCATGAAAGCCGATGCATCCAAGTCAAAATCTGTCTCACCGTCATAATGGTTGATATCCCAACCTAGTCCAATAAGTACATTTTTCAATGATGGTCTGTCCTTTGTTAAATCAACTCTTTGTCCTTTTTGTAATGAAATTGCCATTATAGTTACCTCCTAATTTTTATCTATATCTATTTATTAATTGACTAATGCTGGCATCGTTCGTGCCTTGACCTATGGCATTAAACTTCCATTCGCCATTGTTTCTATATACTTCTGCGAATATCATTGCAGTCTTGCCTGCATAATCATCCGAAAGATTATACTTACAAATCTCTTTTCCTGTACTTTCATCAACAAGTCGAATATATGCATTTTTTATCAAGCCAAAATCTTGTTTTCTTTCTGTACAATTATAAATGTTTACAACAAAAACTATTCGTTCAATCTCACTTGACAAATGAGCTAAATCTACTGTTATTTGTTCGTCATCGCCATCACCATCGCCGGTTAGATTATCACCATGATGATAAACATTATCTTCAGATAGATTTCCGTAATAAATACAAGCTCTATATTTATTACCATTTCCCATAGTTATTGCAGATGCATCGCAATCAATGCTATAGCTTGTAGAACCAAATAAATGATTTAGAATTCCACCACTTTGTTTTGCAGCATCCCAGCCAAGTCCAACCATAATTTTTGATAGTCCTTCAACTTCCTTAGATAAATTTATTCTTTGTCCCTTACTTAAATTAACTGACATATGTATATCCTCCTACTTTTAAATATCCAATCCAAATGTTCTTCCAATAGCAGCCAAGCCATTTTCGTACCCACTGCCAACGGCATTAAATCGCCATTCATTATCTTTACGATATAATTCACCGGCAATAATTCCTGTTTCCAATGAGAAATCTTCATTCAATTCATATTTAAACAATTCCTCATTTGTGTCGACATCATAAGCTCTGATATATGAGTTATCAACCATACCGAAATTCTGCAAACGCTCATCTGCATCATATATTGTTGCAGAGAAACTGATTTTTATGATATTAGACGGGATTTTATTTAAATCAACAATCATTGTTTCGTCATCACCATCACCCTCACCAGTTCTATTATCACCTGAATAAATTAATGCTCCACTTGGATGTTGTGGTTGACCATAGAATACAAAATCCTTTTCACTTGTTACTTTTCCTGTGTCATCTGTAAGAAAAGCTGACACGTCCAAATCGAAGTCTGAATTGCCATCGTATCTATTTGTGTCCCAACCAAGACCAAACGCAACTTTTCTCAACCCACTGTTACCTTTTGTAAGGTCGATTTTCTGACCTTTTACCAAACTAATCGACATAAACAAATCCTCCTTTTAATTTTGCTTTTTACTTTTTACACATAATTTTCTGACAATATCAATCGGTATAACTATAAATGATAGCAATATGACAACTATCCATTGCTTTAAATCTAATGCAGTAACCTTAATGAGATTTTGAGCAATATTACACAAGAAAAATGTCATCACCACTATACCGGCTGCTATAATAGAAAACAATTTATTTTTGCTAATACCCTCAAACAGATTAATATGTTCTGTACGGATATTGAAACCGTTAAATACCGCCATGAAACACAACAAAGCGAATCTTGCTGTTATGGCTTCTGTTTCGGTAGCAAACATATTCGCTATTGGTGTAAATGTTATAATCGCATACAAAACTACGAATGCTACCGTACTGATTGTAATACGTTTCTTTGCACCTCGAATAAATAGACCTGAGCCTTTTTTAATTGGTTTTTCTGTCATATATTCTTCTTTAGGTGGTTCGCCACCGAAAGACAATGAATTAAGCGAGTCCATTATAATGTTTACAATCAAAATTTGTACCGATGCAAGTAAAGCTCCGGTTGCCAACATAGGATAAATAACACTTAATATCAACAAAGATATATTTATAGGCAATTGAAATTCAAGAAACATCATAATGTTGTGCATAAATGTTCTTCCAAGTTCAATACCTTTTACAATACTTGCAAAGTTATCGTCAGTAAGGATTATATCTGATGCTTCCTTTGCTACATCACTGCCCGACTGCATACCAAAGCCTACATCGGCTCTTTTAAGTGCCGGTGAATCGTTTACACCATCACCTGTCATAGCAACCGACTTACCAATTTCTTGTGCTAATGTCACAAGACGAAGTTTGGTATTTGGTGAACATCTTGAGATTACTCTCAAAGACGGAATAATGTTTTTTACTTCTTCATCTGACATCTTTTCAAATTCATCATTTGTAAGAGCAACGTCACCATCTTTATAAATACCACATTCTTTAGCAACTGCGACGGCAGTTTCAATACAATCACCTGTGATTTCGATAACTTGAATACCTGCTTCATGTGCCATCTTTACTGCCTGTGGAACTTCCTCTCTTACTGGATCAACAACACCGATAATACCGAGAAATGTCATATCATCAGGTAATTCACTTTCTTTTAAATCTTCGTTTGACTTTGTTAATGCTATACATCTCATTGAATTCTTTGTCATAGATTTTATATCATTGTTTAGATTGTCCTTATCTTCCGTATTCAAATTACAGTGTTTGATAAGTTTTTCAGGAGCACCTTTGTAATATGTAACACCGTTTTGAGTGGTATAAGCTGAATATTTGTATTCGCTATTAAACGCTTGGCGAGATTTTATCGGATATTCCGTTTGAATTTCAGCATATTTTTCTGACGATACAAGGCTTAATATTGCTCTGTCAATAGAGTTACCGCCTGTAATATTATTTTCAGAATCGAATTTTGCACTATTATTCAAACAGATATTTTTTTCAATATCTCCCCAAACTTCCGAATTCTTATTAATATCATTACCGAACATATCAATGATTTTTTTCGGCGTCATAACACCTGTAGTTAAAGTACCAGTCTTATCTGTACAAATTATATCAACATACGCAAGTTCAGGTATTTTGTTTGGGTTCTTAGCTAAAATGTTGAACCTTTCCATCGTTTTAACATTTTGCTTTGTAACCAATTTAACTATCAGCGGTAGTCCCTCTGGTACAGCAGCGACTATAATCGTCAATGCGATTGAAAAATTTTGTGCGATTTTCTGAATGATATTTAAAATACCACCATCGAAATATGCTCCAAAACCTACTTGCAGAATACCCGAAATAGTCAAAACTATGAATGTAACAACTGCTGCAATAGTACCCCATTTAGATATAAAATCGCTTAAATTATCGAGAGCAATATCAAGTGCTGTTTTTGGTGATTCAAGAGTTTGCATTTTAACAAGTGTATCACCGTTGACAGTGTTTATACCGACATCAGTTACAATCATCTTACCTTCACCCGACATAACTGTTGTGCCGGCAAATAAAGAATTCTGATTTGTATATGCATCCGTTGAAGTTGTTTTTACATGTTTATAACCTTCGACAGGTGTTTTTAAACATTCTTTCGTTTCTCCGTTAATTGCAGCATTATTAACAGAAACTTTTCCTTCTATGATATAACCGTCAGCAAAGATTTCTTGTCCCATTCCGATACAAACTATATCACCAACAACTAAATCATCTTTATTGATTGTTTGCACCTTGCCATCACGAATAACATCACAATATCTTAATGACGTTTTAGCTCTCAACTCTGCTGCCGACTTTTGAACTCCTAAGCCTGTTTTTATTGCTATGGCTGTTACAATTCCTAATACAACTAATATCATAATTGGGTCAGATAAATCCATAACACCCATAATACCCAATACCAACTGCAATGCTGCAATTGCAATTAATATGAGTGTTATTTTTTCACTCAATGCCTCTTTGGCAAATTCATACCACTTTTTCAGCTTTGGTTCGGGAAGTTTATTACTTCCGTGTTGTTCTCGACTTTTCAGAACTTCTTTTTCGTTTAATCCGTTCATTTTATTTCTCCTTTTTTTGTATATTTGAAAAATCATCTTATGTGATTTAACATACTGACTTATAAGTTTATTCTCCTTTTCTATCCTTTGAAAGTAATATTTAATCGGCATCTTCTCTCAACACTATATCTCTATATTCTTCACCGGAAATCTTGCCAAGCTTCATATCTACATAAGTAGCCAATTCATGAGTACGAATAAAATCACAATCCTGTAAACAATCTCGTATATCATCACAAGCTTTACTTGAATTATAACCTTGGCTTTCTCTTACAAGAGTATCACTCATTCTACGAGTTACATTGCGGTATTGTTCGATGATGTAAATTAGTTGTTCTTTGGACAACTTCCTTAATCGTCCTAAAATATCTTCCCACATATGATTATTCTCCCAATTCTAACAACTTATTAACCAAGTCTTGTAATCTTGAATTATTCGGATATTTCTTTGCCATATCTTCATAATACGTAACTGTTTTGTATTTATTGATTTCTTGCTCCAATTCCTTTTCAATTGTAGCTTTCTTTTCTGCCGTCTCTTTTAATCTTTTTTCTTCTATATGTCTTTTGTTATACGCATCCATATTCACAACACCAATAACTTGTCCAACTATTTCTTTATCACAATCTTCAATAGGAAAAACACGTTTAATTTCTCCAAGTACCCTTGCATTTTCATTTCCCCATCCATTCACAACGACCAACCATGAATCACATATTAGCTTTGCTTCGTCATCATACAATGCAACTGCATAATCATCGCATGCATAATCGTCAAACAAATTAACAATTGCCACTTTATTAAAATCTTTCATATTATTTACCTCCATAAATTGTGCTTTTTATACTAAATTATTAAAATATCATCTTTGTATAACTTCACTTATGACATATAATACGAGCATTGTTATAAATACTGTAAGCAATATACTATCCGCCACTTTCCTCACCCCCTTTGTCTTGAAATTAAGCTTTAATCGGATATTTCAATTTTCTCTCCAACATATTTCTGAACATACTCTTGAACATTCTCAGGATACGAATCTACGACATAATCTGTATCAATTGTTATCTTCATAATAATATTCTCCGTCTTGTCCAAAAATATATTGCCAACCGTACCACCTGGAATTCTTATGTACAAAAGTCTTTGTTTCATGTCCGCTTCAGTTGCCAATATATAATGTCCATATTCATATTCATCAATCATTTTCTTATCAAAACCAGCCAAATCATCAAGTTCTTTGGTTAGCTCACAATGATATTCATGAGAAAGATATTCGTTTAATTCTAAATAACAATCATATCTATGAGTTAGTTTCATATCATTTCCGCCTCCAATTTTTCTATCGTGATTTTATATTTCTCACAATCTTCTGTTTTAATACCAAGTAATTCATCTATAGCTAATACAACTATAGATGAATATGGAGTCTTATTAGTTTCAAATAACCACGTATCACTATATTCTCCAACATATCCGATAAATTCTTTCTTTTCTCCTATGTTCATTTTAATTCTCCTTATTATGTTGACTCCATGCATCCAGCACTGTAAGAAACATCTCGCCCCTTTCAGTCAACCAACAGTAGCCAATACTACTACCATGATCTGTAAACCCAAGACTGTCTATTTCATATGCCATGAATTGAAATACTCCATACTGCTCATAATCTTCGGTGTCTATATGCAATTCCGTTTTATATCTTTCTTGCACCTCATCATAACTTAAATCCTTCCATTCTTTCCGAATATGAAGATATCTTCGAATGACTTCCAAAGTGGTATCAGGTGATCCACAAGAACATAAATTTAATTCATTGTACAAGTAATGATCTATTAATGGATTGATTAAAGAATCCTCATAGGACTTTTCTCTATTACCAACCTCAACAGCATATCTCAAGAAATCTTCCGGATCTTTTTCTATAATCTTTTCTGCAATTTCACTTAATAACATATCATTTTCTCCCTTTCATATATGCCTAATTTCTTCATCCGTTGCAATTTTCACTTCACTAAGTAAATATTCTCCACACCAACTTTCTTTGTACCCAGAAACCATAACCATATCTTCTTCGTCCTCCTCTGTAACACATTGATAACAAACCACCGTACCCAATCTCTTAGTATTTCCTACTTGAACAATAACAAATGTTCCTGTATTTATTGGAAATGTTTTTGTAAAACTCATAATGATACTTCCTTTCGTGGATATTCCCCTATTGATACCAAATACAAAATATAAAAACAATCTGCCACATCATGTAATTTTTCAATGAGTTCTCCATGAGATGAATATATCTCAAAATTATTGACATCCATAATGCGTACAGTCAGGTATGAATGCGTTGATCCTTTATAATTATAAACACAGTCAATTTTTATTTCTTCCATAATAGAAATTCTCCATTTAAAACTGCCGTTTCAATTAGTTCTGTATATATTGAAAAATTGTTGGCTTATCACAGTATTCATCTATAACTTGCATAACTGCCTGTCTTGTCCAATTATTTTCACAACATTTGTTAAACCATTGCTCCAACCTTTTAATATCATCACTCCCACCATAATCTCTCAAATCTCCGAATACCGAAACTGTAGTAGATGACATCTCATTTTTAACAGGATTATGCCAAATGCTCATTTTAAGACTGCCTTCGCTACCCATTGGAAGAAACTCTTGTTGAACCCATTCGTCAGAATCATCATAATCACAATCTGCCATCTCTTCCCAATCAACTGTTCTTCCAAACTTTTCGATAATCTCATTGTCAGAAATCTCGCCTATACTGTCTATTCTAAATATTGCCGCCACATGTGTCCATCTGCTCATATATTTATTCTCCTTTTTCGTAACCATTTCTAATAATTTGTAGTTCTCTCATTAGACCAGAAGTTGAGTACAAAGCTGATTCATCACTTAATTCTTTCAAAATCTGCAATGTATCCTCCAAATCTTTATCAATTTCTTTTGTATTATCAGAACATGAATAATCTCGCTCCCTCATTTCTGCTGTTGCTGTCACTTTCCAAAATAATAAACAAGCCACTTTCTTGACACTACACTTCACTGGACATTTATCGTAAACTTGAATGTCGGCAACTGATATTGCTTGTGTCCCATACTTTGTTCTACATAAGATAATATCGCCAGGTTCAATCAGCGTAACAAATTTATCCCAATTGTATTTTCTATCATGCGGAATTCTCCAAACATACACTTTATTACTACCATTGACGTGTTTGCCATAAATATAAGTCGTTGGGTAGTCTCTATAAGTAGATTTTATCTTAACTTCAACTTCCTCTATATTATTTTCCTTATAAACGAGATACATAATATATCCATCAATCAGAATATCTTTTGAAGAAAGTACAATATCTCGGTCAGCTTTTTCGAATACATCAAAATAATCTCTACATTTCTGTAGCTTTCTTTCGGACACATGAGTCCTTGCAAAAGCATCCGAAATCTTTATATCTGATAGTTTTATAGTTTTTGTTATCATAAGAATATTCTCCTTACATCACAATACCAATGTTATTAATTTGTCTATTCTCACTTGTACTCTTTTGAATTTCTCCATTGATTTTACAATAGAAGCTTCCGCCACCATCAACTTTAATAACATCTGAAAATCCACAGTCTTTAATTTTGTCGTAAACCTCTCCACTTGTGATACAATTCGAGGTCTTCGTTTCAATGTAAAAATAATAAATATAATTGTCTTTGATACCCAAAAATCCGTGAACAGTTGGTCTAACTATCGAATTATCCCAACCTTCGTCCAAATATTCTGTCGTTGCTCTAAATCCATCAATTATAATCGGCGCACCCGAAACGGCATATTTAACATCTTCATCATATAAACTGTTGTACTTATCAATAAAAACTGTATTGTCATTACAAATAATCAATGTCGACACGTCTTTTGTTTTAAACTGATCAGACGCATTTTGACTTGCATAGAAATAAACCTTATTATCCTTGACTTTTCGTTCCTTCAAATATTTCAAACATGGCGATGAAAGTGTGTTTTCATCTGTGTCGGCTACAAGGTTTGCCACTGGCAAAGTAAAGAAAATTCCATCCTCTTTGAAGTTTGCAAAATAACCAAGATTAAAATATGTATCTTCGTCCAAGTTGCTCTTTGATTTATCAACCAATTTAATTTGGAATCTATTTGATGGTATTCTCAACATACAAATACCATTATGCGAAACTATCTTTGTTTCATTTTTATTCAATAGTTTAGAATACCTATCTATAACTATGTTTAAATCATCTAAATGAGCGAGTTTCTTCTTATTAAATATGTCATTCCAATGTTTTGTTTCATCATCAGTAATAACTCCATCGTCCTTCAAAGTTTTTGTTCTTTCTTCCAAAATAATTGGATATACAACTTCTCCATTCGGATCAAATACTTTGTATCCCTGCTCAATTCTTTCTTTGGTGCATTCAGCAATAGCTTTTTCTTTATCTGTATATGCACAAATTTGTGAACTATCCCATTTACCATTGTTCCAATTTTTACGCACTCTATAATATCCCATTTGTTCACTCTCCTTATTCTTCATCAAGACGTTGTTGGTATTCGGTAAAATACCATTCTAATTCGTCTCTAAAATTTTTAACCGCCTTTGACACTTTATCTTTCGTTGTAAAGTAAATAATATTTGGTTCTCTTCTTCGAGAGCATCTTCCTATTTCAAATAGACTGGAACGATAGTTATATGCAATAAAATATTTAATAATCCCCTCATTTTTCCAATCAGATATAGAAATAGCCTTGTCATTTTGTGCCTGCCACTGTTTTAGCTGACGCAATAACCTATCAGCTCTTGCATTGTTCTCAGCAATGGTTTTATCGCTGTAATAATTGCCTACATCATAACGATTTTGGTCAAATAGGACGGTATTCTCATCTTCTATTACTAAATCTATAGTATTGACAAAATAATACTTCTTATTGTTACATTCTTCTCTTCTCTCATATCCTGTTCGGCTTCGTTCCTCAGCCAATCCTAATATTTTAGCCTGTTCCTCCGTCATTTCAACTTGGACGGTTTTTCCATTTGCACTAATTGTTGCTTTCATATTAACTATCCTCCTTATTTGTTGACCTATTCTGCAATAATTATTTCTATATCATCTGTATCTTTGTTTTCTATTGGTAGAGTGCTGTTGTATTCTCTAACCGCTTCGATATAGCGGTTTAGCAGAATTTTTGCTTTTCTTTCATCGCCACAATCAAAATGCACAACTTCATCATCTATGTCTTCGTTGTCACCTCTTATATATAAAACATCTAATCTCATTTGTGGGCTACACGAACTTTCAATATATACACCGTTAGATGCAGAAAAATGAAAGTGCCCTCGTTTTATTTCATCGCCTTGTTCTAATACTTTCATTAACAATATATGCTGTATTCTCCAAAATTTAATTTTTAACATTTTATTCGCTCCTTATCCTATTTTGATAAATACTCCGTTTTTCTTACTGTCTGCCGATGAACTTTTGAGATACATTATCTCATCTACACGAACACCGCTTTCTTCCCCGTAATAATCTTCGGGATAAATTATGGATACATTCGCTTCTTCCGGTACACTATTTAATATTTCTAACATTTCTTTAACTTTCATTGTCCTACTCCTTTTTCATTCTTCTTTTTATTCTTTTTCTATTCCTTTTCTGCACTGCTTTTGAAGTCTGCCCCACCATTTCAGTGCAAGATATGCTGATTTATGTTGAATTAACCACCACGTCCACAGTTAGGACAATAGCATTCAAAGTATGTTTCCGGCTTTCCACCGCATACTTTCAACTGTGGCATACCATAATAAACACTATAGCTACTGTTCGGCTTGTGGTCGCAACATATACAGGGCATTATTTTATTGACTTTCATTCTTACTCCTCCGCAAACTCGTCTAAATATATCTCAAACTCGTCCTCTGTTTCATCTACGAACGCATATACCGCTCTGTCCTTACCTCTTTGAGAACCACTAACAAAAATACTCTCATAACTACCTGCTTGCTTTATGAATGTATCTTCGTCAATTTCTTCTACTTTAAAAAATCTCATTTCATTTCCTCCATTATTTCATCTACACATTTTGCACAATAACAGCCTTCAAGACCTTCTATTTTGTATAGAAAACTCATCCACATTCGATTTCATATGCCTTTATCAACACATCTTTTGCAAGAACCTTGACCTTCGCCCTCGCAACATGTAGCTTTTACTTTTTTTAAATCATTCATTTATTTTTTCCTTTCAATCTTTTTACAATCTCTGAACACTTGTTAATATAAGATCTTGTTACTCGACCACCGTTTATTTTCTTTTTATCTTTTTCGTTAATAGATACTTCAAAAACATTAGATTTGCTTATTTCTTTCATCATTAATATTCTCCTTTTTTATTTTTCATTTTTAACGCTTCTTTAAATTCTTGTTCGGTCATCTTATCGCTGTTTCCGATGTACCTTGTATATCCCTTATTAATACTTTCTCCCATTGTTTTGAAAGCATTTGACAAACCTCTAAAACTTTCAGCACATACTTCTGCACTTTGACCAAAATCGTCTATCTCCGTTGAAACAGGTTTTTCGTTACCGTTACAATAGTGTAAAATCAATGCAAACATTCCCGTTCCACCGGCGAAACCAATTATCATAGCCAATAGTAACATTAATACTTCTTTCATGGTTATATTCTCCTTATTTCTTTTTTGTTTTCTTCTTTAGTTTGACTTTAAGATGTTCCATCAACTTGTATTCTTCACTATCCCACAATCCATGCGCCAATAAGCTGTCTTGTTTATTGCACACCAGTTCTAATAGTTTTTGATACTCTTTTTGTTTCATGTTTTTTCTCCTTTCTGTACTTTCCATTACAATAATCTATAAATAAACTCTTAGATATTCTTCTTGGTTTATGTGGCGTAGTCATAATCTTATGTATTTCGTTTGATAAGTTTTTATCTTTAATTTTATTTATGTCATCTTTAATTAACTCAAGAATAAGTCTATTTCGTTTAATCTTTTTTCTATATTGATCTACTTGTTGTCCATAATATCCTCCACGTTGCATTGCAACACCACTCAGTTTTGTTTCATCCTCTACAAGAGTATGTCTGATATCAAAAATTCTTAAATCCATTTCTCTTTCAAGATATTTTATACTTTCATAATATCTATCCAAATTTGAAAGTATTTTGTTCGCTGATTGCAATACATTCGCTATATTCTCCAAATCCAATTCAGCATCTCCATAGTAAGTATATGGATTATATTCATCTGGTAAATGAGGTGTCTTTAACAATCTGTCTATGTCCATTGATTTAATATCATCAACATCATTTAAATTTTCTTCACAACAATTCTCTGGTTTTTCAACGGGCATATAACCATCTGTCAATTCGACAACACGACTTCTTCTTGAATTCCCTTTCAAGAAATTTTGTACTCTTTTGGTCTTTAAGAAACCCAATGCAGCTGGGAAGGTCTCAAACGAGTTGGCTAAAGTCGGATTACCTGACCATGCCAATCTCCCGTTTGGATTGGTTCTAATGTATTGTTCTCCATTCGTGATTACATATATCATTGAGCATCGCCACCAATCTCTATAATGTTATGATACAAAACAGTTATATTATCTTTGTAACGATTATTCTCGTGCATATGTCCGCAATACCAATTACTATATTGGACATCTTGTTGAATTTCTTGAAGATAATTTGTTAATCTATCCGATTTCAATTTATCAAAGAAACCTCTACTCATATTCATTACATCTAAAGTCTTTGTTGGTGGGCAATGTGTTATAATATAATCCACCTTATTACCGTATTTAACTAAATTTTCAATACCTTCGTCCATTTCCTTTTGGGAAGGCAATTCTTCTTGCCACCAGGATATGTGGTTTATACGAAACATTTTGCAATAATCATATTGCCATTCCGCAATTCTCGGGTCATCAGTTTCCAATATACCATCTCGTATATCATGAGATTGTGCTCCACCAAATGTAAAGAACGTTTTGTCATCAATAGTAAATACTTGTCCTCTCATCAAGTGAATTATATGTGGATGGATTTTATGTATTTTCCCTCCGTTCCATTCTTCAACCGTCAATTTCTTTAGTCGGTCAAAGTTACTATGGTTTCCGTCTACAAATAATGTAGTCCATGGCTGATTTTCAAGCCAATCAAGGTTATTCCTTTCAATATCAGTGTCGTGCCAATAACCAAAATCACCACAAACTATGACATAATCACTTCGATTTAAACTTTGTCCTATCGGGAAGCATTCAGGTTTAAACCGATTTTTCCAATCTCCATGCGTGTCTCCTGTTATAAATATCATTTGTATCACTCTCCTTTACGCCACATTCTTTTCTTGATTAAGCATATACTCAATGAAAAGTTTCTTCATATTATTATAGTTCTCTGTTTTATTGTTCGAAATTAATACACTTTCGTCTATCGTTTTTAACCATTTTTCTAACGCCATATCATAATCTTTTTCACAAGAATAATCTATCAGCTTAACTAATTCGTCGTGTGCTTTTTGTGCCAGTTCGGAATTACTTGGCAACACGTCCTCAATCATTGTTTCGTAAAATTCTATATCTTCTTGCTCAATTCCTTCTAATATATTATTCTCTATTTTCTGTACACTGTTTTGAGTATTGTCGCAAACATCATTTTCAACATTTTCTTCATTTGACAATGCATCATTATCTTCAATACCCAAAAATTCTTTCATTAAATATAGAATATGGTCTACTTTGTTTTTCACAACCTTCTTATCTTTAGTGCTTTTGTTTTCATCGAGTTCTTCCCAAGTAACGCCATTCACTTCTTTGTTTCTCATGCTCTCAAAAGCATTTAAAAATTCTCCAAAATTCTTATCATCTAAGCCAAGCTTATCAAATTTATCAAATGCCATTATCCATACCACTGTATCTTTTAATGTGAATAAATCTGCTACTTTTCTATTTTCAAGTTTATCTGAATATGGAGCAATCCTGTTAAAATACTGTTCAATTTGTTGATATTCTTCCATTGTAGAATTGAAGTTCAAATAATCACATATTTTCTTAGGAGCTTTTTTCCAATTATCAAAATGATACACACCCATAACACATTCTGAAATAACTCTTTCCCATATTCCGTCATTCTTTTGTTTTTCTGTTAAAATTGTACCGTCTTTCAAAAATTCATTGGTATTTTTTATTTTTCTTATTTCTTTTGCAAAATTTCCTACATACGTAAGGGCTTTCTGTGAAGCATTCATTGCAATGTGATTATTATAAATGTTAACAAGTGTGGGTAAATCTCCTTGTTCACAATTTTGATAAATTGTTACCGCTAACTGACCTTTGTTCAACTGTCGTTTTAATTCCGTTGGAAGGTCTTCATATGTTTTACCTCTCAAATCATATTCGACTGTTTCCCATATAATATCACCATATTGATTTTTTATCACTTTACCTTCTTCATTGAGTTTCTTCCTATTATATCTGACTATAGGCTCACGAATTTCATTAGTAACTTTATATTCACCATATCTAAATCTTCTCAAGGCTTCTGTTCTGTGACCACCATCTACAATATATGTAGACTTTATACCGGATTCAGACTTTGTTTCAGCAAGAATTAAATTTGGAATAAAAACTATCCCACTGACAGCCGACCATATTAGTCCGTTTAAAGCCTCTTTTGTCCAAGACCAACCACGTTGTACTGTTGGTTCAGGCTGTATTATTTGTGTATGTACATCGTCCATATATTGTTCTACCGACCATCTTTCAATTCTATATCCATCCATGTTATTTTACCTCCTAATAAGCATTCGTATTTTTCTTTTATTTTTTTCATCTTTAATAGCCATAATGCTATCTTTGTATAAAAAATCATCAATATTTAACATAGCAATAATTTCTTCTTTTTTATATCCATCTGCCAAATGGATAAGAATTTTTCTTTGAACTTTTGATAACCCATTTAGATATTCCTCCATTTGTGGAGAAAATTCTTCATCATCATTATTATTCTCTACACATGCTATCTTTTCTGCTAAGTCAATTCCGTCTTCCGTTTTCACATCTAATGACACATTAGGAATTGAAATAGTTTGCCCTCGTTCATTCTTCTTCAAATTACCACGTTCATCAGTTTCAAGATTACACCTTTTCCAACGATGCCTATCTCGCAACCAATCCTGAAACGAACGTTTGATATTGCCAATAAGAAATGTCTTGAATGAACAATTGCGTCCTTGATTAAAATTTTCAACACTTTCTAATACAACATTCATCGCATCGGAATATAAATCATCATATTCTGACAACGGAACATTCATTAATCGAATAATCGGATCGCAAATTTCTCTCAATTGTTTCATTTTATTACCACAATATTGACTTATTAAACCTTCTTTTTCTTTATCGTTCACTCTATACACTCCTTACCTCAATTTCTATGATTATTCTCCACTAATAATCTTGCAATTTACATGCCAACGCTATGCCAATGCCGACACCTGTTATAGCCAAGCCAATTAGATACATACATTTCACATCCTTCCCTTTATCATATACATAGCAAAACTACTTTTTTGTCTTTCCGCTCGGAAAAGTATAACCCGTATAGGTGAGTGTTTCATTTCAACGCTCAGTATAATATTCTCTACGAAAAATATTTTTTATTAATATATTTTCGCAATTTCCAAACCCATTCATCCACATCAATCTGAATTTCAGGATTGAAAATATTGAATAAATCACCTTGTTTAATAGTTCCTGTTATATTATTCTCCGTTTTCTCTAACATGAAGATATAATTCGGATTGATTTTAATTATGTACTTTGAACCATTACACAAACAAACATTTTTAAATGTCTCAACATCTCCCTTTCGTCTTATCTTAAATCCGGCTGGTTTTTGAATTATTGAAATCATAACTTCACCTACTTTCTCCTTATTTTCACCCACTATATATTGTATTCGCATTTAAAATACTAACTATATATAGTATAGAAATTCCTTTGAAATCATAGTTTCATCACTCCCTTTCTTGTTACAATTTCTTTTCTTTTATTACATTTTCTTTACAAAATTTACGCCAATATGATTGACATTTCCCTAATAATGTGCTATAATAAACACATAAAAAACAAGGATATTTCTTTTATCCATTATGAAATAAACGTGTTGGGGAACACATTTCAAAAGGGTAAATTAATTTAATATGGGGATATTAAACTAATTCGAAATATTCTGTTTTGAAAAATCAACAAAACCATATTATCACGCTTTAACGTGAATGTCAACTAATTTTCACGTTTTCGGCGTGATATTGTGGTATTCTACAAAAAACGGAGGTGTAATTTATGCAAAATCCACAAATGATTGCAAGTAGAATAAAGCAACTTGCAAAGGACAACAACATTTCTATCGGTAGATTATGTAAAGAATGTGGTTTGGGTGTCAATTACATCAATCAAATGTCCAATAAGACATCCGTTTCTCGTGAAAAAATAGAAATCATCGCAAACTATTTTAGCGTTTCCGTTGAATATTTGCTTGGCGAGCCACAAAATAATAATCAAATGATTGAACTCCCTATCTTGGGTGAAGTTTCGGCAGGCTATGGTAAATATGCTGACAATGAAATAATTGGCACACAATACGTCCCACTTAATTGGTTAAGTGGCAATGAACCACACGTATTACTTCGTGTCAAGGGAGACAGTATGATCCCCAAGTTTGAAGAAGGAGACCTTGCACTTGTCCGCTATCAACAATCCGTTGACAGTGGTAGTTATGCCGTTGCTTTAATTGATGATGACAACGGTGTCATCAAACGAGTAATGTACGGTGCGAATTGGATTGAACTGCAAAGTTTAAATCCAATGTATTCCCCAAGACGTTTTGAGGGTAAGGATATTACTCGTGTTCGTATCTTTGGGTTAGTGAGAAAAATCATCAAAGATACTGATACTCATTAACGTTCTATATTGGAACATTATAATCAGTTTATGTATTCTTTTCAGAACATATATTACTATTTTAAATTAGTTTTGTCAACATTTTAGAACGTTTTGTAACGATATTGTAATATTTAAGGTGGTGTTTTTATTGCTAACCGAAGAAAAATATAAAAATTTTCTTGCTTCTGAATTATTTTTGGCACGGAAAAAATCAAAATTAACACAAGATAATGTTGCTGATATTCTTGTAGATAAATATAAAATACGTGCAAATAGAACAACCATTGCAAAATATGAGAATGGATTACAAACACCTCCCTTATATACTCTGCAATGTTTGTCCAACATCTATAATTGTGAAATTATTAATTTTTTTCATAATATTAATAACGATAAAAATTACCTTGCGTATGGCGGAGAACATATCTCCGCAAAAAAAGAAAATTTGTTAAAGCAAATCGCTGAAAAAAATATTCCTGATGCAATATTAGATTTAATTCAAAATGCGATTGAACAATATTAAAAAGCAACCTCAATGGATTGCTTTTTTTATTTGTAACCATGCGTAGTGACTCTTTTACTGCCAAACTCAACACTATTATTGCCATAGAATACATCTGCATTTTTGGGACATAATAAGATATAATCTTATTAGTAAAGGAATAGATTTCTATGGATGAATTTATAGTCAACCAGCACATTATGGAGATTTGCAAGCAACGAAATCTGTCTATATATAGGCTTGCAAAGATGTCTGATATGCCTTATTCGTCACTCAATAATATGATTAAACATAGACACGTCCCGACAATATATAATTTAATAAAAATCTGTAACGGTCTAAATATTTCACTTTCTCAATTTTTTGCTGGAATTGAGGACAATGTGGATAATAATGTCTTGTCCTCTGAACAACAAGACGTTCTATCATTATGGAATCTTTTAGACTCAAAATCAAAAGAATTTGCATTAATTTATATGAAAGGATTGGCTCATTTGCCAATAATAGGTGTCGAAGATGAGAAGTTTTAAACAATTATTGGATATTGCACAAATCTATACAAAACAGTTTACAAGTTTCCCTTGTAATCCATTTTTACTATGCACTCAATTACAAATATCTTTTAAAGTGAGATCTCAAGCAGTAGAAGATTTTGCCGGTACAAATCCGTTAATCTCCTCTCCTGCTATTCTTTACAAGGAATCAGGTAAAGTGCCTTCATATATAATTTACTTTGATGAAACGTCTATGTATTGGCGTTTCTACATATTCCACGAGATTGCTCATTATGTATTGGGACATACTTCCGATTCTCTACAAGAAGAACAAGAAGCAAATTTAATGGCTTGTCTTTTAATCGCACCAAAAAACAAGTTGCCTACATATTTAAAAAATGCTAAAGATTTATCCTTATTTGCAGAAATTCCAATAGCTTACGCAGAAGAATATTGGAATTATTTACATAACAAATTAATTAAACCAAAAATGATTTTTAATATAATGATTTCTGTCTGTATTCTCACGGTGATACTTGATATAGTATCATTCGCATTAATATTATCAAATTGAATTTACAAAAAAAATAAAGGCGACAGTCAATTCGCTGTCGTCTCTATTTTTTTACTCCGATTATTTTCTTTTTCTTTGTCCATAGTGAGAATTTCTTTTGCCCTGTTTAAGCAATCTTCTTCCCACTCATCATATGTTTGTTCATTATTGAACATTTGATTATCTCCCTTACAATATAATATATCTATTATACCAAAGAAGATATTTTCCGTCAATATTATAGTTCTTTTTCGATTTCAGCAATGATTATAGTTGTTTCATCTTCTAATAATTCCTCTAAATATGTCATTACATTAACCCTGTGAATTGTTGTTGAATGACATTCATAATCTTCTCATCAAAATTCCCCTCTGAACATTCCTCACTATTGATTAACATACATAGCAAATTCGGCATAATCTTTGCCTTAAACATAGTTAAGATTTTATCCTCAAGATTTAATTGATTACATTGTCCAACATTTTGTCTGTCTGTACGCAACATCTTGACTGCCGAATCTACTTCATCGTCTGAAACATGAACATAGTTTTCAGCCGTCACAGCTATATTTTTATGTCTTAGCACTCTTTGTACTAATTTAATATTTTTAGTATCTTCGTATAAATGCGACCCACACCAATGTCGCAACATATGTGGAGTAATCATATCATTGCTATATCGTTTAAAAAAGTCATCAATAGCACCCTTACTTATTCTTTCACCTTTATTTGAGATAAAAACAGGTGTTTCATCAATGCTTTTATTTTGTTTCTTCTTTTCTTCAATGAATAACTTACGATACTCAAAATATTCAGTCAAGTAATCCGTTGCCTCATAAGACAAAGGCACTCTATCCTGTACTTCCTTATTTCCCTTACCCCACACCATAATATAAGGGGATTCTTCTTGTAAAAAAACATCGTTCATGTCTAAACCAATTAATTCTTCTGAACGAATACCACTTCCACAGAACAACTTAATGATTGTCAGATTTCTAAATTCTGTAAACTCATTAGGAATATCTTTGACGTTTTTTTCAAAAGCAATAAGTTCTTCTTGTGTTGGAATTTTTACATTCGTATCTACATTTGATTTTTCTCCCCTGTATAGTTTTTTTGGTATTTTATAAACAATATTATTCTCACATATTCCACTCGCTTCTAAGTATGTCCAAAAGCTACTGATAATCGCTTTTTGCGTTCTAATACTTGACATCTTATGGGTATATGTTAGACCATTCAAGTATTTTATTATATCTATCGGCAATATTTGTTTCAAATCATCTGCATCGATATTTGATATACTATCCTTCTGTATTATATTGTTTTTCAAAAAAAATTCAAACATATCTTTAATACAAGACCAATTAACATTTTTTGTCCGACTACTTTTAAAAGTTATCAAAAAGTCCTTAATGATATTCGGAACATCTTGTAGCTTTTCATTTAGCTTTACCTCCAACTTCTTTTGAGCTTCAATCTTATAACACATAAACTTCACCGTCCTCAATAACATATTCTCCGTACACAAAAAGAAGATACTCGCTATAACAAGTATCTTCTTAGTGTAAAATATATCAATGTTTGTTTTTATCGTCTATCTTTTTATCATATTTGCCTTGTAAATGCTGTTGATAATAATATTGCTTTCCCTTCGTAACAAGGTCATAATTTGCCTTGTTATAATCATGTTCATATCCCGGCGGAGTCATTCGATTATCCGATCTCCATTCGTCAAGATGGCATAAAATATATGCTCCGATTATCATACCTATTGTTAATAAAAGTTCCATTTCAAATTACTTCCTTTCTTTATTTACATTGTGAATTATTTGTTATCATCTGTATCATCAAATCCAAATAGTAAGTATGGTATAATTTTAATCACAAAATATGCAAGACCTATACCCAAACATACTAATAGCCCAACACCAAAGCTTTCCAATAAATCCATCATGATTAATCCCTCCTCTTTCTATATTTACCTTTCATTTAATATATACCACTATTTGCTATTTTTAAACAAAATTCTGTGATATTTTTTATTATACATACATTCTATACCCTTTTATGTCCCATATAAAGGGCTTGAAACCTTGCTTTCAAGCCCATTTATTTGTATTATTCCTCCTCAATCTTAACAATTATTTCTGTGCCATCATAATTGCCCGATAATCTTTTAGCTTTCATAACATTACCCGATTCATAATCTTCTATAAACTCGATTAATGAATCTATCATCGTGCAAAAATCTCCAAGTATCCAATAATGAGAAGCTCCAACTTTCAGATGCTCACACAAGAACTCTTCCAAAAATTCTCTTGCTTCTCTTCTAACCTCACATTCATCATCTGCTTTAAATTCTTTTGTTCCTGCATACTTCCAATCATTAATTTTCTGACAATTAATTTCTTCTGGATTTTCTATACGGAAATCACCGTCATGGTATAAGTTATATATTATGTTTATTTTCATTTCTTAGTCCTCCTCAATCTTTACTGTTATCGCACTTTTGTCACCCGGTGACATCAAATACTTTCGTTGCACAACATTACCTGATTTGTACATTCTAATAAAATCAACTAATGAGTCAATCAACTCATATAAATTTTCAAGTACCCAATAATAACGAGGATCGACATCAATATTCCTACATAAAAGTTTAGCAAGAAAATTCGCAGCTATTTCTATAGTATCGGATTTATCATTTGCTTTGATTTTTTCATGCCCTACATATTCGTACAAACCCACTTCTTTACAATTAAGTTCTTCTAAATGAATTAATTTAAAAGTACCATTTGTACAAAATTTATAATCTATATATATTACCATATTATTATCCTCCTAATTTACTCCTTTAAATCCGACTTTTTTTATTTTGGCAAATTTTAATTGTGATTTCATTTTCACAGCAATCACATGCATAAATTTCTCTTCTACTCATTAAATCACCTCAAGACACTGAACAGGAATTTCACAACATAAATCGACTGTTGCATATTCTTGTCCATCTTCATTTTTCCATAAATCAAATACTTCACATGTTGTTCCGGCAAAACGGGCTTCCATAGCCTCTCAAGTCGTCTCATCAAATGTTAATTTTCGTAGTTCTTCTCTTAAATTATTTTTTACAATCACTTTATCTCCAATTTTCATATTTATTTTCCTTTCTTTGAAATGTGCTTTTCATTGTTTTTTATTCAATATTACTTTTGCCATGCTCCAATCTTCACTATTGATTAGCTTGACAACTTTTTGAATTATACATGCTAACTCTATATCATAAATTCTATAATGGAAAGCTGCACTGACTTCATTTCTATTACCATGGAAATCTATATATCTATGTGTATCTAAATTACCATAGTACATGTTCTTTGGTGTTGTAAAATGATGTTTTCTTTCAATAATCTTCTTCAACATTTCTAGTGGATTATCATAAAATCCGTTAAACTTAAAATATTTCCCTTCGTTTTCTATCAACTGATTTTTTCTTTTTTCATCCTCTTTTATCTTCCATTCATCGTCAGGATCTCTTCGATTGAATACAAAGAATTCTTTTCTATCTTTTACCATATATGTAGGGTAATAATAGCAACTTCCTGTATATGGACTATCATCATAATATCTTTCTTTTTCTATAAATTTAATCATAAAATCGTCCTCCAATTCTATTTTAAAATCCAAAAATATCACAATAATATGCGTATTTAGAACCATGAATTTTCCATTTCATTTATTCAAAATCAATGTAATAAAATCCTGTATTATCATCTTGTTTGCCATTTTCTACATCCTCAAATGGGTCATAATATCCTGTTTTGACCGTCAGTGTAGATACTTCCTTCAATACATCTTGTAAAAACTCTGCTAATATTTCACATTCCATTTCTGTTGGACAAAGTATCTCATTACCGTTTGTCCAAAATCCGGGATTATCCGCTGTATCAAAGCTACGTGGTTGACTCGGCAATAACTCCATTAAGTTTTTTATAAGCACATTTGCCTTTTCATTATAAGTTTCCATATTGTTTTTCTCCCTTCTGAAATTCAATTTTAAGACTTATTTTGTCTAATGCTTCTTCTAACGAATCGTAATCATCCTTTTCATTTGCGTTTTCGTTAAAACAATTAAATATGTGCAAAAATGCTCTTTCCACACTTGTGTATCGCCTGCCGATTGTTTCGGGCGTTCCTGTACGTGTGCCCGTCACGGTGACTATAAATGGGAAGTACTTCGGTTCTTCTTTCTTGATAGTCAATTCGTATTCGACTTTATTAGAACTTTTGTATCTGAACGTAACACATTGTCCGACTTCCCACGATTCAAAATCCTTAATTGTATTTAATACAAATTGTTTGTTCATATTATAAATCTCCCTTCTGAAATCTACGTTTCATCAATAAATGTTATTGATATAATATGTTCAATTTTCGGAGGGATATGAAAATATTCACCATTAACGCAGCAATCTCTATAATGTTGTAAATCATTCCAAAATCCCTCTGTACCAATATTATAATTGGTTTGAAATTCAAACCCTCTACCTCTCTCATGTATCATATATCTTTTCATTTTTCTCAAACTCCTCATTTCTTGCATAGTACTCACCTTGCTTCTATCTAAACCAATACTCCCGCTCTCCTACTTCGCCCGACTCGTCTACACATACAACGTCATATTCTTGTCCATCAATAACAACATATTGACGTTCAAATACATCAACGTCTGCCTCCACTGAAATAATATCAAATACTTCTCGTGTATTCGTATTGATTTTACATTCCGTTTCTATTGCTATTCCGCCGTCCCAAACAGAAACGAATGTCGCATTTATAATATTCTCACCCACAATTATTACCTCTCAATCAATTACCTAAATACTCGTCAATCTTCATTGTCAGCTTATCACATAGCTTTAATATTCCGCCTGTTCCATTCTTTTTACCGTCATCAAATATTGTTTCACTTGCTTCATCTGCCAAATCTGCAAGTTGATTTAATAATTGTATCATTTCTTTTGTCATAACAATTCACCCTTTCATATTTGATTTATTCACAATTTTTATTTATTTCTTCTATAACTTCGTCAAGACTTAAAACTTCGTTATAATCCGGTTGATTACAAATTTCCAATTCCATATTTTCAATATCAAAATTAAAATAAATTCCATAATTCATACCGCCGGCATTTACGCTCACTCGCCATTCATCAATATTATCTACTTCATTATTTAGCCTTTCCAAACAATAACATAAAGCAGATACACTTCTATCTATTTCAACCGTATAATTCATAACAATTCACCTTTCCTTTATCTCTCAATCTCGAATCCAAAATGACAATATCCGTAAGTATCAGATAACCAATCGGATATATCATCCAATAGTTTATCTTCGTCATCTTCATAATCATTAACATCAAATTCATCAGTGATGTCAATTTCTTTCGGCAACGATTTTAATATTTTCATGTCGCCGTCAGTATCCCATTTAATATTTGTTATTTTCATAGCTATTACCTCCTCTTGAAATCGTTGTTTCGTTAATTATTTTCTCTTTCACACAAAGTATAAATTTCAGCATCAAGCACAACCTCTCCACAATCTTCGCACTCTAAACATATGTCTACTGGATTATTCCAATCTCCATACGACACAATACTTACTTTGTGACCTCTGTGTTTCTTTAATTTGTTTCGCAGAATCATATTATTAGTTTCTTCTTCTCGGTTTTCGTATTTTTCTGCTAAAACTTCTTTGTAATATGTAACTTCTTCAAAGCTATGCTTGTCCATATCCTGCAATGTCGAATAAATTTGTTCTGTAAGTTCTTCTTTTGTATATATTTCAAATACTTCATCGGGTGTTAAATATTCATCTTCATTTCCAATAAAGTAAAACCAAACATTTCCAATTTGACAAGCAATACTATCGTCATATGGATTGCTAATAATTTTTACCGTTCCATCACATAATCCTTTAAAAATCATTTCTTTAAATGTCATACTATTTTCCTCCTTAATCAAATCATCATTTCATATTCCAATTAATTTTCTGACCACAATTTTCGCAATATGGCATTTGAAAATCTTCACACCCTGTAGGTAGTGGATGTTTACAAGATGGACAACAGTAATTGTTGAAGCCTTTATGTGTTCCCTTTGGCAAAGGATTTTTCGGTATTTGATAATCTAATAAATTTTGTATTACTGTTAAAACAGTATACGATATACCTAAATTACATATTTGCGACTTTTTACTTGTTAAAATATTTTTGATTTCATCTATGGTATAATCCACAACATATACCTCCATATATAATCTCTTATCTTCTATTGAAACTCTTATTTTATCCACAATAAATCTCATCAGTATCCACAAACCCATTCTCTTTTAAATATTCAATATAATCCATAATATCCGATTTTCTTTTGACCTCTATATCACTTGAACGTTCATATCCATAAAAAGGACTGACATATATCTTGTATGTTTTGTTGCCTAAATCAACAACAAGATTATAATTATGAGCACAATCTCCACGTTGTTTCCAATTTTTATCAAGATAATATAAGTGCAATTCCATAATCAATCAACCGTCCTTCCTTTCTAACAATACTAATGTAGTGTCTGTCAGCATATCATCTGAACAAAATCTTGCCACTTCCAAAAATTCAACCTCCGGTAATAAATCACTAACAAAATATGCAAACTGATCTAAACTTACGTTTTGGTGTTCATAAGCATATTCAATAATTTCTGATACAATATTTCTGCCAAAACTATTCGTTATAAATGTTTCTTCAAGCCAACTCATAAATCCATTCCTATCAAACATTTTAATCACTCCATTCCTTAAAATCTCTGATTTGCTATATTATCTAATTCTTCAACAATATCATTCATAATAATCATCATTTATTTTCTCTTGAAATTGTCGTTTCAATTAATACAATCTGCCGATACGTTCCAATACCCTATCTCCGTCCTTCATTGTTTCTTCACTAAGTTTTACAAATGTATCTAAGTCAATATCCTCTATCAACTCCAAATAGGCATGAAATTGAGCCATATAATAGTTTGCATTGAGTATATTTGTCTTTTCTGACATAGTGCGACCATCTGTAATTTTTTCTGCATATACCAAAGCTTCTTTCATTGCGTTCTTAGCTTTATCAATTAACTTTTCTAACATTTTATACCTCCATTCAATTATTGTCTTCTGTCAAATATCATCATTTTTAATAATGTTTTAGCTTGTCCTCTGTGTAATTGTCAACACGTCCATTGACTTCTTTTAGAGGACAAGCTCTTATACTCTTATATTCGTTTCTTAAAACTGCTTGTTTCTTCTCCTCTAACATATTGTTATATATTGCTTCTGATATACTCATTTACATATACTCCTTAATTTTTTCTATCCATTTAGGATCTACTCCGTTAGTATCAACTTCAAAATTCTCTTTACAATAACCACAAGTAAGCAAATAAAAGGCTATTCTCTGCCATTCTTTTGATGTATACTCCTTTTGCGGATATGCCATAAGCGCAAATATCGGCACTCCTTCCGCAAGTTTCTCATCTGCAATTTCTTTATTAATTATAGTGCATATATGATTAATGCACATTTTAAGTCTTGATGTTTTACATTCTCCATGTAGTACAGTGTTATATAAAGCATCCCAGCCGTCCTCTGGCACTTGTGACGTTATATAAACATAACTATCTTGCAAGTCCTCCATTTCGTATTTTACAACGCCGTCAACGATACATTTGTAAACAATGTAATTGTCACTAAACACCGGCAAAATACTATATTTTATATTTTTCTTTGCTAAAATACGACCAAAATTATCATTTATATATTGGCAGATTATCTTCTGCCCTCTATGTTCCAAAGTTCTCATATATAACACCTTCCTCACTCCTAAAATTTGTCTATGTAACTATTTATACGACTTACCAAACTATCCGAAAACTCTTTTTCACCTTTAAACCATTTATACAAGTAGCTCGGTGAGATACCTATACGGCTACAAAAAGTTGTTTTTGGAATACCAACCCTCTTTATATAATCTCGGACTTTTTGTTTCAAGTCCATCTGTGAAATACTCATATTATCCTCCATTCATTTACGCAATATTTTTACGTTTTTTAATCATTACAAGTTTTGTACTATTTTCTTTAACTTCTCTTGCCTGATCAAGTCCTAAGTTGTCAACGATCATATCTTCAACATATAAAGACATAGCAAGTCTATAATCTAAAAATGGATACTTTGCAACACCTCTTGCCTTTAATAATAACGGTGTAATCTTTCTAAGTTCCTTAATAAGATACTTCTGCACTTTATCTCTATCTTCAGAATATAGCTTGTACATATCCAGTAAAACCTTCATTATTCCTGTTGAATATCCGTTTGGTTTACGGTCAAATCCTGCACCCTTGCATATGTCAAATATAAATTCAGCCGCTTTGCCGTCATCAATATTGCATATATTAAGTGTGACAGAATATGAACCCAAAACAGAAGCACTTCTATTACCTTTACAAGACGCATACTCAAATCCATACTTTTCTTTTAGCTTTTCAAGTCGTTCTGTTGCTTTATCGTGTAATACTACCATTGCTCCATGCTTTTGGATCGCTGTCATTCTTGCGACTTGTTTATTTTGATAAGCATACATCTCGGCTTCAAATTCAAGCCGTTCCTCTGCGTTGTTTGGTGCATTGAGAATTAATAACACTTGTAAATCAGTGTATTTTTCTTTGTCTACCATCTGACTTGCCACCCATCGACCGTAACCGTCTACAAGGTATACTTTGCCTTCTTCCCAGTGTGGAACACCGATCAAAGGTAACAATTTGTTCTCATCCCAGTTATTCACAAGGTACATTAGACTTCTATCTGTTCTAACCTCCGTCTGATACCTTGTATCAATCTCCAACAGTTCAACCGGTATCGGAATAATTGCAACACTATATTTTGCATCACGATACATTTTAGTTAGTCCTTTTAATAATCCTTTATCGCCCTTATTCTTTTTTCCACTTATAACTTCAAAACTTCTGCACATGATTTTATTCTCCTTTTCTTATTTCAATTATAATTAATTTGCTTTCAAAGTTGATACTTCAACGGATATACTCTGTAATCCGTCATTATAACAACAGTAATATTTCCCATCCGCTTTTACCTCAAAAGAGAGGTACTCGCACTCTATGTATCTGTTCATGTTTGCTTCTGTCGGCTCAATTCCTGCCAGCCTTAAAGCCTTGTAAGCCGTCATTTTTTCGTGTTTTGCTAATACATACATAATTAAAACCTCCGTTCTAAAATCTAAATATTTACCATTACAGCGCCGTTATATATCGTATTCATTGCACAAACTAACGCAATAAATAACGCAATGCTTACCGCCTGAAATACGTCTTTTACTGTCATTGTTTTATCTCCCTTCTGAAATAGACTTGTAGGGCTTTTCACAAGCCTCCATAATTACAAATTTATTGTATTATACCGTTTTATCTTCCAGCAAATTCAAGTTGTTTGCGTCAAACAGATAATATTTTCTATTTGACATTACTTTGTTATACTCTTTTTCTCCTTCAAAATCATTGACAACTTGCTTTTCTTCTGCTGTCATATCCTTATAAGATTTCTTCCCGTATGAAGGTGGTAGCCATCCTTTGTGCTGGCTTCCAAAAATATTAAACTTTTTCAAAAGTTCCTCATCACTGAAGGTGATATGGCAAGTCCCTTTTTTATAGAAAGTCACTGTAAAATATTTTAATTGTATGTTTTTAGTCTCTCCATATTCCTCAGCAAACTTTAAAGATTCTTCCAAATCAACCGCTTCTGTCAATCCTCCGTCAAGATAATTGAAACACTTTTCAATGTCCTGTAGTTTGTTTGTAATTTTATAATTAGACGGTTCATATCGATTCCAAAGCTGATTGTAAGCACTTAAAGGAATAATAACTTTTTTATTGATTATCCATGCCTTATTGGTTTTCCAACCGTTATAATAATGAATATTGCGTGAAGTTTCATCATACCATGAGTATTTATTGCCCAGCTCATCAAACAATGCTATTATAGTGTCCTCAATACCTTTTACAACCTTCTGTTGCATATCAATTTTTATTTGATATATATTATACAAGGAAAATTCATAATCTTTTAATTCATCTATGTTATTATAGAAATCGCTCTGTAAATTGTTTGTAAGTTGTCCTATAAATTGAGGATTATTAAATAATGCAGTCCAATATTTACCTCTAACCTCTCGAATATATTCATTGATAGACAATTTATTATGATATTTGTCTTTATTTCTTGATATATCTAACGAAAGAATACAACCGCCGGATTGAATTGTTTCGCCTGTTTTTTCATCTTTTCCAAACGCCGACAAGATAAATGGCTTCATTGCATAGTATTCTTTTATTAGTTTTATTCCTGCTTCTATTTCTATTTTATATTGGTCTACAATAGCTTTGAAATAATCACTATCAATTAGTTGTGTGTTTTCTGTTTCTTCGATTTCTTGCCGCTCTCTTGCCTTTTTAAGCCCTTCAAATATAAAAGATTGTCGTTTCACTTCTGGTAAATGTACTTTTATCAATGCAATTTCAACGGCTGTTTTCCGTTCTGCATCCATAAAACCATCTTGCATAAATTCCACTTTTGCATTATACTCTGCTAGTTTTCGTTGTAAATACTGTCTATCATTTGTACATGGATTTTTTAAAGTTTCCGCATTGAGCAAACAAACGATTGCGCCGCCGTTCCTCTGTTGCATTTCTAAAGCCTTTAACAAGTGTTTACAACCATTAGAAAACGGAGGATTCATAATAATAAGGTCGTATTCTTTCATCGTGTCGTATGTCAGAAAATCATTATAGACAACTCTATAGCCTTTCCCTTTAAGGATGTGTTGTAAGTTCTGATCCTCCTCTATGCAATCTATATCATAAGAAAATTTATTGTAAGGTGTACTATAAAATTTTTCCTTCTTCTTGATTGCCTCAATAATATTTCCGCTTCCGGCTGATGGTTCTAAAATGCTATGAATCATTTTAAAATCAATATCACATAACATTTTATTTATAATTGCTTCCGGTGTCGGGTAAAAATCTTTGTTATCTGTAAACATATTTTTCATTCCTTCCATTATATAAGGCGGTAACGTGTACCGCCTTATATGTTATCCTGTTTGTAGTGCTTCTGTTGGGTTATACTTAAAAATAAACCCATGTTTGAAGGTGCTATAATAACCCTGAATCGTTGCAAATTTCCGCTTAACTTCTGCAAAATCTGTTTTGCTTAGCTCCTTTTCAGGTTTTACAACCCAGATTTTTGCCCCTGTTTGAGTGTGTTCATCCTCTGTAATAGTGTAATTTATAGTTTCTTTTTCTGCTTCTGCTGTGGTTTCTTGCGTTGTCTCTGTCGGCTTTTCCTCTGCCGGTTTCGTTGGTGTTGTGGTTAGTTTTTCTGTCGGATTCTCTTTAAAAAGAAAAGCATGTTTAAACTTTGAATAATAACCGCCCAAAGATTTAATATATTTGTTTACGGTTATATACTCTTCACGGCTTAAATTTTCCGCAACCTTCACAAGATATATTTTGCTATTGTCGCGCGTGTCGGTGTCCTCTGATACTTCATATGTATAATTATTTACGTTTATTTCTTCTGTTATGGCTTCTGTGGTTTCTGTCGTTGTTGTGTTCTTCTTCTCTGTTTTAATTGTCTTTTTAACGACTTTTTCTACTTCATGCGGTGTTTTTACTTCTTCAATATGACACCATGCAAGACTTCCTTTTTCAAACCATCTGATAAAATTATCAGTAATAAACCAATAATTGCCGCTGTTTGCCGTTCCTGTACATTCCTTCGTTAGCTTTCCATTTAGCTTGTACGCATGATATAAAATTTTTCCGTCTTCATATTCTGTTTTATGGATTCTGTAAACATAGCCTTTATTATGACCATAATTGAAAGAACTCTTTACAATAAAACACTGACCGTCTTTTATACTTCCACTTGCATCTTCAACAACTTTATTTTCTTTCTTGTACTCTGTAACTGTTATTTTTTCATATATAGTGTCGTCACCGTCACCAAGTAAGCCGCCACAAGTAGTATCAATTTTATTGATAAATGCTTCAAATTCATTTATTAATGCAAGATCTTTTTCCATGTCTTCTGCATGACTTTTTGCGGCTTCTTCTGCCTGTTCCATAGTAGAATAATAGCCACGATTAAATATATCTTGTGCATATTTTTTTGTATATGCGACTTTATCTTTTTTGAATTTTTCCATACCTTCTGCATAATGTGGATAATTATAATAATTATCTACTTTTGCATATTTTAACACACCGTTACCCTTTGCGATATAAACCCCCTCTTTTTCTATATGCCAATTCATGCGCGGAGGGTTCTCCATGTGACCGGGAATTTTTCCAGTAATAATATATTGTTCCGCTTGTTCTTCCCGTTCTGATGCTTTGTTTTTTAATTTTTCAAGCATCTTTTGAGCTGTCGCTGTTTCGCCTTCTGTCGCGCCTCTTTCCGTTGTCAACTCCTGTAATTTATTTATTTTTTCATATATGGAATGGTCAACCGTTCCAATATTAGTATACTGTTTTATTTCCTGTTCTTCCGTTGCACTATAAACATTGAAACAAAAAATATAGCCGTTCTTTTCTGCTACTCCGTCCCAATATGCCGGATTATAATAGTCCGTCATGCAGTCGCTTTCATCTGGTTTATAACCGTAAACCTTCCAGCCTTCCATATTCATTAGTTTATGTGCAATCATAACTCCCACTTCTCTATAATCATAATACGTTGACATAAAATTAACCTTCTTTCTATTATTAAATTTCTTGTCTTTGTTCCTGTTTAATAAACACTTTTTTGTCTTTTACTTCATACATATTTAACATCTCCTTTGTATCGTTCTATTCTCTTTTTATTTTCTCATTGATACACTTAAAAACATTGAAAACAGGCTTTACATGCGGAGCAATACCCGATATTTTACAAAGTATTAACAGATGTATGTTAAATGTAAATTATTACATTATCGCATTTGCTGCTGTTGTAATATGTTACATTTATTTATTTGTTGCATTTGTAAACTTTTTGAGTGCATCGTCAAAAAATAAAAACTTGTTTCAGACCTCCTGACCTTCCTAACTTGCTCCTTAGTCGTTTTCATTTATACAAAGTAACCGCTTTTCATTTGAGCACTTCGGCTTAAAAAATTCCCTTGTATATGTATAGATACAGTCCTATATTTTATTGTCAAAGTTCAAATAAGAAAAATAACTCTTGACATTTTAACAAGTATAAGTTATAATACTTTTAAGGACTTACGAAAAGGAGAAAACTCCTTTTCTGCCTTAAAGTTAATTATTTGCGTTAATTTCTAACGCTTCGGCTTCGGTACTATATAAAATGCCGTCAGCCTTTCCGATATATCCAAAATCAGTATACATCGGAACACCCCCTTTCAAGGCTTAACAGTGGAGTGTTAAAGCCTTTTTTATTTTTAAAGATATAAGACTTATTGACACGGCTTATATCACCATTTACAGACTTATTGATACTGCTATAAATGTTAAGGGGTTATTTACTTGTACAATGTACATAGTCAATATGTCTATTGACTATGTATAAGGTTTATTTCCCTTATCTTTAAATATATTATAGCATAGGTTAATCTATTTGTCAATAGATATATCTATTTTAGTTAGTTAAATAGTGCATAATATAATAGGTATATCTATTATGCTATTTGTATACATTGCACATATGATGTGTTATTTTTTAGATGTTTGACAAATTATTTTTTATATACTATAATATAAAAAAAGGAGGGTTTAATAATGAAAACCGAAAAAAAAAGTACATATAATGCAGATGCACAAAAACGATACAACGCAAAAACAATATTATTTGCCGTCAAATATTATCCTACTGATATAACCGACGGAAAACGCTTAAAACAATTTTTAGAGCAAAACGGGCAGAGTGCAAACTCATATTTAAAATCTTTAATCAAAAAAGACCTTGACGAAAAAAATTTTTATATTGATAATGATTGATAAAATATTTTAAAAAAGGATTGATTTTTTTATGACGGACGGAACAAAAAAAAGTACATATAATCCAGTAGCACAAAAAAAATATGATCAAAAAAGAAAAAAATTGCTTGTACTGTTTTTAATGAAAAATACGATATTATAAAAAAACATTCCCAAGAAAATGGATTTACAAGTATTAACAGTTATGTTTTGAGTTTGATTGATAATGATCTAAAATCTGATAATGATTGAGCGGTTGAGGTTACGGACGGAATACAATGACGGAATAATATAATAGTTAGATTTTGTATAACTGATACGATGTGATGTTTTATTGTGCCGAGCGGTGCAGTTAGATTTTGTACAATTAATTTAATTATGTTGTAGTGCCGTTTTTGATTGATTTTTATATGAATTTGTTATGTTGATATGGTTTATACAGATTATTTAATGTTAGATTTTGTACAATTAAAATTTTTTAGGATAACAAAAAATCACATTCGATATAACGAACCCAAACACCGAATAAACTTTTAATTTTTATTGACGGCACAACAGAAAATAAAACAATTACGGAGGTGGTAGTTGCTACTCAGAAAAAATATAAATATGATACAGTTAAAACGGTGTAATATATGTATATTACACTGTTTTTTAGTGTTGGAATATGCTAAAATGAGGGGGTATATTTACATTTGAAATAGGAATCCATTGCTGAAAAACGACCATAGCAGTTCCATTCACACGACACTTAAAATTCTCAACCCCCACCTACAAAAATCACTACTCCCCCTCTCCCCAAACCAACAACCTCTAATCGGTAAGTCGTTCGATGGCAAGTTCGATGAATTTCCCAACAAAAATCTATCAAATTCCAAATTCACTATCGTCTCTAAACCCACCTATTTCACCATCTTCCACCTCTCTTCCAATCCCAAAACATAAAATCCCCAATAAAAACTACCCTTTAACGAACCCACATTACTTTTATCAGAAACAACTCATCTCGCATTTTAAAATCCAACCTTTATCACATCACAAAACCCCTTGTATTTCTAGCAAAAAATCATTTCGAATTTATTTCACTTACTTTCTTTCACCGAACCAACATTTTTAACACTTAAAAATTTTACACCGACTTCGACAATAGAGCCATATTTCATTATAGCTCTTTTTTATTGTCTAAAAATTCCTATCAATCACCTAAATAGAGAATATATATATACATCCTACCCCCATACATAAAACACGATATAAATAGGAAGAAACTCAGTCAAATTTGCAAAGAAAATCTAATAAAAATGAATTTTGATACTTTATCTTGTTGTGTAAAAAGAGAATATACATATATAATCAAAAATCAAGGAGGCTTTTACATGAATAAATATGAAATACAAATTACAAACCCTAAAACAGGCTATACCGGCACGATTATAATTAATACTTCTCACGGAAACAAAATTCGTGAAATCGCCGAAAATAAATTATACAATTACATAAATATCAAACCTCAATTATTAATCAACAATTATTGGGCAGAATATTACCAAAAACATTTTTCACAATTTGAAATCAGTCACATAATAAAAACAGAAAAATCCTTTTCAAATGCTGACGATTATGATATAATATGTAAAAAGTATAGTAAAGGAGAAGTTTGTGACATGGAAACTATAGATATTTACGATTATATGTATTGGGGAGATTACAACGCAAAAATTAAAGAACTTGCAGAAAAAGCCCTCCCTGAGAAATGGAGTTTTGAAGACGAAGATGACTATTCTATTTTAAAAAATTATTTAAAATACACATTTAACAAACTCCAAGAAGAAGATAAAATAATTGAGACTGATTCATATTGTGTATTTAATACTGGACTATTTTCTCATTATTATGAGCCAATATACGCATACGGTGAATTAAACCGAAATGAATCGATAGCGGCATCAAGATGGTATTTTAAAGGATTTAAAGATACTTATGAATTAGGAATTTTGGATATTGTAGAAGAATTCCCTGAAAGAGCCGATTATTTTTCTGATCCATCAAGACTTGTATTTAACTGGCATTTAAAGGTCAATAAAAATTATAAACATATTCTTGACGATTTGGACACATCAAATAGATTGCCCAATTCAATAAAGAATAGTGAACGTCCGCTTGAAACTCTTAAAGGAGTTATAGATACCGCCATACAAAAAGTAATTGCAAACTATAAATTAGCCGTTCCCCACTATTATCAAAACAAAATACAACTTCTTGTTCCTTTATGTTTTGGAAAAGATGATAATCCTGATGTAGCTTTAGTTTTGGATTTAATGAAAAGTGGATATTATCAAGCAACAACTTGTCTTTCTATGCAAATGGCATATACAGATGCAAGACTTATTGCAAAACCTGAATCTAATTGGTTAATGGCTGAAAATATTAAAGAACAATAATATTATAATATAAGACACTTTCGAGTGTCTTTTTTTGTGCATAAAATTAAAATCATTCATCATTTTTATTTCAATGGAGAATATCCTCAATAGATATTGTTAATATAGTCAATAATTTTTTTGAACTATTCCCTAATCCAAAAAAACATTATACAAAATGAAAAATAACAAAAGAGAATATATACATATAACCAAAAAATAAATTACAAATCAAAAAGAGGACAAAAATTATGAGAAAGAAAAATTTAGAATTAAAAACAACCAATAATCAAATAGACGCATCAACACAAACACCCATCGAAATTGCATTAAAAATTGATGAAAATGGAATGACAACAGCAAGCCAATTATATTCATTCTTAGAATTACATCCAGCTCATTTTTCAGATTGGTGTAGAAGGAATATTAAAAACAATAAATTTGCTACAAAAAAATATTGATTACTTCCCGTTCACAGTAGAAAGTGAACGAAACAAACCAAAGAATCCAAAACCAAGAACCGATTATAAACTTACATCAGATTTTGCAAAGAAATTATTAATGACTATGGAAATAATGAGAGCCATGAATAATCCATGTAATATTTTATCTGATGATAAAATACAACACATTTACAAACATCTTATAGAGAATATATAAGTAGAATAAAAAAACAATATGGAGGAATTTAAAATGAACAACTTAAAATTAATCACAACAGAAAACTTTGGAGACCTATCTTGTAACTTTTACAGGAATATGAATGACGACATACTTCTCACAAGAGAACAAATCGGACAAGCATTGGAATATTCAGATCCTATGGTAGCAATCGGAAAAATTCATAAAAGGCATCCTGATAGACTTGACAATTTGTCATTTACCAATTTGGTAAATGGACATCAAGTTTATTATTACACCGAAAGAGGAATTATGGAAATTTGTCGCTGGTCTAATAGCAAACGTGCAAACGAATTTATGGATTGGGTATGGGACATTATTGAAAGTTATAGACATAATGAGTTAAATATATCACAAAATACTCAGCCATTAGCCGATGCAATCACCACTCTTACTCAAACAGTAATTAAACTACAAGAAGATGTATCTTCTCTAAAAGAATCCACATCAAAGAAACAGACTCCTGAGAAGAAATACTCCCGTTGGAAAACGAATACATTCAAAAAACTTGCCATTATCACTCAATTTGCAAATGAACATGGGCAGGACTTGCAACTGAAAGACTCAATACATATTACCGTAAAAGAATTTGAAGATACCTATAATATAGAATTATCTGACTATGTACAAGCCTATAAATCAGAATTCGGTATGGAAAATAACCCATATGTGATAAATGTGATAGACCATTACAAAGAAATCAGAGATTTGTATACTATGACATTGGATGGTATTATGCAAAAACTTAATCTTCAAACGGAGAATAATACAGTGACGAAAAATATATTCGACACTCTTGCAATGGAATTGTGTCAAGAAGAAAACAAAGGAGAATGATATTATGAAAAACATAGCATTAGAAACAACAAATTTTGATTTTTATGGAGATGAACTCATTGCAGTTCAAGATAACGCAACCGGCGAAATTTATACTTCTATCAATGCAGTTCTGAAAGGTATAGGATTTAAAAAGAAAGATTCAATCCGTAGAAAACGTGAAAAATGGATTGAAGATTCTGTAATCTCAAAAGGTATTACTATTTTTAATATCCCTACGAATGAAAATGAAGGGGTGATTAAAAAAGACCACTCCTTTTCAAATAACCAAGATACTTATTGCATTTCACAACGCAAACTCCCTATTGCATTAGCCAAAATAAATATTACACCAAAGATGAAACAAACTCAACCAGAATTAGCAACAAAATTAGAATTATATCAAGACAAATGTGCAGATGTATTAGCATCGGTGTTCATAGATAAGAAGTTTACAAATGATATAAACGCTGAATTCTTAGCTGAAAGTATCTCAAATGCAATAACCGTTGCATTACAACCTATAACTGAAAGATTAGAAAAGATAGAACAAACACAAATTAATCGTTATCTATCATCAAGAAGATATCCATCAGCATGGTATAAGAAGATTGCTCCAAAATACAAAATGCTTATGGAATACTTTGACTGCACGAGAAGTGAGTTATATTCAAGTATATATAAAGAACTTGAGGATACATATGACGTAGACATAAATCAAATTCATGAAGATTATTGCTATGAAAATAACTTACTCAAAGATGAATGTTATCCAATGGACGCAATAGAACATCATACTCAATTAAGAGACGCATTAACATTACTTATAGATAGTAGTCTGATTAAATATGGATTACAAACAGAAGAACAAATCAAAAACTTTAAAAGAGAAACATTATTTGATAGACCTCCGATTAAACAGAGAATAACATATATAGAAGATAAGATTTAATTCAATAAGATAAGATTTAAAAAAGACTATTTCATACAAGACATAACACAACAAAAAATGTAATTCAACGAGTGAGAATTGAGCTATGCGAAATTCCACTCGTAATAGTCTGTCTTCTTAAACTGTTGTATATCTTCTTTCAGTTCAGTTGACGTACACGGATGTAGCCTCAAAATTCACATTTCAAAAAAATTGACGTATATGAAAGTAGCCTTTCCCGAACTCTCGTAGGTTTATCACCAAACTATAGAATATTAAACAAAGGAGAAAATTCATGAATACTAAATCAGAATATTTTACTCGTTTCCCCAATGATTATGTACAAGGAAACATAAAAACAAAATATGGAATAAGTCGAAAATTTTACATTACGTATATTCTCATAGACAGATATAGGTCATACGAAGATTTTAGCTGGATAACCATACGGAAAATATTAGAGTTTTATGGTTATAAGACTACAAAACGGAAACCTAAAGCTTTTCATGATATTTTGGATGTATTGGAATATATGATTAACAATAAAATGATTGAAGTAAAGCAAGATTTAGATTCTATTGGATATGATACGGGAATAGAAATCAAAATCATTCCAGAAAATTTCGATGCAACTGAAAATTTTTCAAAAATCACTTCATCTCAATTGGATTTTATAATGATGGGCGAATCGAGTATTAATAAAGAGAATATATTAATGGCATTTCTTTATATCAACTCATACATATATATCCGTCCAAAGAAAAACGACAATGAGGAAATTATGTATAATCCCGAAACTCGACCAGAAGCGTTTTGGAGAAGTATGCAATCTATGGCTAAAGATTTGTCAATGTCTAAAGATACGCTTAATCAATGTCTTTCATATTTGACTTCTAATGTTGATGATAAACAACCACTTCTTATAAAAAAAGAAGTCGGAAGTATTCAACCAGACCCCTCTCAACCACCACAAAATACTCCCAATATATATGTCCTTAATAAAGAGGGTTATGAACAAGAGATTGAATGGGCGATTTATAAAATGTTGCAAATTTACAATGTTGAATCTTTTGGTGAGTTGACCGGCAATTATAAAGATTAATCAAAATTCGTTTCCTCACGGAGAATAATATATTAAGAAAGGAAAACTAAATGAATAGATACAAAGTGACATTTTCAGATGATACAATTATGAGACTTTACGCAAACACAAAAGACACTCTCCCCATCCCCTGTTTTAATGATAAATCACTTGTTTCAATAGAACGAGATACAGATATGTCGTATATGAAATATATAGATTATATTAAAACGGGAGATTTTATCGGATATGATTATAGACATAGAGAAATTTACAAACACATAACTCCATCCGGTCGTATATATGTGAGAATATCTAAGGACGAAAGTGATGGTGTGTATTATGAATATGCAGATTATCAAGATTATCATGGACAACTTATAATGCCAATAGGTTGGACTTGTACAGATCCTGATAAAGTTTATAATTTGTTGTTATCTTCATATATAGATTATTCAGTTATTCAGTTTAGACGTTTTGGAGAATCAAAATTAACCAAACCCAAGGAGCTTAAAGGAATTAAACAATTATGCAGTGTAGATTACATTCCTAAGAAAAATAAATCATCTCTTTTCTTAAGGAAGAATGATGTATATGTAAAACATACTGATTATTTTTCACCAATATGGCAACCACCCGCAAATGACATGGGTAAACCAGTTGCTTATTATCTAAAGAAATATTTTAATCAAACACCAAGTGGAAAAAAGTTTGTGTATGATGACAATTGGGCTTCTATTGTTTTGCGGAGTGAGGCTTGGATAAAAATAAGTAATCTAAAAAGTTTTCTTCTAAATAGAGAATATTCAAGTGTAGATATTGCAAGATTGATTTTAGATTCACAAAAGAAAGAATCTCATACTCCTCGAAATCTTACTATTGCTGTCGATTTAGAATGGGAAAGATATTGGCAACGTGTAGTAGAAGGATTAAGAGAATGTATAAATGATTAATTCTTTGACGAATAACTACAACATTAAAACTTTCAGAAAGGCGGTGATGTGTAACATAAGTGAACACAATACATTAATTTCGTTATTTCTCATTTTAAAGAGAGAATATATATTTAGAGGGCAAAATTCTTAAAATAAAAAAGAGCCATTCCCTATTAAACAGCTCTTGAATCTTTATCTTATCGTGAACCTTCAATCTGAACAATTCCGAATAGGCGGATTGAGATTTCATTATATTCCCCATTGTCTATGAATTGTGCGGTTATTTTGAATCCAAAGTATAGTACAATGAATACTAAAACAACCAATGTAAGACAACCGACAATATGAGCGGCTAAACGATGAGATTTCTTGCACCGTCCTGCGGTGCGGAAAAAGTCAAACAAATTTTGTCCTCTGCCATATGGCAACCACTTGCCATATTCTTTCTACTGGGTGTTTACTCCAACTAAATTGGCTCATGACTTATATACATCTAAAATGTATCGCATTCGGCACTGCCCAGTAGGAAGATTATATCATAATTTCGTTCTTTTTGCAAAATGCAAGGAGAATATATAAATGTATCCTCTATTCCCTATTCCAACAACCAAAGAAAGCCTCCGTAAATAAATACGGATACTCCCTTCTTAGTGACGACACTTGTACTTAAAAGAAAAGTGAATGTCACCGTGATTATATTCGATATTGCAAGTCCCGTCTATGTTGTTTCTATGATGAAATTTGCAAATAATCAGAAACATTGTAAGTGTGCACAAGGTTAACAATGTTATATAAATATGATTGTTCGCAAATCTTAGGATTTGCAATATCAAATATAATATGTCTCGACATATCGTCATTAAGTTCCTCCTTTATCCGGCAGGAGGAATATGGCAAACAGCTCAAAAAATATCTAGACAATTACAATTATATCATTTGTCTAAGTAAAAATCAAGAAAATTATGTAATTAAGAAAGGAAAATACAAATAACACATGATAACAGATAGATACATACCAGATCCTGCTGAATACGCAGGAGAAATAAAATTTACAAATTGGGGAATGAAGAACGGAGACATTCACTCTCGATCTTATATTGCTGACAACATAAGATCAGATGAAAGTTTTAATAAATATTGTGAAAGGCAAACATTTAGAGTTCGTGACAACAAAAATAAATAATTATAACATACGAAAGGTGATGGTTGGTTATAACTAAGATTCAATACACAATGATGAAACTTCCTATAAGGGAGATTATTAAACAAGAATATGATGTTAAAATTGATAAAAACGAAGCTATGTCAAATGAATATCTTATAAAACAAGGTGATTCAATAATATTTGATCAAATAAAAAGATTACGAGGATATACTTCGTCCCATATATCCGAAATGGTATTAATTGTAGCCAAAAAGAACCCTAAAACAGAAAAAGAATTAAAGAAAATTTTAGATGAAGGGTTTTATCTTAATGGAATTCACTATAATCGTTTTGGTAAATCGGCTTCTCAGGGGAAAGATGGAATCACAGCTTTTGTTTGTGATGAAATTTTTGAAGAGTTATATATGATTACTCAAATGGATATCCCCATTGACGAATGTGTCATTTCAAAGTATGAAGCTCAAAGATGTCTACCATTTAGTTCTTGTACTCTTATTGAAGGATATATGCCTAATATCGTGATAATTGGTGAATACGAAAAAACTCTTTCTAACCAGTTAATCAAATATGTTGTAGAAAAAAAGAAAGAGTTTACGGATAAAGCTACCGGCGAAATAAAATCTTATATTTCTCGTGAAATAGAAGAAGGTTATAGAGATATTAATCTATCCCCTTTTGATGGATGCGGTTGTCACGAATTAGAATTTACACAAGAGATAAGTAAACAGTTGAATTTAGATTATACTGTCATAGGAACTCAAGTGAGACTACCTTTTATAAAAGGTTATTCTGTATATGTGCCATTCCGTGAAATTTTGAAAGAATGGGGATATGAGTTTATTACTGATATTTATGGTTGCAAACATAATATTGAGGATATAGATTGTATTTGGAATATTTCTATGTTCAAAGGTCACAAAATTTTTAAATCTAAATATGGTAATAATGCATGGGAGAAATATATGCAAACAATAGCCAAATACCATTTTAAACTTGGGATAAGTAAATATAGTCATCATGTTAAACATTTAAATAAATATACTAGAATGAATTTTCAATATCTTCAGTGTTTAGATTTGTGGAATCCTAAATATATTGAGGCTTATGAAAACAAAAATAAAAAAGAATATGATATTTTAGATGACGATAATAAAGGCAAAATTATTGAGATGGCTCAATACACTACATCTTTATTTGAGAAGATTATAAAAGGTGATAAATTTTATACATATAAATTTATGGGTGTAAACGATACTGAAAATTATGAACCCGACAGCAAGTATCTTAAGGCTGCGTTAATTAATGATGTTATGTTAAAAGATCCAGCTATCAAACAGTTCATTTACAGAAAATTAAAGAAAGCCATTGATGAGGCAAAGGTTGGGAAAATATATTGTTCAGGATTTTATCATACTGGTATCGGAGATATGATTGGATATTTACAATATGCAGTAGGATTAACTCCAGTTGGTTGTTTAAACGAAAGAGAATTTTATAGTGCTAATTTTGAACAAGGTGATTGCGTGTCATTTCGTTCTCCATTGGTAGATCCTTCTGAAGTTAATAAGATAAAAATTGTTCGTAATGATATTGTCAATAAATGGTTTAGACATTTTCAAGATCAAGATGTTGTAATGTTTAATATGTATGATATTTCAGCACCTCAACAAGGCGGAGCTGACTTTGACGGAGATATTTTCTTACTATGTAATGACCCTATTATCATAAATTCTAAAATTGACAAGTTAATTATTTTAGATATTGAAGATAAAATCACGGCAAAATCAAAGCCATATACAAAAGAGAATCTTATTGAATATGAGGTAATGACACGTGATAATCGTATAGGTGAAATTACAAATGTTGTTACCGGAATTGAGAATAAATACACCATGAACGATGAAGTTAAGCAATTATACTCAGATTATTGTTCTTTGTTGCGAATTTTCCAAGGCAAAGAAATTGATTTCCTAAAAACTGGTTTTCGTTGGCATATGAATAAAGGTCTTCGTAAATATTTAAAACAACTTCCCTATTTTCTATTATATAATTATCCAAAAAAATTAAAAACATACTTTTCTATAGTCGAAAAGAATAAAAATAAATCACCTGATGATAAACTCCCTTTAAACGCATATCATTCCCCTTCCCCTATGAATGAATTATGTGATTACATATGTAGTTGGGAAAAACATAATATTCTATGGGATAATTGTTTGTCAGACTTAGTTGATACTCGATGTTTAATTGTTAACAATGATATTGATTTATCTGATAAAAAAGTAATAAAGATATGTCGTAAATACATTAATGAATATGCCGAGACAATGCGTAGACATATGAATTTGAAAAATGAAGATTTCGATTTGAATTCAGTTATTGATAGTTTTAAAGACAGTTTATCAAAAGAACTTGGTATTGATGAAGAGACAATTGCAAATTATGTTATAAAAACTTCATACAATTCTTTTTCAATCAGTAAATCATTTGCGTGGTCTGCTTACGGAGAATATATTATTGAAAATTTGAAAAATAATACTAATCCAAAGAAAAATATCTCTATCCGTGAAGTTCCATATTATACGGACGGTGCATATGAATACCTTGGTAAGTATTATGAATTTGAGGTAGGTGATTCATATTTACAGTTGTGACGATATTTATCTTTATGAAATAATTGAAGATTATAAGAGTGCCAATTTCTCTAAAAAAGATGAGATTTTCACAAATTTTTGTGATTCAATATGGCATTCAGAGAATAAAAGACGTACATACAAGAAACATATTACATTTTCTGTTGCTCCGAATATATTAAATACAGAGATAGGACAAGTATTTGATATATGGTCATCTGTTGAATATCGTTATTATAAAGTTATGACAAAAGATGGAGACTGGCAATCTATCATACGTCAAAAAATTAATAACCTATATACTCGATATTTTGATAAAAATGTTATTTTGTCTGAACAATATATGAATTTGCTTAAAACCCCTAAAAAATTGTATTATGATTATTTACATGGAGTGGATATGGATTCTTCAGAATTAACAGCAATCATTGATAACGCAATGGATAATGCTAATAATTTAAAGATTAAATTACAAAAAGAAAAAATGTCTTTAAGTTGGGTTAAATATAAAAAAATAATTGAAGAATTTTTAAGAAAAGCTTTTGATAATTGCAAGTTAATTGAAGATTTTGAGGATAAAACAAAATTAAATAACATATATGATTTTATGACAGAAGACCACTTCTATGTAGGTTACATTAATAAAACCTTAGAAGGAGAGTTAATGAAATATCAAAAAAGATATTATGGATTACCTCAAAATTCAAGAAAAGGTTATATTCGATGCAAACTATGTGGAGATATGATTGTACGCACTAATAATAAGAAAATGTATTGTGAGAAATGTGCAAATGCTAAGGAAAAATATCGAAAACGTAATAATGCATATAAATATCGAAAAGTAGCGAAATAGAAAATTCTACTTTTTCGCATACCTAAGCCATTTACAAGCATTTTTATGTGTGTATATATAAGATATGGGTAGCAAAGTAACTGAAAATATCGTTATGTGCCGACTTGGCTATTATGTCTTGTTGGCACATAACGTAAAAATAATCCAACAAATGCTTTGTTATGGGCACAAAATAACTCGGTGTAGATTGGTTAGTCACCATGCCGAGATTATATGAATGTTGAGTATTGACATAGAAGGATACTTTTATGTAGGTACTTTTGGTATATTGTGAAATATATCAAGTAGACGGAAACTGTCAATAACAAATATAAGTGCAAAACATTATCGCAGCAAAAAGTAGATTTCAGGACGTTGACGTAATAGACGCTCACTCGGTGAGAAGAATCTTGAGGTTTGTCAGGTGGAACTGTGCAAGATTGTAGAGAAAATCCAAATAAATCAATCGTGTCGTTGATATGCAGAAATGTGTGTATAAGTCCTGTTTATCGTCCGAGTAGCCCAAATCGACATTAAAATAAAACACATATAATAGAAGAAATTTATAAAACAAAAAATCTTTTCTGAATGACATGGGTGAAAGATAGAGGTAATCAGTCCTCTTTATTCTTGATGCTTAATGCATTGCTATAGAAGTAATGAGGTAGCTCCTTATTGCTCAGACTATAGCAGATAATGACTGAATATTGGTACGATTTTGTGTTTGTAAGGCGAAGGTCTGTTTTGTGTTCATTATAAAGCATTTGTTGGATTAATGAATGTAAAATCAATATGCTTATAAGTAATAATACTACTATTTGCGTAATTGAATAAAAATTCAAAGCCATTGGTGATATTTCACCAGTGGCAATCCCGTTTCTTTTTAATTTGAAGTTTAATTATTAATGAATTATTCTTGTATTTTCTTTTAAATTGTGGTATTATAGAGATGGAAGAGATAAATTATATTTTTCGGCATATAATATATTCATTGATTTTAAAGGAGATGAATGTATGTCGAGCGAGAATGAAAGATTTGGTGATATTATGCCTGTAATTATTGAAAGAATTATAAGATTTGAAAGAGCTGAAACGGATGCCTTTATTAAACAACAAAATAAACGACTTGCTCAATTAAGAGCAATAGAACGAAGAAAAAAAGAAGGTAAAAGAATACAAACGAAGCCAATAATCGAAGAATTACAACGTGCAGGCATTTTAGATGAGAATGGTGATTTGGCTATACCTTATCGTGACGAGGAATAGCAGTATGAATAATACTAATGAAAAATCTCATTTGATGTATTCTACTCTCCCAAACATAATTATTGGGTTTCATGGTTGTGACCAAGAAGTTTTTAATAAAATATTATATGAGCATAAACCATTTAAGCCTAGTACAAATGAATATGATTGGTTAGGTAATGGAATGTACTTTTGGGAGCAAAATTTGGAACGTGCATGGGAATGGGCTACTTGTGGAATGACTAATCCTAAATTAAAAATTGAGAAACCAGCTGTAATTGGTGCAGTGATTGATTTGGGATATTGTTTGAATTTACTTGATAGTTATAATATACAAATGTTAAAGTTGCAATATGAACTTTTCACTGCTAAAATGTCTATTCTTGATAAACCTACTCCGAAAAATAAAAATGTTAAAGGTAACAATGATTTATTATTACGATATTTGGATTGTGCTGTTATAGAAGATCTGCATAAAGATATGAAAGATAATGGTTTAAGACCTTATGATTCTGTCAGAGGAGTTTTCTTAGAAGGCAATCCTATCTATGAGACCTCTGGATTTCGAGAACAGTCTCATATTCAAATCTGTATTCGTAATCCAAATTGTATAAAAGGTTTCTTTGCTCCGAAAGAAATTGATGATAGTTGGCATACACCTTAATTTAATAAAGAAAATACAGTTAGAGTCAGTTATAGTAACTGGCTCTTTTTTTTGTGCAAAAATATAGCAGGTTGGTGTAAAAGTAGCATATAAGACTCATTATCTTATGATAGACGTGCAATTCGTCTACCTGCCCCCATTAAGTGATATTTCATTGAGCATTTCACACGTACAAAAGAAATGCACGCCCTTTGTGGCAAATTTAATAGAAAGAAGTGAAAGGCAATTAAACCCGTTTCCAAAGAAGAATTGAATATCCTCATTAAAAATGGCATTATCGTCAGAAGTTCGAATGGTTATATTGACCCTGAAACACATTTTGTTGTAGGGCATTACAGAACAAAAGGCGGTGCTGGTCGTGTATATATTGAGGATGTGTATGCTGATAAGGCAAAAAAATTATATTTGAAAGGATAAGAAGGACATATGGCAAAGATAACAAAGGCAGTTTCTTTAAAGAATGCGGAAATAAATATGGAAGATATGACAATCACTGAAACAACAAAAGATGATATAAAAGTATATTCATTGGACAAGTTGTTGGCGGACTGGAATCATATAAGCGGTATCTCTCTTACGATTAAGCAGGACAATGATATTCCTGCCGATGAATAAGCGTAAGGGCGGTGGACGTTATTAAGTTTGAAAGACTTCAAGATGAAACTGAGGAAGAACTTATTTACAGAATTTGTTCTCAAAAAGACATAATAGGAACTTGGTCTGACGTTGCAGTGGTAATCAATAAATTAACAGGAAACGATTTTGGCGAAAGTACATATCGAAAGAAGTTTCAATCTTTCCAAAAAATGTTAAATGCAAATCAGAGTACGTTTAGTGAGTCAAGTGAGCAACTCAAAGAGATTGAGTTGCAAAAGCGTGAGTTGGAACGTGAGAAGATAAAATTCAGAGATGAACGAAATGCTTGGCAAAAGCAAAATTATATTGATGCCCGTGTGGAACAAAAGTTAGATTTATTGGAAGAACAATTACTTTCACAAGGTAAAGTAAATTTTGAAAAGCATGGTGATGTAAATATATCGTCTAATAACGACATACTTGTAATCCTTAGCGATTTCCACATTGGACAAACCTTTTCTTCTCCTTGGGGCGATTATAATTCTGATATTGCTAAGAGAAGATTAAGTCGGTTATTAAGCGAGATTATAGAAATACGTCAGTTATACAATTCTGAAAACTGTTTCATTTCGTTGCAAGGTGATATGTTGAGTGGAAATATTCATAAAACAATTCAAGTCACTAATAGAGAAAACGTTATTCAGCAAATTAAAATTGCCAGTGAATTGATTTCTTCTTTTTGTTATGAATTGAGTAAACATTTTGCGGAAGTTTATATGTCAAGTGTTGTAGGCAACCACTCAAGAATAGATAAAAAAGAAGAAGCATTGCACGATGAAAGACTGGACGATTTAATCACTTGGGGCGTAAATTTATCTTTGAAACATATAGAAAATTTCCATATGTTAAACAACAATCTTGACAACGGCATTTCTTTGATGGAGATTCGAGGTAAAAATTATATTAATGTGCATGGCGATATGGACGCATATAGTAAGAATGGTGTTTCTAACTTATGCATGTATCTTGGATATATTCCATATGCAATTACGTATGGACATCTTCATACTTGTGCAGTAGACGAAACAAATGGAATAAAAATGATTCGTGGAGGTAGTCTTGCAGGAAGTGGAGATTCATATACGATTGAGAAACGATTGTCGGGAAAGGCATCACAGATGGTATGTGTGTGTAATAAAAATGGAGTAGTATGCTACTACCCTATTGAGTTAAATTAAAAAAATAATTGTAAGAATGAAAGGAAAATTAATTATGAAGAAAAACGATATTATTATAACTTATGCAGAAAAGAACAATGTAACAAAGAAGGCAGCAACAGAAGTTGTTGGTTCAGTTATTGATATTATAAAGGACGGCATTTTGACAGAGGGTGTTGTTGATATTACTGGTTTTGTAAAGTTTACAAAGGTACATAGAGAAGCAAGAACAGGTAAAAACCCTCGTACAGGTGAAGCTATTGCTATATCAGCAAAGTATGCACCAAAGGCAGAATTCAAGAAAGCATTTAAAGATCAAATCAACGAATAATAGTGAGGTTAAACATATGAAGAATTACATAGTAGATGATATGGAAACTTTGGCAGATGATATTATATTTGAACTTGATCATCAGTCAAAAGTATTTAAGAATATATCGGTAATTGGACATTATGAAGATATTGAACCAATTATAAAAGAATTGGCTTGTTATGATGATGTTTACTTCATATCACTTGAGATAGGTTTGAGTGGCGTGGTTGAGTATGATGATGAATATATTTTATCTATCAACAACGAGTATGAGGTTTTCGTTGAACCGGCTAAGAGAAATGACAAATATTTCAATTATGATAGTGAGGTACTATATATTCTCAGTGATTGCTCGTCAAGACTAATTCATTGTAATTTGAATAAAAACGCAGAAGTTTATGAAGTGGATTATGCTGATGAAGTTGAAGAAGACTATGAAGATGAGTTGATTGATGATATTGATGACGGCAAGTATGTTGTTGTTAAATCAAATTTGAGTGATGATGAGATTAGAGACTTACTTGGTAGAGCAAGAGATAATCTTAATCATATGGATGAATGTTTTGCGGAAATGGACAGAATTCGTGAAATATTCGGTTGGTGAACTATATGAATTGTGAGAGTGTGTGAGAAATTGCACACTCTTTTTCTATGGGTAAAATGGTTTCTTTGTCGAGGTTCAATTCCTTGATTGCTCGAAATGTTATGTTTTTCGTTTATGAAACGGAGAATATTTTAGTAAAGGTCAAATGGTTTATTTGATAAAGAGTTAATATAGGGTGGTTGATGCTCCCCTCTCTCTGTTTCCAATTATAAATTAAAAATGATTGGAAAGTTTTAAAATAAAAGAAATTATTTTAAGAAATGAAAATGGTCAAGTTGTAACAAATAGTATTGAGGTTGCTAAGAATTTTGGGTGGCTTAATTTAGGTGTGTACGTAGAATTTGCCTATGTACACATTTTCTTTTGTATTAATGGAAATTTATTTATAATATTATTCCAAGCAATACTATAAAAAGCAACACACATACTGTACTTATGCACCATTTGGTGATATTGATTGGTATAAAAGTTTTGAGATTATGTTTGTATGAAAATTTAAATTGTTTTTCGATTTTAATTAAGCTTTTAAGAATTTTACGGTCTTCCTTTTCTATTTCTGATATAGTTTTCAAACATGCAATATTTAAGGTAATTCCAATAATAGACAGAATGGCAAAGCATATTTTAAGGTCTGATTCTCCTATCTTGTTATCTGATAATAAAGACAATAAGGAGATATAACCCGCAACTATGCCTGCTATAATTCCTAAATTTACAGTTATAACAACTTGTATACTGGAACGACATTGTAAGTGTTCAGATGTCAAAGAATCATATTGTTCAATTTTATATTTTTTGTTTCTATAATACATAACTTTGTCCCCCATTTCTTTGTTTTATTATATCATAAAAGTTTATTTTTAACAAATTTTGTTGTATGAAAGGAAGTGATTTTTATGGCAGAACGTGCAAAACGTATACAAATGTATGATGAAAACAAATTTCAAAACATAAATCCCGAAACTCTAAAATTATTTCAAAAATATCAGATAGATATGTCTATCCGTGATTTATCTAAAAATACAATTGATGCTTATAATGCAGACTTGAAACAATGGTTTATTTTTATGTACGACCATCAGTTTAACTTATCTGTTTTAGAGGCAACCGAAGATGATATTACGGAATATTACTATTGGAGAAAGCAACAAGGTAATAATGTAAATCGTCAAAAGAGGGTTATGGCTTCGATTTCTGCATTCTATAAATTTCTTCGAAAAAAGAAACTCATAAGAGAAACGCCGACTGAGTTTATAGATAGACCTAAAGCCGGACAACCCATTACAGTGCAAACATATCTTACAAAGGAACAAGTGCAATTAATGAGAGAAAAACTTGAAGAATATGGCGATATTCAATTACAAGCATATGCCTTTCTTTCGTTAACCACTATGGCACGAGTAAATGCTGTTGCCAATTTAAAATGGAAACAAGTTAATTTAGAAGAGAGAATTTGCACTGACGTTATTGAAAAAGAAGGTAAAATTGTAGAATTGAGTTTTTCAGTTGAAACAAAAAATTATCTTGAGAATCTGCTTCAATATCGCAAGGATAATAATATTGACGACCATGGATGGTTGTTCATTACACCTTATGTCACAGAAGATAAGCCAATACGAAATAGCACGTTGAATGATTGGTGTAAAAAGATTGGTGCGATGATTGACGTTCCTACTCTACATGCCCACGATTTCAGGCACAGCTACGCGACACTACTCAAGAACGCCGGCGTAAATTTGGAGGATATTTCCACTATGTTGAATCATGCCGGAACGGATGTAACTAAAAAGTTTTACATCAAAACTGATACTACCAAGGTTAGAAAATTAAAGGATAGTATTCAGATTTAACAACCCAACAAACAATAAATCAACAAAGAAAGAGTAGGTACCCCCTGCTCTTTTGTCATATTACGAAAGGAATCAATGATGATAACTTTAAATAAATACGGAAATCGTGAAAACAGAGTTTGGCTTGAATTGTATGGCTTATCAACTGACGAAAAACCAATTGAGAAGTTTGATGATATTTTCATAGGAAATTCAAGTACATACTATGAAATGGACACCAAAAATACATTTATGTATGACGAGGAAAATAAGAAATGGTGGGAAGTATAAAATGGACATTATAACACTTGCGGCTGCAAAGAAATACACAAAAGAAACCGCCGAAGGTCTTGGTGCTATTAAAGGACAAGACGGAGTATCCCCTACTATTTCAGTTGAGGACATTGACGGTGGTCATAGAGTAACTATTCAAGATAAAGACGGTATAAAATCATTTGAAGTTTTGAATGGCGATGGAGAAAATATTAAACCAATTTCCAATGAAGAAATTGAGAATTTGTTCAAGTAAGAGCTATCACTATATGATGGCTCTTATTTTGAGGCGAATTATATATGGTCATAAACGGTCGGCGTTTTTAAGTTCTTTCGATGGGACGTGACTAGTAAAAATGAGATAAAAAATAGTTGAAAAGGAGGAATATCTATTTGGCAGGAATAAAATCAAGAGAAGAAAGCATTCGTGAAGAAATGGACGCTCCTCTTAATTTAGATGTTAATGTCGATGTTAGAATACCAAAGTCTAATCAAATGACGGAAAAAAAATATAAATGTACTTGTTGTGGTGCTTCTTGGGATACACAGAAAAATCACTTTTCTAAATCAGCAGATGTATTATGGCAAAGCAATGATGGCTATATTCCTATTTGTAATTCATGTAGAGATGCTTACTATTATAAGCTTGTTGATTTATTTAATGGTAATGAAAGTAAGGCAATCGAATATTTTTGTATGCAATTTGGTTGGGTGTACGATATTGAAGGACTAAAAGCAGCAAAGCAAATATCAGCAGATAGATCACGTATTAGCCATTATGGTGCGAAGAAAAATTTGGGACAAGTTGCAAATATCGGCAAAACATATTTCGATTCTATGAAATATCATTATTTGCAAAAGCAAAGTGAAATAATTACATCTCGTGAGCAAGCAAAATCAGAAACTTCAACAATTTCCGCTTCTGCTGTTGACAGATGGGGTATTGGATTCACGGAACAAGACTATAAAAATCTTGATGAACATTACCGTATGTTGAAAAAAAATAATCCGAATTGTGATAATAATCAAGAAATCTTTATTAAAGATTTATGCAATATCAATATGTTAAAAATTCATGCTTTGCAATCAGGCGATTCCAAGGAATATGCTTCTCTTGTTGAGCAATATAGCAAGACATTTAAACAGGCAGGTCTTAGGACAATAGAAGAAAAAGATAATAGTAATGATGAATGTTTAGGCGTTACTCTTGCAGCAATTTCTCAATATACACCTGAAGAGTATTATAAAGATAAAACACTGTATAAAGATTTTGATAATATTGGTGATTACTTTGATAGGTTTGTAAAACGACCTTTGAAAAATTTGATGTTTGGAACAAACGAAAGAGATAAAGAATATCACGTAGAGGAAGATGATGGCATAGATGAATAAACAATTTAAATATGCGGACGATAAGCAAAAAAATCTATACAAAAAATTCCCATCTACTCATTATCTTAGTAATCCAGACAATGTAGACCATGTTTTATTGTGGAATACGTTTTTTAGAAGGAATCTCCATCGATTGGCAACCGATTATCTTGGCATTAAACTACATTTTTATCAAGCAATAATTTTATATTTTATGGGTATATCTCAACTCATTGCTATTATTGCATCTCGTGCTGCGGCAAAAAGTTTTATTATTGCTCTATTCTCTTGTTGTAGAGCGATAACTCGTCCATATTCCCGTATTGTTTTAGGTTCGGCTACCCGTGGACAAAGTAAATTAATAATTTCTGAGAAAATTGTTAATGAACTTATGGAAATGTCTCCTGCACTACGTAAAGAAATTCGTAGTATAAAAGACAGCCAAAATGAATCTGTTGTGTATTTTAAAAATGGAAGTACCATTAAGGTGTTTACTGCAAATAAATTTGCAAGAGGTCTACGATCCCATGTCGCTGTACGTGAAGAGTGCATGCAGATTGAACAAGATGTAGATAATTCGGTTATTTCACCATTCCAAACAATTAGGCAAGCTCCCTATATGTTAGAGGCTTGTTATTCTTCTATTGAAGCATTGAAGGAAGACCCTCAAGATGTTTATATAAGTTCATCATGGTTTGATGGTCATTGGGTTTGGGAAAAAATTGTTGATCCTAATTTTAAAGGCATGTTGAATGATAAGAATGTTTGCGTGTTAGCTTTTGATGAAAGTATAACATTAAAACATAATATTAGAACGCAAAAGCAAATGCAGTTAGAAAAACAAAAACAAGATCCTATTACATTTGCAATAGAATTTTTGAATTTGCGTCCAAAACAAAATGCATCGGCATTTTTCACATATGATATTCTTTTAAAAAATCAAGCATTAAAGAGGGTCTTCTATCCAAGAAATAATGACGATGTAAGATTAAAGAACAAGAATAAATATGCCATTCCAAAATTGGATGGTGAAATTAGAGTCGTATCATGTGACTTTGCATTTGTCGCTGGAGATAAAAATGATAATTCTGCTTATTGTTGTATTAGGGCAATTCCAGAAGCTACGACATATTCAAATGGCGATGATGAGTTACAAATAAAACAAGGTTATCGTAGAGAATATTCGTATATAGAAGCACCTAAAGGTGGAGATACAACATTGCAAACAATACGAATTCGAGAAATATTTGACGATTTTGAGGCTGATTATTTTGTAGTTGATGCCAGAAATTCAGGATCTCAAATTGTAATTAATCTTGGAAAAGTTTTATTCGATGAAGAACGCCAAATTGATTATAGTCCAATGAAAGCTATGAATAATGATACATATTCGGGTGTTGTTGCCGACCCAAATGCGAAGGAATGTATTTATACAATAAATGCCACTCAACAATTAAATAGTGATATGGCGTATGCATTTAGGCGAAATTTGCAAGAAGGTAGAATAAATTTTTTAGTTACTCCTACTGTAGCAAAAGATGAAATTCTTTTAAGTAATAAGGATTATACTAATGAATTGGACGTTGATAAACAGTTTGCATATGAAAAACCGTTTTATGAAACTCAAGCATTAATAAGCGAAACCGCTGAATTATTGTATGAAAAAAATCCACAAACTGGTACAATTAAAGTCCATGAAAAAGGTGCAAATACAAAAGACCGTTATGTTGCGGCTGCAATGGGTTCATATTTTATAGACCAATTGGAGATGGATTTGGTTAGTAATTCAAGTGATTATGAATATACAACATTGATTAACTAAAGAAAGGGGCGTTAAATACGGATAATACAACACATACGAGAGATAGACCAGATGAAAATAATGAGTCAAATTCTAAGCAAAAAGCAGACCGTACATATGAATTCAATAGCTATTTTAGTACATTGCCGGTGAACGATTACAGTTCAATATTCGGCTGCAACTTATATACAGAATTTACACCTGAAGAAATACGGTCTATTGTAAAAGACCCAATAGCCAATCATTCACTTACTCGAAAACTTGCAATGTTTGTTTATAATAGCGAAGGTGTAGTTACAAATACCATTGATTATATGGTTGCATTGCCTTGTTTAGATAGAGTGGTGTATGGGAAAAAGCGGAAATTTAGTAAAACAAAGCTTAACAAAAATAAAGACCTAATGCTTTCGACTTTGGAGGCTATTCAGGACAAGCAATTTATTCGTGATGCTCTTTTCACAGATATGAACGAAGGAAATTGTTTTTATTATTTTGAAACGACAAAAAAAGTCAACGATGCTACAAAAGCATTATCTGACTATGATGTTGAAAATATTATAGAACTTTGTGATTTGGGAATAAATGCTTCACTTATTCCCCTGCCTTATGAATATTCAAAAATAGTAGGACGAAAAAATAACAGGAACGTTATTGCTTTTAATTTAAGGTATTTTCTTGAGCAATGTGTTACAAAGGCTGAACGTGACCGTAAGTTAAAGAAATATCCTTCAGAAATTCGCAAAGCATATTCCAACTGGGAAAAAGGTCGATATTCTTCAAATAATTGGATTGTATTAGACAATAAGCATACCATTGCTCACAAAATAAAATGTAAAACGAGCGAGCCTTGGGGACGCCCATTGGCGATTGCTGCAATATCAGATATTTTGTACCAAAATGAATTCGTGGATACAAAAAGAAACGTATTGCGTGAATTAAATAATCGTATTGTTGTTCAGACATTGCCTGAAGGCAAAGATAAAGGTAGTTGTGCATTGACAAAATCTCAACAGCAAGACCAACACGATAAAGTCAAACAAGCAGTTATGACTAAGAATAATCGTGGTGGAACTTCATTTTTTACAGTATCAGCAGGCACAAAGATAGAAACATTAGATGTCGGCACGGCTGATATTTTTGACCAAAAGAATGAAGGCGATTTAACTGATAAAATTGCTATGGATTTAGGTATGGCAGCTCAACTATTGGGTGCATCGTCAACAGGTACTTTTGCAAATGGTCAAAGTAACTTGGAAATGATTAACGCACAATTATATATGTGGATTCAAGAATTGCAAAATGAACTCAATTACGTTATAAATGAAAATATCATAAAAGATAAACGTAATAGAGTTGAAGTGTATTATCTGCCTACTTCATTGGTAAATAGACAACAATTCTTTGAAATGATGAAGGGTTTATATTTACAAGCTTCTGGTTCTATGACTATGCTTGTTTCAAGCACCGGAATTAATCCTGATGTCTATTTTAATATACTCGATGAAGAATATGATAATAAAATATTTGATAAGTATATCCCCCACCTTACAAGTAACAACATTTCTAAAGATGATAATGTGGGTGGTAGACCAAGCGTGGATAATCCTACAAATGAGAATACAATACAATCACAAAGTAACGGAGGAAATAATCTTCCGAGTCCCAGTGACAAAACATAAAACTTAATATCGAAAACGGGTCAACTATTTGTTGGCTTATTTTATTGCAATTTTTTAGGAGGGTTAATAATGGCAGCTTTTGAATTGTCAGAAAAGAAATATAAAAATGGTAGACGAGCTTTTACTGCCGTTTTGTATGAATTGCAACCTCCAGAATGTGTAGTAGATGATGTTGGTACTAAATACAACAAAAATGGCATTACATTTCTTGAAGAATATTGTGCTCCGCAACTTGATAGTATCAAAGATATGAGTGTAACCGTAGAGTTTTTAGATGATGAGAGAACACAAATTAGCGGGCATGGATTAACCGGAATTGAAGATGGTATGCCCGTATTTGATAATGCTACGATTGTTGGACATTTTACAGAGGGATACATTCAAGATATTGAAACTGACGATGGCACTAAAAGAGTTGTTATTGGTAAGGGATATTTAGATGAGATGAGATACCATGCTTTTGTTGAACAACTTGAAACTGATGTAAACAATGGTGTGTCAGTTGAAGGTAGCATTGAAATATATAAGTCAGAAGGTAATGACGGAATTGTATATAAAAATGGTTATTTGGACAAAGGGCGTATTCCCATAGACTTTGTTCATTCAGGATGGTCTATGGTTACATCGGCAGCAGATTCTACTTCTACTCTGATAGAGTTAAATGAAAAGAAACAACAAAAGGAGGAAAACGAAATAATGGATATAAATGAAGTAAAAGAAGCTATTCAATCTACTATATTAGAGCTTAATGATAAAACACAGTCTTATGAAACTAAAATAGCAGAACTGAATACAAAAATTGAAGAAAAAGATGCTGAAATTGCTGAAAAGGACACAAAGATTTCAGAACTTAACGCATCTGTAGAACAAATTCAAGCAACGCTTGATAAACTAAAGCAAGACCACGCAACATATTGGGCTGAAAGAGATATTCTTGAAAGCGAACTTGCTAAAGCAAAAGTGGCTGAAAAGCTTGGTGAATTAGATTCTGCACTTGGTGAATTTAATTCGGATGAAAAGGAAATCGCAAAGGAAGATATTGAAAAGTTAAAAACAGAGATTAATTCTGCTGAAAAGAAAGAAGACCTTGAAAATGTAACTTCAGAAATCAATTCAATCAAGTCTAAGATTTGTATGAATATTGTGGCTCAGCAAAAGAAAGCAGAAAAGAAAGTATCAGAGATTAATTCAAGAAATTCTGAAACAGATGTTGAAGATATATTTTCTGAAGTTTGTACAGAAAACAAAACAGAAGATAAAGACTTAAATATTTTTTAAAATAAGAATTTAAACTCGACAACAGTGTCGGGTCTTTTTAGTTAGGAGGAAAATTAAATGGCAATTAAATTTAGAACGATTGGTCAGATAGAACATGGTGTTTATCCATTTGAAAACGCTGTTGCATCAGTAGATACATTTAATGGTGCTTTTGGTACAGTAACAAGCGGTGCATTTACAGTAGCAAAGAGTGCGTCAAAGGCTATTATGCTTGTCGAGGTTGGTGATGATGCTGGTATGTCTAAGTATGCCGTAGCAAAGAATTCTCAAGTTAGAGTTATAGATTTGGCAAAACTTGATGGACAAGAGATTGAAGTTTATGATTATCCACTACCAGATAAGATTGAAAAAGGCAATAAACTTGTTTCACAAGAAGATGGTTCACTAAAGGTAGATGCAGGTGTATCAAGTACAGCTTTTTATCTTGAAGTAAAAGAATTTATCGGGAACAAAGACGGCGTAGTTGTACTAGTTCACGGTGCAACAGCCTAATTAAATAAATTACAGAGGAGGATCAAATATTATGTCTTATACATTTGAACTAAACAATGAAAGAAAAGACTCTAACAATGTTAGTGGTAAGGTAAATGCTAAGTCACCAGTTGTTGAAATATTCTCAGCAATGGCAAATGGTAAAGATTTGTCACGTTTCGGCAATAAGGCTGACGTTGCTGCGAAATACATAATGGAACTTAATTCAAAAGCTGTAAATGGCGATACAAAGGCTGTTTCAGAATTGAATGAAATCAGACGTTTCGCAATGGAGCCGGTGCTTATGAAGGAAGTTAAGTTACTTTCAATCTATGGTAACTATAAGAATATCGGTTACAACGAATCATGCGAAGTTGAAGTTCCTGATTTTGCAAATATAGATGCTAAAATGCAAGCCGCTGGACAGGACGTTACATTCCCTGTTATCAAAAAGAAACGTGTGCCTGTTGCTACAACAACAATTTCTGGTGGTTATGCAGTAGATTATAGAAAGGCTGCTTTGGGCGATATGAGTGATGAAAATGAACTTCAAGAACAAGTTCGTGTTCAAATCAGAAATAAAGCTGCAAAGTATGTTGTTGAAACAATTTATAATGCAATCAAGAATGCCAAAGGAGTTAAATACTTTATTGAAGATTCTGGTCTTACAAAGACAGACGTAGATAAAGTTATTTCAGACGTAAGACGTTTTGGTAAACCAACAATTTCAGGCGATTATGCCCTAATTTCACAGTTTAACGGTTTTGCTGGTTACACAGGTGTGACACCTACGATTAATGGTATTTCAGAAGCTGTAATGAAGGAAATTCATGATACAGGTCTTATGGGTATGTACAATGGCGCAGTTCTTTCAGAAATCCCTAACCCATATGACATTTCTACGTTGAATGCTGACGGTAAAAACTTTGAAACAGTTCTTCCGACAGGTATTGGTTATGTAATTCCAGCCGGTGCGCAGTCACCTATTTATACAGTAACAAGAGGTGGTCTAACATCATTCTCAGGTAATGATGTTACAACTGGTCAAATTATAAGCAGATTTGATATGGAAATTGGTGCATTGGTAGCTCCGGGTAGAGAGTTTACTGTAGGTATCATTTCTGATACAAACCTTTCACAAATATAAGTTAGTTTGAAGTTTGAGGGACGAGAGAAATCTCGTCTCTTTTAGTCATATGGAGAGAAAAATGAATAATTATTTCTATTGTTATTCAAATAGAATGTATCATTTTATCAAAGTGTTTGATGTTGAATATATTTCAGTTGGGGTTAATAAAAACACCAAAAAGAAGTATTATGTATTCCCTAAATCTGAAAAACTTGACAAAATAATTGCACTCTATAATGAAGTAAAACATTCTATACAATAAATAATAGTTGAAACGGAGGATATAGTTGTAATGGCTAATACAGAAGAAGCAAAAGAAAAGAAAAATGAAATAACCGAGGAAGATACTCGCTTGGATAAAAAGGTTAAAGTCCGCAGTATCGCTCCTTGGATTACAGGTGCACCTCGTGTCACTTCTAAAGGTGATATTAGTATTCCTGCAAATGGAAGTGTTTTGTTGTCACGAGAGGAAGTTATCGCACAAGCACAAAATGGCAATAAACTTTTATCAGGTATAGATAGTCTTGGAAGTCATGCTACTTGGTATATTGAAGATGCGTTTACACGTTCAGAAGTCAGCTTTGATATTGACGATAAAAAGCAGACATTTTTAACGGCAGAAGAAATCAAAAGAATTTTTGAACTTAAAACACCAAAAGCATTTGAAGATAATATTCAAAAGACTGTTGTTACTCGTGCCGAAAAAGCTTATCTTATGGAAACAATTAGAAGTTTGAATCTAAACGATTATAAGAAAATTGCGTTTTGTGAAGATTATACGGGTATTCGACTTTAAGAGGTATAAATAATGGAAGAAGTTACAAACGCTTCTGAAGTAATTGATTTTTTTGAGTCAAGTTTTGCAGACAAAGAAGTTATTCCATTTGAGTTAGAAATAGTGTGGCTTAAAAGAGCCATTAGTCGATATTCAGTAGAATTAGACCCTTTGAAATTCAATGATGCATTTTTGCACTTTGATTCAAAACTTGACGGATATGTTATATCTACTTTAGCTGCCTTTATGAAAGAGTTTTATCAAGAACGTGAAGTTTCTAAAGTGAATAAAAGAGTTAGTATAGTCGGCAAAGATATTTCGATTGGGGCTTCTGATAATGCGAAAAAATATGTTGAAGACGAATATAAAGCTAATCAAGAAAATTCAAGAGGTATGGTTGAAAATCAAAAGCCAACAGCTTTTATATAGGGGGAATTAGATGGCACAAGAATGGTATTTAATGTCCTCGCATACTCGACCAAATAGTCTTGGTGGATTTGAAAATGATTCTTTTAATGATTTTAAAGATGATGCTTTTGACGAGGCTCTAATGACGGATATAGCAACAACTGTTACGTTATATAATTATGATTTATCGCAATCTGTTGAAACACGTTGTATTGTTCAAGGAAATATTTCCGACTCACAAGATAAGTCTGCTATGAGAACTGTATTGTTTAAACGTGGCACTATAAAAACAGGAATGTATGTCTATTTTGAAAATCGTTATTGGCTTGTCGATGGATACCCTGGTAACAATGGTATATTTGAAAAGGCAACTATGGTGTTATGTCAATACAAATTACGTTGGCAAAATGCTGCCGGTGAAATTATTGAGCGTTGGTGCAACGAAACATCGGCTTCTAAATATGGAGTTGGCGAAGATAGAAATAACGTTATTTTATTAGCCGATAATACATTTTTATTGAAATTGCCAAATGATGCAGAAACACTTGAATTAGACGATAAACGTGTTTTTATAGACAAACATAAAACAAATCCTACTAAAGTGTTTAGAATCACGAAAAGTAATGACGTTTTATATGACTTTGGCGAAGAACATGGCGGTATCTTTAGTTTTATCGCTGATAAGACTGAATTTAATCCTACGACTGACAATCAAGAATTGAGAGTTTGCGACTACAAAGACATCCACAAGACAACGACTTCTATTAATGAAATGGTGGTTTCAATTATTGGCAAAGAAAGATTACAAGTCGGATATCCGAGAACGTACTCTGTAACTTTTACTGATAAGCAAGGACATATACTAGATGATGTGTCTTTTACATGGAATATCTTAAGTGATTTTGATGTAGAACAGTCGGTCAAGGATAATTCAATTACAATAAATATTCAAGATGATGATTTGGTTGGACAATCATTCTCTATTCAAGTTTTAGTGAATGGTTCAGTGATTACTTCCAAAGAGATTTCTATTGTAGAAGATTTTTAGGAGGTGACATATGGGCAAATCAAGAAGTTATGAAATAATTGAATTTCGAAAGCTGATAATGAATCAAATTGTACAATCGAAAGAACTTGTAAAACTACTCGGCGAAGAAAATGCAGAATATCCTGAAGATACAATACCTTATACAAAAGTATTCCCTCATGAATATATTCCTGATAAAATCATCGAAACGGATAGGTTTATTAATTTTGAAATCAGTGCAGCTTTAGATCAAGTCAATAGAACATTCAAAAATTTGACAATATATTTCTTTGTTGTTTGTCATCAAGACGTTATACGATATGTTGAAAATGGCAGACAATATCTTTGGTATGATAAAGTTGTTTGTGAATTGGATAATATTTTTTGTGAAAACAATATCCTTGGTGTCGGCAAGACTGTTTTAGTTGATAATCTCCCCTACTGTCCTCAACAAAAGTTTAAAGGAAGGATTGTAAGGTTCACTGTTAAAGACTTTACAAATGGGTTGAAGTATGGTAAATAAAACAAGTTTACTTAAATCAAACGAAGTCCATATTAAAGATGGTCTTAACCTCTATATCCCTACAGTTGGTGAAGTTTTACATAATGAACAAGGATATTATTCTTTGGCTACATCTTTAACCGCATCTCCTAAAAGCTTTATGGTTCAATTAGACGATGCAGGAAAAGATTATACCACTATAAGTGAATGGGATTTATTTTGTATGTTATTTCAACAATTGTCTGAACAAGCAAGAATGTTAGTTCTTCAAAAACTAACTATGGAAAGAATTCAGGAGCAATTTGATGAAAATAGCCAAGAATACCGAAAGTGTCAAGAAGGCATGAAAAAATATGATAATCAATTATCCGACTTGTGCATCAACTTAATATTTGGCGATACTGATATTGCAGGATTTGAACTTCGTGAAGAAGAGGGCAAAAAATATTTTTATAATGTAACAACAGATTTGACAATTACTGAAGAAGATTATAAAGAGATTGCTGATGTTATCAGAAAAATCAATTTATTTCAACATGATAAAAGTAAACCAGGAAATGAACATGCAAAAAAATATTTGTTAGAAAAAGAAAGAAGGAAACTGAGGCGTAAAAGAAAACAGCCTTATGTTCCCTATCTTGAAAATTTAGTTGTTTCCTTGGTTAATACTGCCGAATTCCCTTATAACTATGAAGAATGCATGAATTTATCTTTGTATAAGTTCAATCAAAGTTTTAAGCAGATTCGACATAAAATAGACTATGATAAAACAATGATTGGTGTCTATGCAGGCACAGTCAATGCATCCAAGATGAATACACAAGATTTGTCTTGGTTTCAAGTAAGTAAATAGTATCTTAACGGTATTTCCGTTAAGGTCTTTTTTTTATGCAAAATTTTAATTTAAAGGAGGATAAAATTATGAATTTGGACAAGTTTACTATCGTATCATATGACCAAATTGCAGGTTTTGATAGACAGGCTGGTATGTTGGCTTTGGTTATGGATGAGATTAATGACTTTACACTTTCTCAAGAAGAAGAAAAGAATGATATCACTGGTAAGGGTGGTAGAGTTATTGGTTCTCAGAAAAAGAACAAGAAGGTTACTGGTAAAGGTACTAATGGTATGCTTTCTGGTGGTGCTCTTGCTGCTCAACTTGGAGCTGATATCGAAGATGGTGATCAAATTGTAAAATGGACTGATGTTATTACTGTTACAGCCAATAAAGGTAATACTTCGAAAAAAGCTGAGGGTACAGTTGGTAACGAAATTGGTTATATTTACATAAGAAATAAGGATCAAGAGTATATTTCTGGTGGCAAGAGACTTACACAGACTTCTGGCACTCCTGCGACAGGACAGTTCTCATACAATCCTGACACAAATGAAATCACTTTCTTTGATGGTGATGTAGCTGATGGTGTAGAAGTTATTACTTTCTATAATACAAAGGTTGAAGGTAAGAAGATTTCAGATGATAGTGACCATTATAGCAAGGTTCTTGAGGTTATTATTGATGTTACTTGCCAAGATGCTTGTGATAATCAATTCCACGGTCAATTCCTAATCAAGAGAGCAGATTTCAGTGGTACATTTGATATTGCCGGCGGTTCAGACCCTGCTACACATGGATTTGAATTTACTTCACTTCCTGATATTTGTACAGGCAAGACTGACCTTTGGGACTTCATTGTCTTTGATGATTAATTTATGAAATTATGAGGTATAGGCTAAGAAATTGGTCTATACCTCTAATATTATCAAGGAGGATTGAAATGGCAAAAGGTAATTTACTAACATGTCGTGTTTGTGGTAAGCAATACAAGGGTTGTAAATCTTGTGAAGCAAATCAAGGAGTTTTTCACTGGCGAAATTTTGCTTGCTCTGAGGAATGTGCAAGAAAGTATATCAATGATACTATTGCGTACAGAGAAAAGCAAAATAAAAAGACTATAAAGGTTGAACGCAAAGTTGAAAAGCAGACTGTAGAAACAAATACAGACATTAAGAAAAAGATTAATAATGTTGAGACAGCTACAACATCTGATATTAAAAAGGCTGTAAAAAAGGATGAGGTTTCTAATGATGAGACTTCTAAAAATACTGAGATATAATATATTTTGGACATTGTGTATTGATAAAAATAAAGGGATTGATTATTACTATGCAATGTAAAAAGTAATGTCAATCCCTATTTTTTACGTTTAGAAAGGATGAATGAAAATTCGTACAGGAAATATTTTTGAAAGTTTGGACGAAGTATATGACTACTATAATGGCGATATAGTAAAAATCGTAAACCTACAACAGTTTTTGTTTTATGCTGGAGCTTGTGGAATTCAAGCCGATTGGGTTGACCGTTCCCCATACGACGGGAAATTAATAGCTTATTATGGTAGAATTCGTACAAAGGATTGTTGGGAGAAGTGGAAGGCAACTACTCCAGATGTGAATAAAAGAAATGGCAAATAATATAGGGAAAAAGTTTGAAAATAATTGGAAGGCAAGTATGTCAAATGATATATTTTATTATCGACTCAAAGACCAAGCACAATCATTTGGTGGGGCAAGTAAATTAAGATTCAGTTTAAAAAATCCATGTGATTGTTTCTTATTCAAATCCCCTACCCTATTTGCATTAGAGCTAAAATCTGTCGGCACATCTTCCATAAGTTTTGAAAGAACAAAAGAAGAAAAAGGTGTTATTCATTTTCATCAAATTGAAGGACTGAGGAATTTTAGCCGATATAAAAACATTATTGCTGGCTTTGTATTAAATTTTAGGCATAGTGATGGAACTGAGAATTGTTATTTTATACATATTAATGATTTTGATACGATGATAAACAGTTTAGATAAGAAGTCTTTTAATGAAAAGGATTTGTCTAAATACAATCCAATTATAATTGAAAATCGAAAGAAAAAAGTAAATTATACTTATAACATAGAGAAGTTCATATGCGACGTATATGAAAGAATGGAGATAGAAATATGATTAAAGAATTTATTGAAATGAAGAAGAAAGAAATTCGTGTAAAAACTGCTTTGTATTCGGCAGTGGATAAGTTTATTGTTGAAAAACAAGATATGCTTGATTTGCTTATGAGAATTTATGAAACTTTGAAGAATACTCCAACTGAAAACTTGCAACAAGAATTGATTAGTCAGATTGTCAATGTAATCCATAAAGACGAGGTTGATAATGAAGTTATTAATAAGACAGAAAATGAATAATAATGGCTAAAAATTTAAAAGAATTGAATGAAATTCTTAAAAACTATATTGGTACTGCTTTAATATTGACACAATGGGATATTCGTGAGATTTTGGAAAAAAAAGTTGAAGAATATTATGACGAGTATCAACCTGTTTTATATGAAAGAACTTGGAAATTAAGAAATTCATTGCAATGTTCAAATATAAAATTTGAGAAGAAAGGCGTATCTTGTACTGTCGGATGGGACAATTATTATATCGCAATGCGATACACCGGTGGAGCAACTGGCGAGCAAGTTCTTTATTGGTTTAATGATAAATCTCATGGTGGTAGAGTACAAGGTGAACATAAATTTTGGGATGAAGCCATAGAAGAAATCAATGAGATATATGGTGGCATTCCAAATTTATTCAAAAGAAACTGTAAAAAAGCAGGTATTCCAATTAAATGATGATTGTACACTCTCCTTTCGAGAGTGTTTTTTTTATTGCAAAATTAGAAAGGAGAATGTAAATGGCGGAGATAGATAATGATTTTCAAATTGAACTGTTTGGTGGATTAGACATTTCAAAATCGAAATCAAAAATTAATGCAGATATTGAAACTTTAAAGAAGCAAATCAAAGAGCTTGAAATATCGGCAAAAATAGATGCAAATGTTTCAAAAAACCTAGAAAAACAATTAAACAACCTAAGTATAAAATTAAGTGATGTTAAGGTAGAACCAAAAGCATTGACTAAAATGGTCGGCGAAATCAACAATGCACTTAGGGGTATACAAATCTCAAATATTAATATTGGAAATGGCTCAAATAATCTTCCAAATCAAGCAAAACAAGCAGGGCAACAGGTTGGCGAAATCATTGGAAAAGAAGCTCAAAAAGCAATTGACAATGTTTTATCTGACAGTATTGGAAAAGCATTTAAGATAAGACCCAATGTGTCAAATAATTTTAAAAAGGAAATTGAAAATTTAGTTTCGGATTGGACTAATGGAAAAGGTTCAGTAAAAGATATAAAGATTCAGACAAGAACATCTTATGATGAAGGTTTGGATGCTAATGTCGAGAAATTACAACAGGCAACTGTTACATATAGGAATGAATTAGACGAAGTAATAAAAAAGACTATTGCTCTAAGACAGACAGGAACATCTGTAGACCTTAAAGGTAATGAATCTCCTGTTTATGGCTTTGTTGAGGTTGCTTCACAATATTCTAAGTCTTTAGATGAAATCAATACAAAAACTGATACTTTTATTGAGAAGCAAAAAAAGGCAGTTAGTCAGGCGCAAATTGCTTTAAATTCTGCCCAGTCTGGATATCAAGATAAAAATGCATCCAAGCCAATAAAATCCAATGAACATATTACTGCACTTGAACAGCAATATTCAGTAGTTAAAACAGCAATTAATAATTTAGGTAGTGCTAGTAAATCTAATTTTACTGATATGCAGAATGAAGTTGATAAGCAAATTGCCAAATTACAAGACATGGTGTCTGTGTTCCGTAATGCCGAAACAGTAGCTACGTCTCTTAGGTCAAAAGATATTGGAACTGTCAAAGAACAGTATTCAAGTAAATTAGATGTGCTTGTTGGTAAAATGAAATCATCTGGCGTTTATACGGATGGGTTTAAATCTGGTGCTGATAATTTAAAAAATGTATTGTCAAACGCAGTTGATGCTTCTGGACTAGTGACATTTTTAAACGGTCTTGACAAATTAGATGCAGGATTTAAAAGAGCAAAAGCATCAGCCGATGAATTTAATAAAGCACAAAAAGTAAAAATAAATGTTTCAGGATTGGAGTCTAAGCTTGCAGATTTAGAAAGACTTAATCCGGAAATCAAAAATTTTAAAACTCAAATAGCAGGTGTAGACGTAACAATAGACAGTCTTTTGAGTGACTTGTCTAAAATAAACACTCAAGGCGATTTTTCGGTTATAAACACCAAGTTTAAAGCCTTCAGAGATGCTGCACAGGCGGCAGGATATGCTGTTAATGATGTTGTTATAAATAGTAAGACGATTGACAATATCAAAAGTGCAACCGATGGTACGGGTAAGATTAGTTATGCTAATCAGATTCAAGAAATTGAAAAGAAGTTTAGAGACCTTGGGTTTACCGAAAGTGAAGTTGCTAATCAAACTAGTGATTTACGAGCCAAACACCAAGATTTACTTGATGTAATTGATAGCAATAATTTCTCATCGGATACAGAACATAATCAAGCAATTATAGAGGCAGATAAACAAAGAGCGGCAGAATTAAATAAAGTCAGTAATGCCTATAAATCAATTAAAACAGATGCAACGCAATTTTATAATTTGGACAAACAAAATAAGTTGTCTAATGATATTCAAAATTGGTTGTCTAAGAACACGGCGGCTTCAAAATCTGCCAGAGCTTCTTTAGAGGCTTATTTTAAAGAACTGTCAGAAGGCAGAGTTACGGCTGAACGATTGAAGTATATCGAAACTGAATTAAAAAAGATTGATACACAACAGCGTGGTATGGGTAAACTTGGTTTAGCCTTTAAAGACCAATGGGCACAAGCAGTTGATTCGTTTAAAACATGGTTGTCTGCAAGTTCCGTTGTTATGTTAGCAGTTTCTAAAACAAAAGAGGCTGTTACAGAACTTAAAGAGATAGATACAATTTTAACTGAAATCAGCAAAACAAACGATAAATTATCGAAGTCTGATTTAAAGAATATTGGAAACAACGCATTTGAAACAGCTTCAAAATACGGTAAGAAAGCAACTGATTACTTGTCGGGAGTCCAAGCAGCATCTCGTGCCGGCTATGAGAATGCGGAAAATATAGCTGAACTGTCAACTGCCGCACAAGGTGCAGGAGATATGACAGCTGAACTTGCAAACTCATATATTATCGCTACCGATAAAGCTTACGGTATGGAAGGTAGTGTTCAAAAATTAACGCAAACTTTAGACGGTGCAAATGAAATTACTAATCATAATGCAGTAAATATGACTGAACTTGCGGAGGGTATGAAAGTTGTAGGTTCTCAAGCCGCATCTTCTCAAATTAGTGTAGAAGAAACGACCGCAGCGTTAGGAACTCTTATTGCCGTTACACAACAAGGCGGTTCTCAAATGGGTAACGCATTTAAAGGCATCTTGATGAATCTTAGACAAGTTACTGGCGAAGTGGACGGAGAAGAAATTGATCAAGAGTCCTTGACAAAATACGAAAAAGCTTGTGAAGCACTTGGCGTCTCTTTAAGTGAAGTCAAAGACGGTGCGGTTTCATTAAAAGAGCCAATGCAAATTCTTAAAGAATTGTCGGCTGAATATACAAAACTTGATAAAGATGATGCCAAGAGAGCAAATTTGTTAAGTGCTATTGGTGGAAAGTACAGAGCTAACGCTTTGAATGCAATTCTTGAGAATTGGTCAACATATGAGAATATGTTACAACAATATGCTGATGGCGACGGTTCAATGGCTGAAGAGGCTGAAAAAACAGCCAATAGCTTAGAAGGTAGCCTTAATAAACTTTCAAATACTTGGACAGATACTGTACAAAATGTACTTGATTCAGATACACTTAATTCAGGAGTTAAAGTTTTAAATACAGTTTTAGACCTTATAAATAAAATAACAGATAAACTTGGATTGTTTGGTACAGCTGGCGTAACAATCGGTACAATCTTAGGTGTTAAAAATGTCGGTAAAGCAAATTATATTAGTAACTTTCATTGTTTTGAATATGCCGACAGCATATATAATTCTATCGGATACGATAGTTTAGAATATGCTAAATCGTGAAATACACGATGATAAACGCCCGATAACGTCTGAAGGACTTGTATGTCATAAACATACAACTGGGAAGCACGTCAACCTCACACTACTCTCCTATTTTGGTAACAAATTAGGCTATAGTGACAATGTGTGAATTCGTGTGGTCAGGTCGGAAGTCTCCTTTATATAAGGAGAAACCGCCACAGTAGTAACATGGGCGAGATTTGGTATATGAAACGCTGCCAATGAGAATAGGTACTCGGTACTATCATAGAAACGTAGCTATGAAATTATGAGTTAGCAACTTATCTGCTACTTCTACGTTGTGGAGTTCTTTTGCATTAGGACTATGATAAGAAATGCAAACTTTCATCTGCCAAGATGAATATAATAATAAAAAATAGTATTGACAATATAACTAAATGTGATATAATATTTATAGAAATAAAAAAAATGTGGAAACCTAAGACGGTTGCCACGATACAATTAGTTACCAAAATACTGAGATTATATAATCTCAAACTTTAGTGAGCCAATCTGTTCCAGCAGACGGCTCACTTTTTATTTCTATCGAAAATGTAAAGCACAAGTGCCATTACATTTACAATGGTATCAATAATAGTACAGATACCAAAAAATAAAGAAGTAATTATGTATCAGCCTCCTTCAAAGAAAATTTCTCGTCAAGAGCTTATACATAGCCTCCATTCCGCTCAAGCGAGATGAAAGGCAACCGTCCTTAAACCGTCATACCGTTTACAAAAGAAGCTAAAACTCAACTGTATAACGGCATGATTTCCACAACATTATTATATCAAATTCAACATTAACTGTCAATATATTCTTATTTTGAGCGTATTTTCGGATACGTTCTTTTTGTATGTAACAAAATTACAATAACAATTTTACAACTTATTTACAATTAATTATGATGTATTGCTATATAATGCCATATGTTATATAATTATAGAGAAAACATTATGAAAAAGAGGACGAAAGAAATGTATGAATTAACTGAACAAAAGAAGAATGATATATCTGTCTACGGCGTTAAATATGGGGATTTACAGATAGATGATATATCTACCGACAAGGGTAGGGTTAAAAATTTTGTCGATGATATAAATAAGTATCAACTCTCCCCTATTCATTTGGGTGATGCGGTTGATGATTTTGTGGAGAATATGTAAATTAAGGAACACTAAAAAAATAAACTATTTAGTTTTAAATAATCATATACTACATAGTTTATTTTTTTTAGCAATATTAAGTATTTGGAATGTACATAATTGCGATAAAGAGATGGAAACAAAATATCACGAAAGGAACACAATATGATATTTTCATTTTGAAAATCTTTGGGAATTCTTTTCGCTTCCCTGAAGGTAAGTCTTTTACCAACTCATATAATTTACTGCCTACTGAATCTAATCGTGCTGCTTCGTTCCATAAATAAAATCCAAATATAGCAGATAAAATTATTCCTACTACTGAAAAAAATATTGAGTTGTTTTGATTGGGTAATTCAATTCCTATATTCGATAAATACGGCATAAATATTATAGCAGTACATAATATCGTATATTTCGTGACCATTTTCCAATAATGCTCATGTCTATACATCCACTCTTTTGAGTAATGTTCCGTCATAAAAAGAATATTGTTTTTGTTATCCAATATAATGACCCCCCTTAATATATTTATGATTGCGAGGTGATATAAATGAAACCATATGTAATGTCAGCCGACATAAAACTTAGTGAACCAATTAAGGATTCAAAAAAGTTTATTAAAAACATGGAGAAAATGCTACAACGTCTTCAGCAAAAATCAGCATCTCAGGGCAAATACTCTTCTCCCCATTATTTGTAAATTCCGCATTTTTTAGGCATATAATATAATTTTCTATTATGCAATCATCATCAACATTGTCTTTTAAACTATCTTTAGCATTTTTTATTATGCAAGCAGAATTTATGTGAAATTGTGTTTTGTCTTCATTGAAAGTTATTATTTCAGATTCTGAAATTTCTTCTTCACTGAATATTTTTGGCTCTCCAATGAATATGCCCGCTTTGGTATGCAAACATAGTCGAGGCTTCTTATCAACTTTTATAGATTCTGATTCATCTATTGATGAATTTATAACATTAATTGTATTAATTACTGCTTGTAACGTAATAATTTTCGAAGAATTTATTTTCTTCACAGTCATCACTCCTTTATTAATATATAGATAGTATAATACAATTTAATACATATTTCAATCTTTTGATGTAAAATTCGTCAAATTGTAGCAAAGTCAATTGTAAATTTATGCAATATTACAAATAGAATTGAAAAAATTTTGATTAGAGTATAACTTATAATCATAGTCACCTTTCGAAAGGAGATGTTTTCTTTGAAACTGAATAAACAAGTTGTTGAACTCTTTAAAGAGTTATTCTTAAATTATATTGGTAAGGATATTTTATCTGACGATATTTTTAAATGTTGTACGGAAGCCGAAAAGCAATATATTTTGAGAGAACTTGGTATGTCTTCATAGATGGTTTATTATAACATGAAAGGATGATAATAATATGTGTAAGATACTTAGAGAAATTGGTGGCTTGTCTGCTCTTGAACTTCTTGAAAAGTATGACATAAGTTTATCGCCGCCGATTGATATAAAAAGATTGATTGACAATATTGGAATTAGATTAATCCGATATGATTTCTCGAATGCTGAAAGGGCTGGAAATTATCCATTAGGTAGCATTATTGGTGCAGCATTATCTGATGGAGACAATCTTGATATTTTATGTGCTAATAACCTAACTTTGAATAGGGTTCGATTTACTATTGCTCATGAAATAGCTCATTGTTGCTTGCACAATGATGCTTTAGAAATAAATCATCTGGAACTTAGAACAAATAATGTTTCGTTAAAAGAACGTGATGCAAATATTTTTACTGGTGAACTTCTTGTTCCCTATTCGAGTTTAATAACTATTTATAATCAACTATTGAAGCCTTCGTTGTCGGTTTTAGCACAAATTTTTCAAGTTTCAACTAATGTTATGAGAGAACGCTTGAAATATTTAGAATTAAATTTTGCAGACGATTCAAATAGTAGATGAGGAGTGATATTAATGATTTATAACGAAGATATAGGAGAATATTATGAAGCCAATTGAAATTGAGAAATTATATAAAGATTTAGGGATATCCACATCCAATTTAAATGCGGATTATAATCCTGATTTATATGCGAAAAAAATTATGAATCAATTTACAAAGAAGAATAGCAAGTTAACATATTCTGACAAAACAATTTTGACTCATAAATAATATACAAAAACGACTCATTATTGAGCCGTTTTTTATTGCTTAAAAATCACTACCACACCCATTACAATGCCATTGGTGTTTTCTCTTATTCCCGAATATACCAAACAAAGCAGTATTGATTACTTTTGATGTGGTTGAAATTTTGTTTGTGTTTGTACTATGGCAATATGGGCAAGTTACGGTTGTCCAGTTATAGTGCCTTTAATAAGTTCTTTCGCCGATTCTACTGCCACATCATGAGCAACACTTTCTACAAATTCTAAGGTATGATTCCCTACTTTATTTATAATAGATTTTGTCTTATTCCATATGGTCGGTTCTTTAACAGAATCTATAAATTTGTGGCCGTCGATTGTAACATCGTCAATTGAGCATCTTTTAAGTATTGCTCCATTTTCAGGAAAACAACTAAATATTGAAATGTAATGACATTCCTTTAATTTTATTACTGAATACATTATATCTATTTGGTCGTATTTTTTTAATTCGTCTGCATTATATAATGTTTCTAAATTTACTTTATCAATTTTCCAATCGTTGCCTACTTTCTTGATTTTAATGTTATTGACACAGTACAAAAGAACGTCCTTTATGCACTCTAAATTCATTTGCATATTATTATACCTCCATAATTACCATCAGAAAGGAATGATTTATTTTGGATTTTAAATATCCCAATTCTAAAAAGTTATATTTAGTTGTTGAGATTTCGCAATTACTATCTAAATATAATTGCACGTTTTCTGAAGCAGAGAGTATTTTATCTCTATCGTTAAGTGAAATACGGCAACAACGTGAAAACCTTGAATATAATACAACATTGGATTATACCAATGGCAATAAAACAAAAATTGTTGATAACGAAGAAATTAAGCCATCACAACATATTGAGCCATATTGTTGATCCCCCTACCACATATACTTACAATTATTACACTTATAACTTTTTCTTATCTTAGTGCTAAATAAACCAAATAACGCACCTGATATTACTTTCTCGCCGGCGGAGCATAATTATTGTCTACCTAAGTAACTTAAACATTATGTCCTTTCCTTTTTGTTGAAGTCCTAACCCACACAAATTAAATATATTAAATAACAATTGACTAAATTCAATATATGTATCAATATTATAATTAGGGTTATTATAATATCTATTTACAAACTCTAAAATAGGACGGATATATTCTTCACCCAATTCACTCTGTAATAAAGACTCAATTATCTCTTTTTCAATAGGGCTATTTTCATCACTAAATGCCATAATTGAAATCATATCGTAGATAAAGTCCTGAAATGAATCGAAAAGTTTAAAGAATGCCTTTCCCATTGTATGTAGGCGGTTATTAATCATAAAGATTTTATAATTTTTGATGTGAATAATTATATTTTTAAACATTTCTTTGGGAACATATGCGTGATTTTCAGGAACAAGTTGACACTTTTGATATTTATAAGAATTTCTTTGTGCAACGTATTCATCTAACATTGCAAATCCTAATCCAAGTTTATAGTCATTAATAGTAAGTGGATTTTCAATTGCTTTGGATATTGCATTATAATCTATATGTTGTGATAATTCTTCAAAATGTTTTATATGGTATAATTCATGAGCAATAATATTAATCTGATTAGTTTCAGACATATTTTGTAATATATGACCTAAATACAATTTTGATATTGGTACACTATTGTAAATTGCACGTTCTGTATGCCCAGCACGTTTATCTTCTATATTAAGAAAGTCAATACCACAGAGTGATGTAACCTTTATATCAGACTTAATTTTATTTATTGTATTTAAAAGTTGTGGGTTTATATCAAGTTCATTTGTTAAATTCATTTTATTACCTCTGCTTTTAGAAAGGAGTTGTTGTTATGTTTAATTTATCTTCAGACGAATTAAACTTTGTATTATCATATTTTAAGAAACACAATCATAAAATAGATTTTTTTGCACCTTCATTTAGAAGACTTTATTATATTAACTTTGGCAAAGAAGGTGGCGATATTATGCTTTGCTTTATGGATTGTGAATTAAAATATCCATTCGATGAACAAAAAGCATATAATTTGTTCAAACAGATATTGATAGAGAACCGGTGATACTACATTAATTTAATGCCCATGTATCATACAACGTCCACATTTAGGACAGTAATATCCGTTGGACTGTTTTATTGTTTCGTTTATAAGGTCATCAAAATTCTTCTCTATACGATTCCTTGGGATTAAAATGTCATCTGCACTTAATTTACTTCTATGTAAATAAAAATTTGAATACCTCTTTTTTAAACTAATTGTGAAGTTTTTCTTATTAATGACTTGTGAAAATTCGTCCCAATAACGTAGCACGGCTATTTCACTATCTTTGAGGTTTTTCATTGCACATAACAAATAAATAAACACAGGAATTTTTTCTTTGTGACATTCTTTGAGAAATTCTTTGTCTTTATCTGAAAAATTATATACCCAACTACGAGAACCAACTTCTTTTTCAAATGCATGTTTGAAGAATATTATGCATTCTTGTTTTACGGTGTTTGTTTGAATGCGATATTTATTTCTCGACTCCTCACTCGGTTGAAGTAAAACTAATGATGTATCTGGATTGTATTCTATAATAGCAGATAAAATTGCTCCATAATAAAAATGTTGTTGTTTTAAACTTGGCATATAGATTTTCCTTTGTATCGAGTATTTGATTCGTCTTTCGTTCGCATTACTCTTACTTCCCCGGTTTCCACTTATGACCGCACTTTTGGCATACATTTCGTGGACTACCTGAGCCTATAAATCCAGTGAGTAGACTATATCCCCTATTCGTTGTTGCAACTGAATATGAACCGCATTTAGGGCAACGGACGGACGAGGATGTATTTGATGTGTTTTCGCCTTTTGATTCGGCTGCAAGCATAGCAGACTGTCGCTCATATTGCGCAAGAACTAATGGTACACGTTCGTAAGCTTCTTGGTCAAATTCTGGTGACGTTTTGACCAGCTCTTCGAAAATTTGTTCTTTTGCCCCAGGTTTTAAATCTCCATATTCGTTAAGATATTGTTTAGGTACGAATTGTCGAGTTCCTAGAGTTCCACACATCATACAAAGCTCTTTACTTGGATCTTTTTTTAATGAAAAAGTTACTGTTCCACATTTCTTACAATATGTATATGGCAATGACATCATTATTCTCTCCTTTTTTATTTTATAATACCATAAAAGTCAAAAAAAAGCAAGTACCTCCACAATACTTGATATAAAATTTGATAGTGTGATATTTAAAACATATGAAAATGATTTAGATGGTATATTTAATAAATTAGGTTTTAATAAACGTACATTCGCAGAATGGGGCTCGCAAGTTAAAGAAGCTTTTAATGGAGCTGAAACAGGTGCAAATAAATTCTATACAACACTCAACAAAATTTCAAGTGTTATGAAAACTGCATTCACTGTTCCAAAAGACAAATTGGATTGGATAAAAAATGCACAAGGTGAAATTGTTACTAAAAATAACATTGATTCATATATTCCTCAACTGTCTCAAGAAGAAGCGGATGAATTAGCCAAGGCAATTCAAGCACAATCAATTGCGGTTACTAATGGAACATCAAATTGGCAAGATTATTTTCAAAATTTAAATATTCAAGGTCAAAAACATATAACCGAGCTAATCAAGAACACCAAAGATTTATCTAAGCTTACAGGTGACGATTTAGTCCAAGCCACTAATGCCGCTCGTGAGTCTGCCTTAAAGCATAATGCAGCATTGCAACAAGAAACTTTAGGTGCTAAGGCTGCAACTTTAGGATTAGAAGCACTGTCTGTGGTTGGCAATGCACTTATAAGCATGGGAATCAGTTTTGCTATATCGGCAATAATTAAAGGTATTGATAATTTGGCTCATTCGGCACAAAAATGTAAAGAACGAGTTAATGATTTAATGAACACTTATGATAGTGCATTAAATACAGCAAACGATAATGCTTCAACAGCTGAAAAATTAGCAGACAAATATGAAAATTTGTCCACTGGCGTTAATAATTTAGGCGAAAATGTTTCATTAACTACTGCTGAATATGCAGAATATAATGATATTGTCAATCAGATTGCCGATATGTTTCCTACTCTTGTAGCAGGATATACTGACGAGGGCAATGCCATTTTAACATTAAAAGGCAATGTAGAAGGATTGCGAGATGCCTACAAAGAGGCTCAAAAAGAAGCTTATAATTTATTGATTACCAGTGGAGAAGATAATGACGGTAATGACATAATTAAAAATTGGAAAAATCATAACGAGGAAAATGTTTGGTCGATATTATTTGATGTTGGAAAACCTGATGCAGGTGGAAGTATCACATATAAAGACGCAATTTCAGATTTGAAGAAAATTATTAATTCAAATTATGACGAAGCAAAAAAAGCATTATCCCCAAGATTAAATGATGGTTCAGATATATTAAGTATATATGGACGAGAATATTTAGGTAGTTTGGGATTTAGTTCTGAAACATCTGAAGAAGATTTTTATAAATTAATTCCAACATTGAAAGCTACTCTTCAATCTCTTAAAGCAGAATATCAATCAAGTTTAAAAGACGTTCAGACTTTAGCAAATGCATATCTCATGACAAATGAAGATTATGAAAAGTTGAATGAACCATCTAAAAATGCTGCTTCTTTGATTGTGAATAGCATTGATGAGAATATAGCATCTGGATTTAAAAATAAAGAAGATGTTGGTGCATACGTTTCTGAGTTAGTTTCAGAAATACAAAACAATCCAGAATTTCAAACAGCTCTTACAAACTTATTTACAACCGACTTGTCTACTTTATCCCCTGAAAAGGCGAAGGAAACAGTAGATTCATATCTTTCTACAATATCAAGTTTTTTGCACGAAGATAAAAATGAATTAAAGATAAGACTTGGATTTGACAACGTTGATGATTTACTTACATCTTATAATAATGCAATCAAAACTTCGATTGATAAATATGGTGGTTCGGAAAATGATTTAAAGAAATTTTTCGATGACAACTCTATTAATACGCAAGAAGAAATTGATAAATGGTTAGAAGTTGCTAAAAGTTGTAATACAGCAGAAGAAGCAAAAGAGAAATATCTTAAAGTTGCTCCACAAACCGATCTTGCTACACTTAAATCTTTAAATGATTCATTAGACAAAATCCAATCAGCATATCAAACAGTATCAACAGCCATTGAAGAATACAATGAGAATGGATATTTATCAGTAGATACATTTCAAAGCTTAATGGAGTTAGAGCCTAAATATCTTGGTTTGTTAATGGACGAAAACGGCAATTTACAAATAACAACCGAAAGTTTACAACAATTAACAAAAGCAAGAATTGAAAATTTAGCCGCAAAGCAAGCAATGGGCTTAGTTGATTCTGTAACGGCTCTTGGAACTGAACAACAACAATTAGATTATTTAAAGGTATCAACTGATGGTCTAACTGCAAGTACATGGGCATTAGTCTATGCAAAAATAGCAGAGGCTAAGGCAGCCGGAACAATTAGCGATAAAGTTGCAGATGACTTAATTGCTCGTGTCAATGCTTATAAAACGTGGGCGGATTCTACAATAGACGGAGTAGGTAAAGGCGGTCTAAATAAATCTTCAAACAGTTCTAAGTCTGAAAAGGATAAAGCAAAAGCATTAAAGGACTATGAAGATAAAGTCAAAGATATTAACGAAAAACTTGAAGAACTTGACAAGGCAGAGCATTTATCAAACTTAAAATACAGCATTGAAACAATCACACAAGACCTTGATACATTTGAGAAATCACTTGATAGATTATCTTCAAAGCTTGATTTGACATTTGAAAAAGATTACAGTGCAAAGCTAAGTATTATCGGTCAACAATTCTTAGGAGCTTCACGTTACGGCGGTGAAATGCGTGTTGAACTTGAGAGGTTATTGGCTATTGAGCCACAAACTGCAGATGAGGCAGAAGAGCTTGCTTCAAGACTTGAAAGTTTATCTAACAGTTTCTTTGAAAATGAAAAGAATATCATTGAGTATAGAAATTCATTGTTTGAAACAGCAACAGATTATTTGGGCGAATCTGCAAGTGCTACTGTTGAACAAGTAAACAATGCTAAGAGTATTTTGGATAATACCTTTAATGTTATTAAGAATGGTTCATTGTCGGGTGATGGTTTCTGGTCGGCTACTCTCCTACCGTCTATCTCAAAAGACAAGGTTACTAAGCAGAGAGCAGAAAACAATAAGCTTATCAAGGAAGAAAAACGCTATCAAAACGCTATTGCTAAAATCCGTAAAAAAGCAACAGATATGTCTTATGCGGAAGAAAAAGAGGAACGTGAAAAGCAACGTCAAGAATATCAAGAAGAACTTCAAGAAGCTTATGAGGACTATCAAGATAAGATTAATGACGTTATAGGTCAAAATATTGAGGTTTCAGACAGCGTTAAGAATATTGGCGATGAGTATATGAATACTGCCGATAAGGCGGAAAATGCTGCTCAGAGAATGTCAGACGCAATGAAGAACATCAATTGGGAAGAACGAGTTAAAGCAAATAACGCTCAATCTCATGAGAACGGATTTACAAGCACTCAATATGAGTATGATAATTCAAGTCTTTTTGAAAAGTTATCTAATGGCAAAAAATCAATCAAAGCCAAGAATATTAGCGATAAGATAAGCGGCATTCCTAATGATGCGACAATTAATCAAGATCAACATATTTACAGAGGAAAACAAGACCTTGGTACGTGGACGGTTTCCAATGGTAAGTTTGTATACGCTGAAAAGTATGCCAAAGGCGGTACAACATCACAAGGACTTACAATCACTGGTGACGGTACGGGAGCATATGCAGGACAAGAAGCGTATATAGGACAAGACGGCAAACTTCATCTATTCAATAATGAAGCACAACTATCTGAACTGCCTCCGAATACTCGCATTGTCAATGCAAAAGACTTGCAGAATATCATTAAATATACTGGTATGAAGTATTTCTATCAGCCTATTGAAAATATTCAATCTGCAACGGTTGATAAGTTTGCACAAGGTAATACAAATGTTTCATTCTCACCTATTCCATATAACACATTATCTACTCAAGCATTGTATTCAGATATTAATGTACAAGCAATGGTTGAAGAAACTATTGCGGAAATCAACAATGAGTTTAATGCTTTAAAAGGCAATATAAAATTTACTGCGGTACAAACTGCATTCAAGAACAGTTTGACTGATAAGAAGATGTACAAAGACTTATCAAACATTATTGTTAATATGACATCGCAGTCGCTTGACAAAGCTGATAAGAGTACCCTTTCAGATTCGGTTGTTGGACTTATTTTGCAAAATTCAGCTTGGGACGATTTACCGAATGAATTGCAGAATAAATTGTCTGAATTGAATGTAAATGCAGATAATTGGACTGATTGGATAAAAGACTCAAATAATTCACTTCAAGCATTTAACCTAATGCAAGATGGTGGAATGAGTAGTTGGGACTTGCTTGACAGCAATGTAACTTCTCTGCTACAACAAGCAGGTATTAATGGCAAAGACGCTTGGGATAAATTTGTACAAGATGACCCACTACAAGCATTGACTTTGTTATCATCTTCTTGGAATAGTATGAATGATACTATTGGGCAATATATGACAGATGCTAAAACCATTGCTGCCAATGGTGCAAGGGCTATTCAGTCACTACAAATAATTGCACCGTCTATATCGGAGCAATCTTGGAACGCATTGCAAGTGTTAATTGCTAATAAGATACAAGAAATCATATCATTAATGAATGAAGTATTTGGTGAAAATACAGTTGATTAAATCGTGAACGCACACTCGTGACTTTAGTCATGAGTAAGTGAACATTTACGAAATAGTCAGCACGTAGGGAAACTTGCGTGTAGTGGTGCTTATGGCATCCAATATTACTCGAAATTGCTGGAAATTCCTAAAGCTATTCAAACTACAACGTAATACCTTAAAAGGTGTAAGCGTGAACGTTACGAAAGTAGAAAAAATTGAATAGATGGTGCAAGGTTAAATCCTAAACACTTTAATAATGGATAATCAGCAGGGAATCTCGAAAGAGAGCCTTCAACGACTATTCCTCTTGAGGGAAGTAGGAACAAGCGTTCCGAAGTGAGTAACCCCTAACACATAATGGTGAGGGTGAAGATATAGTCTGTGCTTACATGAAAATGTAAGATACCTACTACTAAACAATAAGGTAGATAAGGATGCATAGAATTAGCGACTCTATGTGAACGACAACCTCTAATACGATTAAAGAATCTTACGGTTCTTATATATTATTTAAAACTTAATAACCTTTCACTTTTTAAACGGAGAATAATTAAGTGAAAGGAAGTGATATTATGGCTGAAAAAGCTTATAAGTATAGAATTTATCCAAATAAACAACAAGAAGAATTAATTCAAAAGACATTTGGATGTTGTAGATTTGTATATAACTATTATCTTAATAAACGAAAAGAATATTATGAAAAGGACAAGGCAACATTTACATACAATATGTGTTCTAAAGATTTAACTCAATTAAAGAAAGAGTTGATTTGGTTAAAAGAGCCAGATAAAGATTCTTTACAAAAATCGTTAAAAGATTTAGACATAGCATATCAGAAGTTTTTTAAAGAACATTCTGGTTATCCTAAATTCAAATCAAAGAAAGACAGACATAAATCTTATAGAACAAGTTGTACAAACAATAATATTCGTTTTGAAAATAAGCATATTAAACTTCCTAAACTTGGATTAGTAAAAGTAAGAGATAAACAAATTCCACAAGGACGAATTTTAAATGCCACAATATCACAAGAATCAAATGGACAATATTACTGTTCGTTATGTTGTACAGATGTTGAATTTGTACAATACGAAAAGACAAGTCAGAATATTGGTATAGATTTAGGTATTGTAGATTTCGCTATATTATCTAATGGTGCTAAAATTGAAAATCCTCGATTTTACGAAAAGTCAGAAAGAAAACTCGCCAAATTGCAACGAGAATTATCAAGAAAAACAATTGGTAGTAATCGTTGGAATAAGGCAAGAATCAAAGTTGCAAAATTGCAAAAACATATTTCAAATCAACGAAATGATTTCTTACATAAGTTAACAACAAACATTGTGAAAAATTTTGATGTGATCTGTATTGAAGATTTAGGTGTTAAATCTATGAGAGAAACTGATTCATCACTAAGAAACAAACGTGTTGGTGATGTATCATGGTTTGAATTTCGCAGAATGTTAACACATAAATCACAATGGTACGGGAAGAAACTATCGGTTATAGATAGATATTATCCGTCATCACAGGTATGTCATTGTTGTGGACATAAAGACGGTAAGAAAGATGAAAATGTTCGTAATTGGATTTGTCCAGAATGTCATTCAGAATTAGATAGAGATGTAAATGCAGCTATTAATATTTTGAATGAGGGATTAAGGATATTAAATATTTAAGTAATATATAAGAACCGTAGGAACTGCGGGGATAGCTCGGTGATACTTAGTTCGTGGGAACTATTGACCGAGAACCCTACGACTTTAGTCGTGGGAGGTTCAGATGAACTTTGCTATCAATGTTAATAATGGTGCTTTGTCTGGTAATTCTCAAACTAATCCTCAAGGTGATAATGAAATAATTAATACTGCAAAATCATTTCTTGGCACACCGTATCAATGGGGTGGAACTTCACCGTCTGGCTTTGACTGTTCGGGATTTGTACAGTATGTATTGGCACAGAACGGTAAGTCAATACCGAGAACTTCTCAAGAACAATTTGCGTCAGGTCAAGCCGTTGATAAAAGTCAACTTCAAGCAGGTGACTTGGTATTCTATGATTGGAGTGGCGGAACAGAAGCAACCCATGTAGGAATATATGAAGGCAATGGTAAGATGATTCACGCACCACATTCGGGTGATGTTGTCAAGGAAGTCGACTTTAATTCTTACGGTCAAAATGTTTATCTTGGTGCAAGACGTTATTATAAAGGTACTGAGGGTGCATTGCCTGGGCTTGCTAAACTTGGTGATGAAGCAGAAGTAAGAGGCTTAAACTATCCTACACCTGAAATTCTTATCAAACAAAAGACAGGTAAAGCATATCTTACTGGCTTAGACGGTACACAGATTGTTAATCTTGACAGAGGTGACACTGTTATCCCTTATGCCGATACAAAGCGAATTTTAAACGGCAATGTACGTCATGCTTATGCTAATGGTACACCAAATGCAAAAGACGCTATATCAAGGATTTTAGGCATAAACAATGTCAGGAATAGAGTGAATAACGGCTCTACAAGAAGTAATAATTCGGGTATAACAAATAATACAGTTCAACAATCTTGGGATACAAATGATTTCGGACAAGGTGTAGGTAAGTCACATTCATATACCGCTTTTGACGAAAATGGATATTTGGGTTCATCGCTTGGATATTGGGATACAAGTTCCAGTGCTTGGAAACTATTTAAGAAGTTGTTGGATAGCGGTGATTTATCAACCGATGAGAATGGCATCTATACATATAAAGGTGCTCGTCTTGTAGCAATGACATCTACTTTTGGTAAGCCTGGAGATGTTATGAGATACACTCAAGATGACGGTAGTGTATTTTACGGTATCATAATGGACGAGAAGTCGCAAGCATATACTTGGTACGATAATAACCCTGCCAACAAGTGGGGTCATAACAACGGACAAGATATGGTTGAATTTGAAGTTAAGAAATCAGCTATTGCTCCTGCTTATAAAGCTAATGGCGGTACACCACCTTACGGCAATTTGAATCATGCAATTAGTATGATTGAAAATTTAGGTAGTTTGGAAGGTTTTGATTTCTCTGATATGCCTGATGTTGGTGGTACGTCTGTATTAACTCAAAAAATGCAAGAGTTTATGTCTAAGCTTCAACAAGTTTATGGTACATTTAAGACTAACACTCATACATCGGCTACTAAAGTTGGCAATGTCAAATCTTTAGGCGACAAAAAGCAAAGTAGTTATAGTTTTGATGTCCCGTTTACTCAAAAAGAAAAAGGTGGTATTGTTTCTGCTGGCACAATCGCACAAGTGAATGAACATAATAAGCCAGAAGCAACTATTGACGAAAAAGGTAATCTTGTTCCGTTAGGTGACGGTACTTCGCAAGTGTTTGTTTCTGATAAGCCATTCCCTGTTATTAATGCCGATGATTATGCTCAGATTAAGAAGTATGGCGGTGATAAAAAGCCCGTACAGTTCTTAAAGAATGGTAATACATCAGTCAGTGTCAATGCCGATAATACAGACGAAGAAAAGGAACAAACTGCCGAAGAACGTAAAGCAGAAGAAAATACATCAAAGATAAATCAAACACTAAAGAGTATTGAGAGCAAATTAGACAGTGGTGTATTGTCTGATGATATTAAAAAGCTTGACTTACCAACACTTGAAGCCATTGATAAGCTGACTGACAGTTGGGGCGATGATGATACAATCACTTCTGATATTCTTATGCAGTCTAAGGATTATGCGAAAGACTTCGCCGATTATGAGAAATGGGCGGAAGATGATTTATCTAATATATTGAATTCTTATAGTGAAGATTTCTATGAAAAATACTATGCTGAAAAGGATAAGTATGATTCTTGGCAATCTGACTTTAAAGAACGTTTTAAGAAATGGGTAGAACATCCGACTGACGGCAACTATATGAGTGACTATTTTAAGTTTGCTGATGAGGCTTCAAAGAAAGCAACGGAATCTCTTATCACTCAACAAACACTTGTTGCTGATAATATGAAAGATGCTCTTGATGAACTAAAAGATAAATCAGAAGTTCTAAAAAAGCTTATTCAAGACGCACCTACGGCTGAATTAGCTCAAAAAGCAAGAGATGAACTTAAAGACATCAATGAGAATATAGACGAGATTGAGTCAAATTATGCCGATACTATGGAGCAAATTACTGAACGTAAACTTCAAGACATCAGTAACAGAGATTCTAAATATACTCGTGAAACCGGTATGTTGCAGTATGATAGAAATATTCTTCAAGACCAATACAATAGGTCAACCGATGATGAAGAAAAAGTCAAACTTGCAAAAGAAATTACCGAGAGTATGAAAAAGGAACGTGATATTGAACAAGAACGTGTAGACGCTGCCCATAAGGCTAATCAAGAAATATACGAAAATGCTACGGGACAACGAAAAACAGTCTTAGAAAATGTTAAGATGAGTGAGCTATATAATGCGGACGGTAGCTTTAATGATGCGGCATATAATGAAACTGTTGAGTTATTGGAGGGTATTGGTGGAAGTGACTTAGTTCAGGTCTTTAAGCAACTTGCTTCTGAAATGCAGAAAAATTCTCAAGTATATCTTGAAGGTACTGAAAACATTCGTAACTTAAATAATGAAATTCAAGACCAAGAGCAAGAAGAAGCAAATCAAAAGATTGAGTTAGAAACCAGTCGTTATGAAAAGCTTAATAAAATCTTAGACGTTCGTTTGAATAAAGAGAAAGCTATTACTTCTGCATTACAAGAACAGTATTCATTCCAGCAATCATTGAGAGATGCTGCTTTGGATTATCAAAGTGAACTTATTGCAAATAAAAATCTTTCTCAGTGGTTAGATGATGATACAAGGGCATTGCTCTTTAATGAGAATGACTACTCAGATATGATGAATACTATCAATGGCTTGAATAATGAAATGGCAAGAGCCTATAAGAAGTATAAATCTGACATCAGTACATTAGGTGAAGAAGATTACTATCAAGAACAACAAATTACAAATGCTTATAATCGCCGTATTGAACAGTTAAAAGAACAATTAGAAGTTGCGAAACAGAATCTTGAAGTCACAAAGAAAAATGCTGAATTCCAAAACACTTTAAAAGAACGTGATACTCGTATTCTTGTCGGCGACAGATGGGTGAATGTTGCTGACCCTGAAAAACTGTATAATACTCAATTAGAAGCGACTAAGGCACAAATGTCACTTGATAATATTGTACAAGACAATGCAGAAAATCAAAATGTGCGTGACATGGAAGCACAGAGTGATATAACTCAAAAGATGATTTCAGCGAATGATAAATACATTGAAGTATTGAACGGACTAAGCGACGATGAAAAGAAACGTCATGCTGAAACATTGGAATCTACTGAAGCTCTTATTGCATCAAATATTATGCTTGGCGGTAGTAATATCGGTTGGGCGAATGAATATTCAACTTCTGATGAATCATTTAACGGACAAGTTGCTGGACTTAATAATGTAGAAATAGGCAGACAGTTCTACTATAATAAGGACTATGACTTAAACCAAAGTAGCCTTGATGACCTTTTGAAAGATGGTGTTATATCTGAAGAAATTCACAAAGTCTTTAGTAAGATAAATGAAACACATCGCAACAACAAGCTTACGGCAGACCCTGTTAACAGTAAGTATGCTCCTCAAACTTTTGAACATGACGGACTTGAATCGACTTCGCCTATGGGTGCAAACGGCGATGCAAAAGTCCAAATGAAACAAACTGAGCAGATTACTGATTATGCTGCTGAGTTAGAAAAATACTATGAATTAGCAAAGAAACAGAATGGTTATTTGTCAGCTGAAGACCGTGCAAAAGCTCAAAGACTTGAACTTGCAAGAAATCTAAAGATTTATAGCAGTGGTTTAGATTACGAACAAACAAGTGATTTTGGGGCACAGATGTTTACAAATGATTTTTCACAAGATTACAGTGATATTGAAAACTTCTGTAAAGAGAATGGTGGATTGACTGAACAAGAAGCTATATTCTTTGACAGTTGGCATGCATCTCATGAAGAATATATTGCTTTGGCTGATATGTTGTTATCTACCGGTCAAGACAATACAAAACTTCTTTCCGCATTGAATGAACAGTTAGGCATTAAATTGTCTGAAATGATAACAAATAAGATTGAAGAATATAATGCTAATTTGCCGTCTGTTGGTTCTATTGCTACTGCCCATTATGCAACTGGAACAAAGTCGGCTAAAGGTGGTCTTGCGATTACTGATGAGGATGGTTACGAGGCTAAGTTAAGAAAGTTGTCTGTCGGTCGTTATTCTATGCTTAATGCTGGCGATATGGTCTTTGACAAGGAAGCGACTGATGTATTGTGGGAATTTGCAAAGAATCCTCAAAACTTTATTGACCAAGTTTCTATCTTTAAGCAATCTCCTCAACAAATGCCTGCAACTAACAATTCAACGTCAACAACTGAAAGCATTACGTTTACGGGCGATATAAATGTGACCGACCCTGTTCCGGACGCAAATGCTTTTGTAGATTCTTTAACAGATAAAGTCAAATCACAATATCCAATTATAAAGAACACGAAAATATAAGTTATAGATTAGATGGTTGCTCCCTTTTTGGGAGTGACTGTCTAATGCTGTTTTTTTATTGGTTGAATCAAGGAATTTCGTGGATTGGTATTGATTTTTTGAAAAAAATCGGTTATAATAGTAATAGAAATTTTATGCGATTATATAATCGAAATGAATAAAAGTATAGTGATTATAACTTGCGTTGAAATGCATATAATATTATTAAATAAATGTTTTTGAAAGATATAGTTCAAATTATTTATAAAAGGAGGAATTGTCATGGGAGTATATGCTATAAAGAGTGAAAAGCCAATAGTTACAACCAAACCACTAGTAAGAAATACGGTTAATCAAGATTATATGAATTGGGTAAATTATATGAACACTCATGATTTTACCTTCAAGATAGACAGAGATAATAATTTAAAAGTTAAGGCAACAAAGAATAAATAGTTTATGAATCAAATAGAAAAATATACAAATGAATTACGTCCCTTATCCATTAAGTTTTCTTCTGGAAATATCGCCATTGATAATTTTCTGTCAAGTGATGATGCTCTTGATAAGACAATAGGAATTACTTATGTATTATTGGATGAAGAAAGAACTCGAATTATTGGTTATTTTAATATCTCCGTTAGTCGTATTGATGAGATAAGATTACAGAATGGAGAAGTAACTTATCACCCATTAGGTGGTGCAGCAAAAATTAATTATTTAGCTGTAGATTCAAAATTTCAACATCAGCTTTTATATCAAACAAATAACGGAGATAAAAAATATATCGGAGATTATTTATTGGGTCAATGCGAACAAAAAATATGGGATATACATAATGACATAGGAATAGCTTTTATATATCTTTCATCCACAAAAGAAGGTTATCATATGTATCGTGATCGTAATTTTTATGAAGATTTAGAAGATGATATGAATGTTGCGAAAAATGACAAAGACTTAACTTGCAGGGATTTATATAAATATATTGATGACTTATATTATTATAACTAAAAACAATACAAATCACTAATAAACAGTTACGTTATATTTCGTAGCTGTTTTTTTATTGCAAAAATTTAAGGAGGTGAAACATTTGCTTAGAAAACCAGCATTGCAATATCCACATGCAGAGGTTGTAAATCCAAATGAGAAAGTTGATTTTCAATGTGAATTACAATCAAGCGGAAAGATTGCAAAAGCACGATTAATGATAGATGACAACAATTATGAATATTACTTTGATAATTTTGATATACAAAATTTGCAAGAAAATAATTATAGTTCGTTGGTTACATACCCTATTAAGAATAACATTCCAACATATAAGATATACAAATCGGACAGCAATAGAACAAGTGATAAAACCACGTTTTCATTCGCCGCCGGTGAAATGTATACTTGGAAGATGAGAATATATGAAGACGATACCAAGTTTAATGAGGACGATACCAAGTCTAATTATGTGCCGTCTTCTTGGATTGGTAAAGGTACTGTTATGGAAATTTTATCAGGGGCTGAGTCCGCAGGATCTAATCAAGGAACATATTACGGTTTGAATAGTTCTGAAATGAATGGGAATCGAATTCTAAAGATAAATCCTCATACGCAAATGTATTTTAAGGATTGTACATTAACAAAAACTTCCGATGATAATCCACACAAAGAATTATGGACACGATATGATGAAAATGCGAACTACTATATTAAGGTTGGGAATACGTTTGCAAAAATCAAAAAATATTATTACTTTTTGCCAAAATATGACGCATATAAAAAAGACCCTGAGAGAGGCGACAAGACAGTCAAATGGTTCAACTCAACGGATGATTTAGATACATATGGTGAACCTAAATTTGGTTATGCGGTTGTAAGTGGTAAACTTAAGGTTTCTGTCAATGATACATATACAATATATTGTAATTACATAGATACAGACCAATATTACTTTGACACAAACACACCTCCTGAGATTAATTTATATGAAAACTTTACAAGTGTAAATGGTGAAAATGTGACAAGAGAGATAGATTTATCTGAAAACACGCAACTTGCTCCCCTATCCTTATCATATAGCAATTTGCATATCACTGGTGAGTATTTACAATCCGAAGGAATAAGTGTTAGTCATTATAGTTTTCTTTTAGAAAGACGTGAATCGGATACAAAATATTCAACCGTTTCTTATTCAAACAACATATATTCAACCAATATAGATTGGCAATATGATAAATTTATCAGTGGAAATGAGTATAGATTAACATTGTCTTTAACAGATAGTGTTGGCTCTACATTTGAAAAAATAATTTATATTAAAGCAGAGTATAATTCTATCTCCTACCCTATGAACATTAAAATTGAGGAATACAGAAAACATAATTCTTTAATTGTTGATTTCAGTGAATTACATTCTATTATTGCTAATGAAGAAATTGAAGGTGGACATCAGTTTCTTGCATATAATAAGGATACTGATAAAATAGATACTACATTGACTGTCTCTAATAATGTATGTCACTTGGATAAAGGCAACTCTTTGACATATGATTTTATAGACGGCGAAAAGGAATTGTCGTTTGGCAAGAATACAATATATACAACATTTAGGATTGACTCTGATTATACCGGTACAATATTTGAAGTTACGGATGATGATGAAACAACAACTGCATTAAAGTGGGATGGTGTGCATTTTTATCTATCAGTAAAAAATCCAAGTACGGGGTATTCTTCATACGGACAAGTGTTTACCCCATATGAAAATTGGGATAATATGACTGTTGGAGATAAGAAAAAAGCAATAAATGAAGCTATGGCAAAAGAAATAGTGGACTATTCTGTTCCTTATTTGTATATGAACGGTGAAATAAATTATGGCGATGATTTATATTATCACACGGAAACACCTTTGAGCGAACAAACATGGCTTGTAATTATAGATACAAAAACTGAGAATGTTTATTTAAAAAATATGTCTCAAAAAGACAATAAGATTGTAGGAGGTAATAGTTAATGGCAAAAGTAAAATTGTTCGGCGGAGTTACATACAATGCTTTTGGTGTTGACGAAGGCTCTCATTCTGATGATTTAAAAGAGACATTAACACAAGCGTACGGTAATTATAGTTGGAATTCTGATACAAAATTGTTGGCAAACTTTAATGATACGTTATTGGGAAGTAACTTTGATGGTTCATATGAAAATATTGACCATTTTCAAGTTTATAAAACCTTGGGCGAACAAGATACGTTACATAAAGTATGCCAAACTAAAAATCCTACTCAACGTGTGATAGAAGATTTCACGGTTGGAGATTTATGTGATTACCAATATTATATTTTTGGTATTTGTAATAATACAATGGATGTCAATGGTGTGCAAGTAAATATCAAAACAATCTCCCCTCTTGTATCGGATAAAATCCAACTGCATAGAGGAACAGTATCTGTCATTGGTCTTGTTCCGACGGGCAAAGATAATACATATACGATAGACGAAGATAATATATGGCAATTAGATATTAATCTAACCAATGACGGTTACACATTGAATACGGATAAGACATTTTATCAGACCCAAAATGCTTACGGTAAAGCGACTGGCGGTAATCGAAAACAGAGAACGATGTCTATTACAGGATTACTTGGCAAAATAGATTGCTCAGGTGATAGTCAATATATAGATACTTATGACGACATTATAAATTGGGAGAATTTTGTATCAAGTAACAGTTTAAAAATGCTTATAGACTTGAGAGGCTTGATTACTATTGGAGATACAGATGCTAATCCAACATTTCAATATGATACAAATGACAATCACGATGTTTCTGTTACGTTTACATTTAATCAGTTAAATGATATTGATACGGTTGATGTGCTAGGTATGACATTGCCGATTAATCCATTGTATTATGAATATTTAGCGGATAGTGAAGGAGCATTATTGAAAGATACAGTTGAAGTTGATTCGAATAATAAATATCACGAATACCTTGCTTCTCCCCTTTTGGACGGTGGTTTAATATGAACATATACAAGAACGGATATGTAGTTGACAGTATCCATAATATTAATATTGCAAATATAACAAAACAGGTATATCTAAATTCGTTCAGCAAACTTGGGTTTGAGAGAATACTCAAAGTGTTCAAAGCTGATATAGTTATACCTGTTTTTAGATTGTATTTGTTGGACGAAGATGAAAACATATCAATGGACGCAAGCGATGATTTAATGTCGGCAAGTTTAAGTATTACATATCAGACTGGTCAAAGACGTACAATGAATATTACTCTTGCAAATATAGATAATAAGTGGAAGCCTAAACCGATTAAGGGATTAATATGGACGGGAAGCAAATTTAGATTTGATTCTGGTATTGTTATTGGTGACACAATATATTGGAAACAACAAGGAGTATTTGTTTTTAAAGACCCTACATTATCAAGAGAAAATTCAAATCAAACAATCTCATTATCATTATGTGATAAGTTTGGTTTGTTTGATGGTAGTGTTTATGGAACGACAAGTTTAAAAACAATCATTCCTGTTGGTGTTCCAATGAAGAATGCTTTTACTTCTTTATTGGCAAGCGACAGAGGAAATGGCAAACCATTTGACTTAAAACCAATTATTTTTAATAGTGAATATACGGACGTTAATACATATTACACTATAAAGCAAGATGCCGGTACAAAAGTCAGTGAGATATTTACAAGTATGGGCGAAACAATTTCTTCCGATGTTTACTATAATGAATTTGGCAATATGGTTGTTAGTTCTAATGTTAATGAGTTTATATCATCTAACTTCCCTGTTGTATATCGTTTTGAGGAAAACGACAAAGATATTGTGTCGGCAAATGTTGTTTATAATACATCACAAGTCAGAAATAAAGTTGTTGTTAAAGGTGCTATTGCCAACGGTTATCAATTCAGTGCTATTGCCGAAAATAAGAATTTGAAATCAGACTATTGTATTCAGTATAATGGCGAAATACCAGAAGTTATAAATGATAGTAAACTATATGCTGATTCATTGTGTATGTCACGAGCAATGTATGAATTGATTAATTTTAGTCGTGGTACGAAAACATTGAATTTATCTTGCACATATAATCCTATATTCGATGTCAACCAGTCTGTTATGGTTAATTATCCAAGCTTGGGTATTAACAACGAAAACTATGTCATTGACTCTATTTCAATGAATATGGATAGTGGTGCAACGACATCTTTGACAATGACAAATATTAACGAGGTGATCTTTTGATAGACAAAGAGGAAGAAAAAATAGATTTTAATGATGAAACAGTTATTGCATATGTAAATATGATACGTCAAATTATCCAAAGTGAAGTTTCAACATATTTAAAAAATCAGAATATTGAAACATTTGAGGATTTAAAAGTGCAAAGCGTTTCTGATGACGGATTACACGCAACATTGAAAGATACGACTACAAAGGAAGTATATGAAAATATACCTAACTATACAAATATAAAAATCAAACCAAATGATTTTGTCCGAATGTATATTAGTAATCAAGGATTAAAAAAATATATTGGACAAACCTTTGGTTCAAGAACAGAATATCTATGTCAGATAGAAGACAAAGGCGGTGATAAGTAATGGCAGATTTACATATTGACACAAGTAATGTCAAGTTAATGAGCGAGTTTAAAGACGCAGTTGAGGAATATGTAAATAAATATGTATCAAGTATTATACAAGGATTGCATGGAAAACAGACACTTACTCAAAAAGCTACTGCAAGTAGTCGTGACGCACAAAAAGAAATAATTCCTGTGTCTCTAAAGATCAACGTTCCTTTAGTTAAACATTGGGGCATATTGAACATAAAAAGAGTTAACACTAACGATTCGTTATCTCAAGTTATTTTTTGGTGGGATAATGGTAATTTTAAATATAAAATATCGTACAATTCATTGCTTGCTTGTGATATGAATCGGTTTCAACTGCAAACTATCCAATATATAGATTCAATAGCATTTAATGAAGATGGAAATGAGTTGTCATTTAACATCATTAATGATGTCTATTCCAACTCGACCACACAAAGAGAAAACGGTAACTTTGAAGTTGATTATCATATTTGGTAGAAAGGACGGTGATTAGATGGCTCATCTAAATTTAAAGAAAGACGCTTTTAATTTAACTCAAACAGGCTCAACAATACAGAATCTGTTAAATGTAGTTCAGTCATTTGAAACAAATGAACTTGAAGAATTAAGAGATTTAATTGCGGCAATTAAAGATATTGACACAACGGATGATGATCAAAGTTTTAAGCAGCAATTATTGAATGTATTTGATAATGCAGTAATGGAAGATGAGGTTACGACCAAGCTTGACAATACAAGCACCCTCCCACCTCAGACTAAAGTTGTAAAGAGTGCAATAGATGATGTTCTCGATAGGATTAAACAGACTAATTCAGATTTAAGTGATGAGATTTACAATAGACAAACTGGAGACCAAGATACAACTACTTTGGTGGAAAATGAAAGTCTATCAAGACAAAATGCGGATGATAAAATCAACAGAGAATTATATGGAAGTACAACAAATAGTTATACACTTTCCTCTGATATTGATCCTGCTCAAGTTGATGTCACTATTCAAGGTGGTTCTGGTGTTTTAAGCGTTGATATAGAAAATTTGACAAACGCCTTTGTTCTTAATGGAACAAAAGTTGTATCAGAGGGTAAAACAATCGCAACATATCAGATTGAGTACGGTGAAGATATATCAAGACTTTTTGCAGTAGTTGATTATAATGTGCAGTTAAAAACATTTGATTTTAAATTAGTTAAATCAGATGATATTACATCTTCTGTTGAGGGAAACATTGCAACGCTTGTGTTGGGATTGATAGAGTTTAGTTATGGATTTAATACAAGTCAAGGATACTTTCTAAACGATGTATCTAAGAGTTTTCCATATACATATCAAAATGTATCACAGAACACAGTTGTCAAAATAAACGGATTAGCTGATTTGCAGACTATTGATAAGTCAAGTTTTATGTCTGCTATTAATGAATTAGCAAGGACTGATATGAAGGTTAATGTATCTTTGAACGACATAAAAAAGGAACTTAATGGTATGTCAAAAGGCGGTATTTGGCATTATGGTGAGGTATTGACACACACCGCTAATTTAAGTACCCCTGTAATAAACAATAGTGTTGATGCAAATATAGGCGACTTTTATCTTAACTCAAATACATTCTCAGTGTATTTTTGCGTAGGAGATGATAATGGCAATCATAATTGGTTATATATCGGCAATTTGACAGGCAGTTTTGATTATTCAAATTATGCAAGTATTAATTCACCTAATTTTACAGGAACACCGACAGCACCTACTCCGTCTGTATCAAATAATTCACGACAAGTTGCAACCACAGAATATGTGAGAAGTGCTATTGATAAATATGCAAGTGGTGATAATCTTGAAATGATTGATTTGGCGGAAGGACTTAGGGATGATGTATATGGTAAACAAGTTGTGTGGACAGTTGGCGGTAATATTATGAATTTAACATTGCCAGCCCCAAAATTAACAAATCCTACAACTTCAGAAGAAGTCAAGATTACTTTTGACAAAGGTATTATTCCTTTTGATAATACTGTAAAAAAGGGGTATCTTCCTTACAATACGACAAGTGTTTCTTTTATTCCTATTACAAGAAACAAGACATATATTAATTGCGAATTTAATTTTGATACGCAACATTTAGAATTTACAACATCTAATTCAATAATTTCTCAAGACACTATAGATGCTGTTGAAACAAGAGTGTGGAAGTTTAGTTTATGTTATTATACAGTAAACGTTGTTTATAATGATTCTTCTGAAGAACCGGCAAGTCAATATGTAATTAGTAATTATGATTGTGATTGGTGTATTAATTCTGAAAAAATAGCATTACCATATCAAACATTGGATATGCTAAAAACCGTTGACAAAAATTGTATTATTAATTCTATAAATGAAGTTGTCGATAATGCTTCAAAGAATCAAAGCGAAGTAGGAACTCTTATTTATGCACTACACCCTGACATAACAACATATTCCACTTCGGCAGCTAAAGATGGGTATTACGGAAAACTAATAAAAAGTGATGTGGACGAAGTATTTATACTGAATAACGATAGACAAGATGACATGGATTATCCTGATGGTGTCACATTAAGTGGCAAATTACCTTATGATGATGAGGTTGGGTATATGTTATCGCAAGATATACCAGCTTTAAAGAAAGCATTTTGTAAAGTGACAAAAAAATATGTTGCATCTATTGATGGTTCAAATGGAGAAATAGAAGTGTTATTAACATTCTAAGAGGAGGAATTTATTATGACAAACATTAACTGGAAAGTAAGAATTAAAAATCCGATGTTTTGGGTACAAATTGTAGTTGCTATTTTTGTCCCTGTACTTGGCTATATGGGGATTACGGCACAAGACCTAACTACATGGCAAGCAGTAGGCAATGTAATATTGACAGCTTTTTCTAATCCATATGTATTGATGTTGATGGCAACGAGTGTTTATAATGCTATTATCGACCCAACTACAACAGGCATTACAGATAGCAAAATGGCACTTACATACAACACGCCTAACAGTGATAAATAAGAGAACATTCATCCTATGCGAATGTTCTTTTTTTTTGTGCAAAAATTAAAGAAAGGAAGATTGCTATGAATATAATTGAAGTTGCTTATAAATGGCACGGTGGCTTTACAAAGCGTTCACGCACAGATTTTATAGCGTTACATCACGCAGAAGCAGTTAAATGTACTCCACAAGATATACACAGTTGGCACGTCTCAAATGGTTGGACAGGCATCGGTTATCATTTCTTTGTGCGTAAGGACGGCACAATTTATCGTGGTCGTCCGCTTGATGTGGTTGGTGCTCACGTTCAAGGTATGAACAGTTGTTCTATTGGCATTTGTGCTGAAGGTGATTATCATACAAAAGAAAAGACAATGCCACAAGCACAAAAGAAATCTATTATCGAGTTATGTCAATATCTTAAAAAGAATTATTATCCAAATGCAAAGATAGTTGGACATAGAGAAATCGGTGACAGTAATTGTCCTGGTCGATATTATCCGCTTGATGAAATTAAATTTGCTGTTGCCGGAGGAATTACTGTTCAAGCAGAAAATCCTCAAAAGATTGCCTTGGATAAGTTGGTGGTAAAGGGTATTATTACAGATGCATCTCAATGGGTACTTACTGATTTCTTAACAAATGCAAAGGCGGTTAGAGTTCTCGATTTGCTTTCAGGCGGTACTTGGACAAGCGAGAAAACAAATTCAAGTATTCATTGGGCTCAGCCAAATGTCATCTCTTTAGCATCTAAAGACGGCGGTTCTTCTGACGGAACAAAAGTCATTGAAGATATTGACGGGATGGTTAATAAACTAAATGTCTGGATTTCTAAGGCTACACTATTGGCTTTGGTTGATAAGCTTACAGGCGGTACAAAAGAAAAATACAAGAATAGAAAAACAGACCATTGGGGCAGAAATTTTCTTGATAGCCTTTGTGATAAAGGCATAATTACAGACGTTAAGTATTGGGACTCCGATTTCGAATCTACAGTAGAAAACGGAGTTTTTTTAGTGCTTTGTTGTAATGCGTTTGGTCTTTGAGGGAGGTTTAATGTACACGATTACTCTATTAAACGATAGAAGATTATATGGAGCTCACAAAGAAGCAATTATGCAGTATGACAATATGGTTGGTAAAATTCAATTTTTAATTCCACAAACATATGACGGAAATGATATGAGAAATTTTACGACTGTATCATTGGAATATATCTCCCCTATTTCTCATTTGTATAAGCAAGAATTTTTAACTTTATCTGAGGAATTGGTAGAATATGCTGATGAACAATATTTAGAATATTTGCTTCCTATTGGCTCAAAAATGACTGCTGAAAATGGGGATATTGAATTACAACTATCGTTTTACCAAGTTTATATGGACGAAGATGGTGTAGTTCAAGACCCTGTTCTGAAAACACAATCTTGTAGGGTAAAAATTATTCCTACAAAGAACTGGGCTCAATTTGTACCGTCAGAATCTATGGCGGCACTTGACCAACGTATTGCTCAGTTGATTGCTTTGGAAGAAGAAATTACCGAATTACAAGGACAGATTATTGAACATCATGACAATTTTATAAATGATGATGTTATTTCTGATAAGACAACATATTCGTCAAAGAAGATTGAAGAATTTATAGACAAGAATGAACTTGATGAAACCGTTGAAAATATAACAAATACTGAAAAACAAACAATCTCTGATGAAGAGATAGAAAATCTATTCAAATAATTTAGGATAAATCGCATTATGCCGGCTAACAATGCGTTTTATTATATACATAACTTATACACTTTTATTAAATTCAAGGAGGAAATTAGAATGGCAAACGAAACACAAAAGTTTTTAAGTTACGAAGGTCTTGGTACATATGACAGTAAAGTCAAAGCTTATATTGTAGATAAGGCTGACGCTGCCAAGACATCTGCTATCAAAGCAGACGCGGTTGTAGTTACTACAGATGTAACAACAGAAGGATATGCAAAATCTTATACCTTCACTCAGAATGGTGCGACTATTGCTACGGTTGATATTCCAAAGGATATGGTCGTATCAAGTGGTAAAGTGGTTGTCAACCCTGAAGGACAGGATGAAGGCACATACCTTGAATTGACACTATCTAATGCAACAAGTGACAAAGTTTATATTAATGTTGGTAAGCTTGTAGACATTTACACTGCAAAAGCTAATGCAACTCAGGTTCAGATTGCTATTGATTCTGCAACAAGAGAAGTTAGTGCCACAATTGTTGCTGGTGGTGTAGGTTCAACAGAACTTGCTGACGGTGCTGTTGTTACTGCTAAGATTGGAGATGCTCAAGTTACAAAAGCAAAATTGGACACTGACGTACAAGCTTCTATTGATAAAGCCGATTCTGCAATTCAGTCGGTTGCTACTGGTAAAACGGACGGTACAGTCGCTGTTGATGGCACAGATGTTTTAGTTGCAGGTTTAAAGTCTGCTGCATATGTTGAGACAACGGCTTTTGATGCAGCTGGTGTTGCAGATACAAAAGTAAAAGAACTTGCTGATGGTGCGGTAAAAACAAATACAAGTGACATTTCAACACTGAAAACAAAAGTGGCTGATCTTGAATCTGTTACTATTGAAGCAATCTCAACAGATGAAATAAATGCTCTATTTGCTGAAAAGAAATAATTTCTTTTGATTAATTCAAAGTAATACATATTTCTAAGGGAGGGGTGACGACTCTTCCCTTTTTGTATTTCTTGATACTATATGTTTTTGCAAAAATATATAACTCGTTTTGGAGGAAAGAAAATGGAAGAAAAGAAATTTTTAGATTTAAACGGTTTAAAAATAGTTGTAAATAACATCGAGAACAAGATAGATGGAAATAAAGGTGACATATCTTTTACTGATGATACTACTTATGAACCGTTAGAAGAAACGGAGGCAAGTTCGTAATGGCTATGTCTCTTAAAGAAAGTTTAGAAAGCTTAAAAAATCAAACATCTGCATATACTCCGTCGGTTATGATGGTTGATCCTAATACAGAACCTAAAATAACGGCAGATATGGACAAACGTTTAATTGATGTTCCGCCTGAATTACAGACAATAGGTGTAGCAACTGAAAATAATGCAGAAACAGTTTATATTAGTATTCCATCGACCACTTTTGATGGCACAGATTTAACCGATAAGACTGCTTATATTTATTTTGTAAACGCAGGCAAAGAAGTGAATATTTACAAAGTCACTGATGTTACTGTTGAAGATAATTCGATTAAGCTTGGCTGGACTATTACAAATGATGTCACTCGTTATGCAGGAACAGTGTCGTTTTCAATTGCATTTGAGTTAGATAATTCATACAAATTGACAACTACTCCTGCCACTTTAACGGTTCTTAAAGGATTGGACATTGACCAAACAATTTCAAAGCAAGACACCGCTATTGTATCTGCTCTATATGACAAGGTTAATGCTCTTAATACCAAGGTAGACAATGCCGTAAATTCAATGGATAATTCAGTTGCAACAATCAACTCATTGCAGAGTGCTATACAATCGTTGCAGTCGGAATTAAACTACATAAAAGAACACGTTGTTTACGTGATAGATGATATTGAAAATTAGAAAGGAGGAACTTAATGGCTAAAGCAAAATATTTTACACAAAATAACGAAAAAGTATATCCTATATCACACACCAAAGCAGTATATGATGGCAATGGTAAAGTCTTAGAGGATAGATTGACTGAAGATGAAACTGCAATTTCAAGCCTACAAACGGACGTAAAAGGCAAAGCCGACAAGACTGATGTAGACAATAAGCTCAGTTCAAATGGGGTTATTTCTGACACTACTGTGGCTTTTACAGAGGCTTCAGCAAGGGAAAATATTGTTTCAAATGAAAAGAGTTCTACTCTATTTGGTAAAGTTCAAAAATGGTTCTCTGATTTAAAAAAAGTTGCTTTTACAGGTAGTTATAACGATTTGATTGATACTCCGTCAAATGCTACTACTACCATTAATGGTTTAATGTCGTCAAGCGATAAAATAAAATTAAACGGAATATCAAGTAATGCAAATAACTATATTCACCCCACTACATCTGGCAATAAACACATACCAAGTGGAGGCTCATCAGGTCAAATATTGAAATGGTCGGCAGATGGCACTGCTATATGGGGAACTGAAAAAACATATAGTAATGCTACTACTTCAACTTCAGGGTTGATGAGTGCAAGCGACAAAACAGACCTCGATGCTTGTGTAGAAACTTTAAGTGCCGATGCGTCTATGTTTCTTAGTTCCATTAAATCTCCAGCTCCTGCTGAATTTGAATTTGTTGAAACTTTATCATTAAGTAATTTAACTTTAACAGGTGATGTAGTATTTTCCGATACGGGTTTATTTAATGGATATGCTTCATTAACTGAAATCACATCAGGACTTAATGATATTTTTCAAAAGAATGTTGATAACGGATTTGATTTTGTTTACTATATGGTACATAATACAAGCAGTAAACGATTTGAATTTTCTGCTACTGACCCAATGTATATATCCAGTAGTCAGGGTGGCAAATGGTATTACGATGGCAATGAAATAGCTACTAAGTCTGATATTCCAAGTACTTCTGATTTTCTTAAAACATCTGGCGGTACTTTATCGGGCAATACAACTTTGACTTCAGGATATGGTTTTTTGTCAAGTTATAGTAACAATCTTAAATTGCTAAGGGTGAATTCAAGTTCAAATTACTTTGGTGAACAAGGTGGAGCTACTGCAATGTATAACTATTTTGGCTATAGAAATAGTGCTAATACAACTACAATAACTAATCATTTTGGTAGTAGTTATAATTCATCTTATAAGACAAATCTTAGCAACTATTACGGAAGATATGCTGCCACAAACTATTTCGGTTCAAGTGCTACAACAAATTATTTCGGCGATAGTTCAACTACATCATATTACAGGGGTAATACTATATACCTTGGTAGCTCAATATCTTATCCTGTGTATATGCAAGGCAGCACTTCATATAGAGTTGTAGGAACAACTACTGGATACAACACTAAAATCCATGTGGCAAGTTCACAACCAAGTAATATGGCGGTAGGAGATATATGGTTTAAAATACCATCTTAATGGGAGGTGAAGAATAATGGCAACGGGTTTATGGACAGATTATAAAGCATCATCTTTTGCTGGTGGCAGTGGAACTTCATCTTCTCCATATCAAATTTCAAATGCTGCCCAATTAGCTTATATGGCTTATTTAGTAAATAGCAATACAACTTATAGAAATAAATATTATCAGCTAACTGCTGACATAGATTTATCTGCTCATTATTGGTATCCTATTGGTAAAGAAAACTATTCTTTTAATGGTACGTTTGATGGACAGTATCATACTATTTCAAACATGACAATAGATAACACGGTAACAGGTATGGGTGTAAAATACTTGGGTCTTTTTGGTTATATAGGTAAATACAATTTAACTGTCACTATAAAAAATTTATTTATGAATAACGCTATGATAACAGATAGCTCTGCTACTTATACGTCTTTTTTGGTAGGACACAATGGAGATAAATTATATTTAAATAATATTTCTATTGATAATTCAGAACTTGTTTATGCAAGCAGTACAACTGTTTCTACTACGGGAACTTATTTTGGAGGGCTTGTGGGATATTCTAATAATTTGTTATCAATAGATAATGCCAATATATATAAAACAAACATTCGTAGTAATAAGGAAATGACTGGCGGTTGTATTGGTTATTGTAACAACACTGGTTCTCTTACAATAACCAATGTGAACAGTATTATTGACGAACTGATGACTTCTAACACCGTGGCTAAATTAGGTGGGCTTGTAGGAGAAGTTGAAATTAAAACTGGTTCGTATATTACTATTCAATACATATCTGTGTATATAAAAGATAGTGCTGGGTCAGGGTCGTATTATGGAGGATTAATCGGATATGTTGTTCAATATTCGTCTTATTACACAACATATCTTAAAATTTTAGACTCCATAACAGACGTTACTTTAATTCTATCAAAGGGGACGTTTAAGACGTATGTTGGTGGTTGGAAATATAGTCCTGTAGAAAGTACCATTAAGTCAAGAATGAGTAATCTTTGGTATAACAGTAACTCAACAAATAATAACGGTGCATATAGTGGATTATTTACTTCGACTGATAGTACAGATGTTGTTACAGCGGTAGATTTTTCAGCAAGTAATTCGGCGACAGTAAATTCAGACTGGAGCTCAACTCTACGAATTTATAACGCTGCATACCATCTTGCTTGTCGTAAGTTCTCGGTAGAAACGTTGCAGTCTGGTTCAGTTACTTATCGGAATATTATTTTGCTTAATGATATGTATACACGAAAACATTCTCTAGTTCCTATTAAAATGTTGTTGATTATGGATATGGGTGGCGACAATCCATATGAAGAAAATTTAACAACAGGAAAATATTTCTTGGTAACTGGAACTTCTTTTACATTGCCAAAAGCAGATAAATATTCGTATCTTGAACAAAAATTAAATTTACGTAGTTTAACTGACTCAGACAAATATTTATCTAAATCTCTAGAATCAGAAGCTACTTCTGTATATTATTCACCAAGTGATACGATTAACAATATTACTACGGATATTTATTTGTGGACAGATAGTATAGATACAACAAAGATACTTACCTACAAAAAAGACAACAGCACAATCGTCAATATTGAGGATATTTATGATAAAACAACATCATCAACAATGAAAGTGATAACCGACTATAAGTACAGAAAAGATAGTTCAACAATGGTATAAAGGGGTGATTAATTTGTTAATTATTAATGATAAAATTCAAATTCAAGAAGGTGAAGAAATTTATGAAAGAGATTTTTTCACAAGAGGAGCTAAGAGAAAATGTATTCAAATAGAAATTCCAAAACAAGATGGAGTAACATATGAAACACTTGTAAGTGCATTTACGGATGGTATTTCTATTGTTAGACGATTGACGGAAACAAGAATTGTTCCTCATCTTGTATCAGAGGCTACTGAAACAGAAGACGCAGTTTATGAAGATATTGCTGAAGAATATAATAAAGATTATTCTTTGACAAATTTTGTAGTAGCTGGTGATATTATTGATAAGAGAGATGGTTCATTTGTTGTTTATATGGGAGTTAAAACAGAGACTGAAATACTCGAGGAACAAAACGCTGAGCTTATGTTAACGCTTGTCGGAGGTGAAGAATAATGTATTACAATATGATACGAAAATATTATCTTGAAGGTTATGGTTATCCAAAGAAGTATTACACTGATGTTGATTTAGATAAGTTTGTAGTAAAAGGTATGATAACTCAACAACAGTCTGATGAGTTAAAAGCAGAAAAAGGAAGTGATAAATAATGGCTGAGACTGTTAAAAAGACAGTGGAGTTCCAAATAGAGGATATGAATGCTGTGATAAATTGTTTGAATGATATTAGTATTCGTGGGATAGATTGTATTAAATTTGCAAATGTTCTACATATTTTACAAAGCAAAGGTACTATTAAGTAAGACACCAAGGAGGGCTAATGGAAGTAATATCAGAATTACAAAATATAGATTTGACTTCGTGGATTATTGTTGGTTTTATGATAATGGCAATCATTGTAACATTCTATGAGGTCATATGTAAAGTATGTGCCATTTTCAATAAGCCAATAGGAGCAATGAAACAACGAAAGGCTGACCATGCATTGTTAGTTGAGACGGTTCAGGATTTAAAGCAATTACACGAAAAGCACGAAGAAGATACTAAGCAGTCAATTAAGCACGATAAGATTATCAAGGAAGAACTTTCGATGCTTACCAATACTGTCAATAGTATTGCTACTAATCTTGAAGATATGGAGCGAAAAAACAACGAGACCAAAGTTAAGGAATTAAAGGATACTCTTATCAATTATTATAATAAGTATCGTGTGGTTGGTGAATGGTCTGAGTTGGAAAAAGAAGCATTTTGGGAATTGTTTGAGGACTATTCCGCAAGAGGTGGTAATAGTTACATACATTCAATTGTTGAACCAGTTATGCGAGAATTAAAGGTAGTTGATTAA